CACTGCGTGAGAGCGCGGTGTTCTTGCCTCGTCTCGAACGAGGAACTCATGTGTGTGGAGGAGAACCGTTTTTTTTCGGCTCAGCGTGGCACAGGGGTTCCCCCACACGCGTGGGGATGGACCGTCCTCCGAGGGCCTGTACATCATCGGCGGTGAGGTTCCCCCACACGCGTGGGGATGGACCCGTCGCGCTCCTCGAAGTTCCGCACGGGCGTGTGGTTCTCCCGCACGCGTGAGGATGGACCGGTGCTGTGAGAGCGGAGTCTGCTACAGTGCCCGGTTCCCCGCACGCGTGAGGCGTGAGGATGGACCAGGGCGATCTTCTCCGCTTCAGGCGGTTCTCCCGCACGCGCGAGGATGGACCTGTTTGATGGTGTTCTCGTTTCTGGGTAGCGTATATTAGACGCAGATGTCGCACGTACGAGGACTAAAAAACTTCACCGACAGGCGAACCCAATACCGATCTCCTAGACCTCCGGTTCGGCTTACTCACAACGTTCGCGCCCGAACTCAGCTCAAGTCGAGAGTGTTTCGCCCTGCTCTTCCTCCGAGCTACGGGGAGTGGAACCCCGAGGCCTTGTGCTGGTTGAGGTGGTTGGAGGAGTTCAAGAAGGAGGGCCGACCCGTGGGAAGGTTTGCGGAGCCGCACCGCCGCAGCCGACCTCGGGCATCGATCGACGTCTCGAGTACCTGGAGCGCTGGAACGAACCTTGTGTACTTCTATGTGACTCCGCCCACGACTTCTACCTCTACATGCGGGTATTGACCATCCCCGTGGTATGTGGTAGAAGGGGCGGATGAAAACGCTTCGCGGGCTCAGCAAAGCAAACACGATCCGACTGGTCGAAATCGAACACTACGTGAAAACAGGCACTCGCCCGGACGGAATGCACGTCACGGACGAATGGGTAGACGATTCGATTGCGTTCCTTGCCCGCGAGTTGCGACCGACACTAGAAGCTTGGGCCTCCATCAGTGACGACGAGGAACTGAGCAGCTCGGTCGCTCGCGAGGCTCGCAAGGTCTACCGCCTGTGGAGTAGACACGCTGACCAAGACAACCTAGACCAAGCGTTTGAAGCCCTGGGGAAGGCGATAGAGGCGGCGGAGAAGGTTCCAGGTGAGTAGCAAGATCGGGGTGGCCTGTGCTATGTTTCCAGGCCGTGATTGAAGCTCTGCACACCGATCTCACCCCGTACATCGTGTAGCTCTGACCCCGGTGTGCCGGGCTCAGAAAGGAGGTAGCCCCATGGCTACTTGGCGTAGTGCATTTACCGGATTCAGGAAGGTTGTGGTGGCGGGGGCAGCCCTCGCTGCCATGGCAGTAGGAGCGTCAGTAGCGTTCTCTCTGTCTTCCTGCGACTTCGCCGAGGCGGAGGAGAGGATCGGAGACCCGATAGAGACTCCGGCTCCTCAGTACGACGACCCTGATCGCTATTGGGACGAGCGGGACCGCGCGCGTGCTGAGCGTTGGGAGAGACTCGAGGCAGAAGCAGAAGCTCGCGTCCAGACGATGGAAGAGGAGGCTGCAAAAGCTCCCCCGCCGAAGAGACGGCGGGTGCGTAGGTTCCAGTGGGAGAGTCCAGCTGATGCCCGGGGGAGGATATGGAACGTACCGGACGAGGAATCGGATGAGGCTCTCTTGACGGCCCTGCTGCGTGTGTGCATCGCCGAGGCAGATGGTCGACCCCAAGACTGTGTTGGTATCTGGCAGACAGTCAGCAACATCCGGAGGAGGACCTGCGATCGAGACACACCCCATCTGCAACGCATCACCGAGTGTGACGAGGACGGAGAAACCATGCTGTCCGCGCTGCGCCGATCTCAGCGACATGCTTTGGGCATGATCAAGGCCCACAACAGGCGCGCAGCGTGGGTGCGAAATCTCACTACCGACTGCACGCGCCCTGAAGGATACCCGCACTCTGAGGACCGGTGGAACTCCCACTACGGAACTAAGGTGTGCCCCCAGACAGTGGCAGACGCCCGCAGGCTCATCGCAGGCGAGCTACCAGAGTCGAGGCCGGGTGCTCGCGTCCGATGGTTGCCAGGTAGGCCGATCACGTGGGGAGGACGTTGCGAGTCGGGGAAAGCCTCGTGCGACGACCGCATCGCCTGCGCCCGCGGCCTAGCCAGAATCCAGAATGCGGGGACTCTGAACGCGTTCTGGTGCCGTCCGGGTCGCCGAGGGTGCCCGGACGATATCGATCCCGTCTGCATTGAGATGGGGTTCCCGAGTCTCCAGGGGCCTGCTGAAACCCAGCTGACGGTGACGGCAATCGCCCCGGAAGGTGACGAGGGCGAAAACTCTTGACCCCGCGATCCGAGTAGAGCATCATCAGTCCGCTGGTTTGGTGGACGCCCAACTACTGAACCAGGGGCACGGGGAAGAAAATGCTAACCGATCTGCCGCTATGTGATATTGTACCTCTTGAAGCGAGCCCGCTAGGAGTACGGGTTCCAGGGTTGGCGTAGGCGCAAGCCTCGCCCAACGGCGCTCCTCAGCGCCGACGTCACTCGGTTAGCGCCCCTGGTTCTCGTTGGGCCTCCTAGCGGGCTCGCTCTTTTTTCACAAAGAGTGTGCCGAAAGGAAGGTGGTCGTCCGTGATCACTGACTTCGAGGGGAACGTATTCGTGCACTGTGCGGCCATGGACGCTACGTGTGCGACCGGGATCGTTCCGAAGGCCGTGCTGGAGCAGCTGCTACACCACGCAGAACGGATTCCGGAAGAGGGCGTCGTTCGGTTCGTCTCCACCGTAGACCTGGATGAGATTGCGATGTCCATCGGCGTAAGCGTCCGAAAGGTCGAAGACGCGCTGCTGAAGCTCATGCGTTGGGGCTGGCTGCGGGGGCGTGGGGAGGGGTTCGAGCTGGGGTTTCAGAGCGCTGGTGGAGGGGACGTCTTTTACGGTTACGAGTCCTACTTGAGGCTCCACCGGAAGTTGGTAGGTGTGGAATCGACGACGCACCGCGTCGCCGCGGCCAAGAATTGGTTGAACGAGATCGAGGAGGAGCGCAATGCGCGGAGGGTCTGAAAGTTTCTTGCTCAAGGATTTGGCGTTCTACAGGTCGAAGATGACCGCCGCGCTCGGAGTGGACACAGAGCGTATCTACGAGGAGATACGAACGCACGTCTGGCGGTCGCGAGTTCAGGGCTCTCGCAAGCTCAGAGACGCCGCGAAGAGTGGCGACCTCTCCGCCAGTCTCTGCCGGACCACGATTGCCCATTCCCTGGGACTCTCCGTGAGAACGGTCCAGCGCCGCATCAACTACCTCCGCAGCATTGGGTGGATTCGAGCCGAGAATGGCCACGGCTCTGGCGAGGCGCTTGTGTTCCAGCTCGGGTACGTTCTTCCCGGCGGCCTGGAGGTCTTCTACGCCGATGTGGACTGTAGAGAGTTCTGCAACCACCTTACCGACCTGGCTGAGCAGCAGGAGACCACTGTGTCGAAGCTTCCCGTGCTCGACCGAGCTAGGCTGGCCCGGGAGTGGTTGAACCGCAGCGACCGGTCCGTACTGATTCCCAGCATCTACACGACAGCGCCCGGGGTAGTGCCACAGAGGCACTACCCTAGTGCCACAGTGGCACTAGTGGAGGGGGGAGTAGTGCCACAGGGGCACTTGATAATAGATAACCCTTCGGGGAGTGGAATAGATAAGTCCGAGGAATATACCGGGGGCGAGCCCCCGGAGCATATATCAGGCCCCCAGCCCAAGCTCATGGCCGACCCTTCGGACGCTAACGTTTCTGGACGTCCAAGTTCCAAGAACAAAAGACAATATGGAAACGATACCAAGAACAAAAACGAACTTGGTGAAACAAACACGGACGAAGTAGAAGAGGGAATAACCACGTCTGCTCTTGACAATGCTCTTGACTCCGGGCAAGATGGGGACGAGCGCTTTGCTCGTGCTCAGGAGGCCGGGAAGGTGGGGGCTCAGAAGGCGGACGTGCAGAATGACAAGAACAACAAGCGTCGAGAACGTCGCGCCCAGGTTCAGGAATGCCAGGAGAGGCTGATAGCGGGCCGTACCGGGCAGATGGAAGCTTCCGATGCGAACGCGCAGCGCCGCGAGAACTTGAAGGGTGGGACCCAGTACTCGTACGAGGTTATTCAGGGCGGTCGAGAGGTGTGGAAGGTCTACGCCGAGCTGCTCAAAGAGCGGGACTCGCGGCTACCGGTGGTCCGTTGGAATGCCTCGGGGAACGCGAAGGCGCGGGGTCAGGTGTACCGCCTTGTGGACATGTATGGCACGGACGCGACAATCGGAGCAGTCCAGTACACACTCGAGAACTGGGATTCGATAAACCAGAAATACTTCAAGCGGACGGGCAACGTGCCCAACTTCGGGCTGATCTCTCACATGCACGAGTCGCTGTTCCGCGAAGCTGCTCTGTGGGGGGAGCACCGCGGAGTCGTGGAGGAGTGGAAGTCTTGGATGCGTGATCACGAAAACGATGACGAACGTCCACCGTCGGAGCTGCGGGCGCGGTACAAGAAGGCGAAGGCGGCGTTGGAAGCTTTCGGGCTCGGGAGCTGACGGCGCCTGGAGGTTGGTATGACCGAAACGACTCGGTTTGAGTGTCCGTGTTGCCATACGAAGTGGGATCGGGGGACGTCGTGCCCCAGCTGTGGGCGCCGGTTTCTCAACCGTGTGGACTTGGAGCGGATGAACATTCCGGAGGATCTCTGGACGTCGAAGTTGCAGTACGTCAGCAAGGATTCTCTTCCTCAGGTCAAGACCTACCTTCTGAATCTCGATGCGGCGGTGGCTAGGGGGGCCGGCCTTGTTGTTTACGGGTCGGAGGGGGTGGGGAAAACGGCCATCGCGGCTCTGATAGCTAAGGAAGCGAGGGCTCGCGGGAGCACGGTGCTATTCGTGCGGTTGTGGGAGCTGCGGGAGATGATCCGCTGTCGCATGGAGTACGACATGGACTCCTCCATGGCTGAGCGAGCACGCGAGGTTGATGTGCTTGTCTTAGACGATCTACGGTCGGAGGACGCGAGTGAGAAGTTCTTCACCTTGTCGGAGATTATCGAGTTGGTGCGGTATCGAGCGTCACGGAGGCGGGTAACGATCGTAACGACGCGGCTCGACAAAGGGGCGCTGGAGGACAACCCGATGGAGTCGCTGTTGGATGTTCTGCTCTTGTTCAAGGTGTCGGGGCCGAACTTACACGACCGAAAGAAGCGAGCGTTGAGAGAAGCGGTTCTCGGAACCTGACGGCGTAGACGGGAGCGGGGCGTGGATCTGAATACGATCTTTGTTGCCAGTGTGCTGGCTGAGGGACTCCCGGCTGTTCGCCGGGCGGCTGAGAAGGGGGTCGATGGCGACTGCCTGAAGGGTAAGGGGTTGAGGGCGTGGGTGTTCGTTCTCGACTACGTGAGTAAGTACCAGACCACCCCCGATGCCGCGATGGTTGAGAGCAAGACGGGGGTTATGCTTCCGTCGCCTCCAGCTAATGTTCCTGCTGAGGTGTGGATCGACGAGGTCCTGAACGATCGGTTGCACAATGCTGTCGGGACTCAGCTCGGACGAATCGATGCACTCTACAACGCCAGTCAGCCTCATGCTGCTTACGCTCAGTTCGAGGATAGCGTTCGGGAGCTGAGGCGCCTCGGGATAGGAGTTTCCAAGACGGTCAGCCTGCCTTCGCTACTGCCGGAATTTTTGGCGTACTACGAACGTCTGGAGGCAGGTGAGACGGGAATTCTTACGCCGTGGCCGACGGTGAATGAGGCTACGCTCGGGTTCTGGCCGGAAGACTTTGTGCTGTACGTTGCGCGACTCGGGGTGGGGAAGAGCTGGACTCTTATCATCCTCGCTGATCATGCCTGGGCGGTTCAGAAGCGGCGGGTGCTGTTCGTCACGACTGAGATGGGCCGGCAGAAAATCCTCCAGCGCTGGGTGTCGGTGCACAAGAAGTACCCCTACAACGAGCTTCGGCGTGCGCGGCTTGGTAGCTTCGTCAAGCAGAAGATGATGGAGTGGATTGATGAGGTGGTATCGGCGGAGGGTCTGTACATCATCGGAGGCGACTTCGATTTTCGCGTTGAGTCGCTGGAGGCGGCTATCGAGGAATCCGAGCCGGACATCGTTTTCCTCGACGGTGCGTACCTACTCAAGGTGCCTGGTGATGGGAGGACCGAGCGCGCGGCCAATTCGTTCGATGAGCTGAAGCGGATGGCCAAGCGGAACCATATACCTCTGGTCGCCTCCACCCAGTTCAACCGCGAGGTGAAGGGGAGCAAGCTTTCTTCGGCGGGTCCTGAGAAGATCGCTCTGTCGGATGCTGCTGGCTGGAATGCGGACCTCATATTTGGTTTGATGCGGACTGATGACATGGTACGCGACAAGCGGATGGTCCAGCTCCCTTTGAAGTTCCGGGAAGGGTTGGGTGAAGAGGTTGAGACCCATTGGGACTTCGACACCATGAACTTCGATGAGTTGCCGAAGGGGGCTATGGCGGCGTTAGGGGCTTCTGGTGCAGGAGGTGCGGTTGGATCGTCGGGCGGGGGTGCGGGCTCGGGAGCGGCTCCGGGTTCGGGACCTGACCCGGACCCCTATGGTGCGGGCCTGCTGTTTGGCGGCAGTGACGACACGAAAGACGTGCCTTTCTGATGCCTGCGAAGCAAATGCCGGTTTTGGTGAAGCACTGTGCTCTAGCGATCTACAAGTCCGGGTACTGCTCCGGAACGCAGGTGCAGCGAGTTCAGCAGGCTCTGGACATCGCGGTTCGGCGGCTGATCGAGTACGGGTTTTTGTGGAAGGACTCTGGGAAGGTGGCTCCCGAGAAGATCAAACTCAAGGCGAAGGGGCAGAAAGCGGAGTCGCGGCATCGCCGTGAGAAGGGGGCGATTCTCAAGACTCAGGAGTGGAACGCCCTGTATAAGTTGATCCAGGAGGAAGCCGAAGAGGACGAGGGTGCGGGAAGCACGTCACAAGAGGCGGAGGCTGTGATGCTGGACGCGCGTGAAGGGCGCCGGCAACAGGCACGGCGTCGTCAGGCGAAGGTGGCGCGATCTTCCGCGACTAGACGCCCGAAGCGTGTGAGCAGGGCAAAGCGGGCAAAGCGACGGTGAGGCATGGATGTTGGTGCGATTCGTAAATTTCTGAAGGCGATGGGGTGCCATAAGATTTCGGTCGGGTCTAAGTGGGTGCGATCGACGTGCCCGATGGACCATCGCCACAGTGGCGGCAAGGACGGGCAGCCGTCATTCGCCATCTCGATTGATCCGGGAGACGAAAGCAACTGTCGGTGCCTGGCGTGTGGGATTTATGGGCCTCTCGTTCCGCTCGTGTGGCGTCTGGAGGCAGACCGTCGGGGGTCGAGACCAGACCTTCTTGCTTTCTTGAGCCGGCACAATCAGCTGGCCTATGAGAAGATCGATGACACCCCTCGTCCGATTCCCCTTGCAAAGGGGGCGACCCGTTGCAGGGTCAAGTACGTTCCCAATCCGCACCGGGTGAGTACATTTGTTCATCCCGATGACGAGCCTCAGGCAGAAGTGCCGGAATCAGTCCTGGCTAAGATGGTCGCGGACATGCCGGTTCACGTGCTCAGGTATCTAACTCGGCCGGATGACCCTATTCACGGGACGCCTGGTCGGGGGCTCACAAAGCAGGCGGTGGTGACGTGGGAACTTGGGTGGCATCAGAGGGATCAACGGGTGTGCATCCCGATCAGGGACGAGGATGGAAAACTCGTGGCGATCAGCGGTCGGGTCTTCGATGACAGCGTATGCGCTTATTGTCGGGTGTCCCTTCCACAGAACGGGAAAGACTGCCTAGAGTGCGGGAAGCGGCAGCCTCCAAAGTACTTGCACAGCCGGTTCAAGCGCGATCGGGTGTTGTACGGTGAGCACCTGCGGGATACACACAACCGAACTGGCTACCTGTTCGAGGGATTCTTCCAAGCCATCTATTCGTGGCAGTGCGGGTACGCAAACACTTTGGCCCGGATGGGTACGCATCTTAGTAATCACCAGGCAAAGAAGCTGGTGCAATGGTTTGATCACCTGGTCATCGTTCCGGATGGGGACAAGGCTGGGCGAGACGCCGCGGAACGCGACCGCAGAACGCTTCAAGACCTATCTTTCGATGATGGTCAGGGTAAGGTGCGTCGTATCGAGCGAATCAACGTTGTTGACATGCCGAACAAGAGGGATGCCGACACCCTAACACCGGCTGATCTCCGGAAGCGTTTGGGACCCCTAAATACTGCTTGACAATTCCTGAGGTACCGGGTAGTTTTCTGGGTGCCTTGAGGGCATTTGACGGCCGTGGGCCGGGAGGTGAGAGATGACGATTCGGACTAATTCTATCCAGCAGTGCGACCGCTGCCTGAAACCGTTCCAAGAGAAGTACCTGAAATCGGGCGACGAGGTGCCGGCCTTCAAGCAGAAGGGCCTTGTCGTGACGGAGACGTCCGGAACAAGCAAGGATGAGGGGCCGAAGTTCACCGTCCTGTTCTCGTTCGAGGACATCTGCCCGAAGTGTCAAGAGGTGGTGGCTAACCTGCTCATGAAGCTGCGCGGGGAGGGGAAGGGGGCGAAGAAGTCCCGGCGTGTAGCCAAGAAGCGTACCTCGAAGAAGAAGGAAGAGGCCCCTGCTCCCACCGAGGAGTACACCGAGGCGGCTCCGGCGGAGAAGTCCACGCCTGGTGGCGAGCCGTCCACGGCGAAGGACACCGCAGATCGAGACTTCGAGGAGGCTGGAAGGCTGGCGGACGCTAACATGGCGGACGCCGAGGCGGATGAAAACTCCGGGGGCGGGAACGGAGCGGAAGCCAGCTCCCAGGTTGACACTTCGGGTCTCGTCGAGGACCCCAAGACCGGGGATAAGTACGATCCCAATACGGGTGAAGTCGTAGTCAAAGGGGCGAAGGGTGACGGAGTGCCTGAGAGTCATCCCTTTTGATGGTATAGGCCGGGTGGCCAAGTAAACGATCGCGTGATCGAGAGGAGAGCAAGATGAGTGGAGGATGGTACGAACAAGGGTTTGATGGGATCAACGAGGAGGAACGCCGCCTCGATGAGGCTCAGGGTCCGCACCGGTTGTGGATGCCTGGGGGAGGTTCCAAGGACGTGGTCTGGGTTGATGACGAGCCTGTTTGTATCCACGAGCACAACCCGAAGATGAACGGCACCTACCGCAACTGGATGACGTGTCTTCAGGGAGTTTACGATGAGGTCGTGTGCTGCCAACGGCTCGGGCCTAAGAGTCGCTACTACGTTGGGTACGTGACTGCGGTCGACTGCTCGGAGTGGAAGGATCAGCGCGGGAACATGCACCAGTACGAAATGCGGCTGGTGCCGATGAAGCTGCGGTCCTTGAAGAAGTTCCGTCGGAAGAAGGACGATCGTGGTTCTCTGGTTGGAACCATGTGGCGCCTCACCCGTGAGGACGACAACGCGGCCAACATTGGCGACGATTGGGACTTCGTGCGTGATGCGAACATGGACAAAATGTTCGATTTCGTGTGCTATCGCGGGTCCAAGCTGAGCGAACTCTGGGAGGCGGCTGAGAACGACCCGGAGGCCATGGCTCGCTTGCAGCGCGCGTTCCAGATCAAGCCGAATGAGGACGGAACGCTGCCGAGGGTCATACCCCCATTCAACTACTTCGAGACTTTGAAGCCGAAGCCTCCGAAGGAACTCCGGTTGCTCCTCAGCGGCGTGCAGGAGGATGACGACGACAAGGGCTCGAAGGCCCCGAGGTCGTCGGGCAAGGGCGCTGCGCGTGAGGAGGACGTCCCCTTCTGATCTTAGAGTTTGGGCAGAGGTCGAGGGCTTGCTGGGAGCGCGCGTGAGCAGCAGGCTAGCGTAGAATTGAGGGGCGACCTCAGCCGCGGCCGGGCGAAGCCGTGGTAGTACGTCCATTGTACGCAGGGGTGTCATGGGTCGTAAGCCACTACAGCTCTTGTTTGTCAGGTTCCACTTCGGGAAGTGTCGGATGGAAGTTGCTGTGCACGACCTGGTGTCCAATCGGCGGCGCCTGATTGATCTCACATGGCAAGCCCAAGGAACGATGAGGGCACCCCCGGAGAACTGGTACGAGTCAGTTGTCGGTGAAGTGCGATACCAACGTACTCAGGAGCTGAAACAGGCACGGGGACGGTTCATTTCAGGAGGCTGATGTGGATGTGCGCGTGGATGGGTGGGCGTGGTTGCCGAAGTCGGAGCTGACTCCGCACCAGATCGTGAACATGGAAAGTATGCTCACGGTCTACCCCCAGAAGGTCGGCGACTACCCTGGCGAGGACCCGAAGCCCATTCCGCTTTACGAGCACGGAGACGGCGTTTTTGGGGTGCCACGCGAGTTCTTCTTCTCGAATAGGCGACCGGTTCACCGAGTTGACCTGCAAGTTACTAAAGGTTCGTCAGACTGGTGGCCGGCGGAGTTTGTCGGGACTCTCCGCCCTGAGCAGAAGGTGGCCAGAGACGAGGTCGTCAGCATGTTCTTGGCCGGGCGATTGGGGGGCATTGTCCAGGCGAAGCCGGGTTGGGGGAAAACTGTCTGCGCTCTGGCGATAGCGGCGAAGCTAGGTGTTCCCACCCTCGTGGTGGTCCACAAAGAGTTCTTGATGGATCAGTGGACCGATCGGATCGGGAAGTTTCTTCCAGCTGCGAAGATCGGTAGGGTCCAGCAGGACGATTGCGACTTTTCCGGCAAGACGGTTGTTATGGGCATGGTGCACTCCCTCGGTGGGGAGCAGCGCTACCCTGAGGAACTCTGGGGGTGGCCTGGGCTCATTATCGTGGACGAGTGCCATCGAATAGGCGCACGCACGTGGGCTCCCGTACCGCCTCGTTTCCGTGCGAAGTACCGCCTTGGGTTTACGGCCACGCCCCGGCGCAAGGACGGCGCGGACGATGTCTTCTGGCAGCACATCGGTCCGATCGTTTTCGCTGGGAAAGAGGAGCGTCTGAAGCCCATCGTGAAGCGGGTCTGGTCCAAGTTCAAACTCGTGAAGACAGACAGATTCAATCCGCATCTTGCTCCCCGTTCGTTGCTACTGCGGTTTCTGTGCGCGAGTCGGTATCGAAACGATCTGATCGTCGATCAGCTCATTTCCGCCCTGGTGGCTGGTAGGAAGGTCCTGGTGCTAAGCGAGCGCTTGAACCATCTTCAGCGTCTTGAGTCGGAGATTCGGAAGCTGTGGCCATCGGTAGCTGGGGAGGTCTCGGTGGGTCAGTACGTGGGAGGTCGCACGAAGGCTCAGCTAGAGAGGTCGGCGCAGGCAAAGGTGATCTTCGCCACGGTGCAGTATGCTGCCGAGGGGCTAGACATACCGGCTTTGGATACGCTGTTTCTGACTACACCTATGAGTGATGTGGAGCAGGCCGTGGGGCGCATCCTGCGTCCATGTGGAGGGAAGAAGGACCCAATTGTTGTGGATTTCCGGGACGACGCGGTTCCCATGTTCGAGGCGATGGGGAGGAAGCGAGACCGGTTCTACCGGAAGGTGACTTGACAATCGAGCCTTATTTGGTAGACGTGAAGGATGCAGGCTGGGAAAACTCAAGGTTATTTTCAGGAGTGGTACGAGAGCAACCGGGGCGACTTGAATGAGCGCCGCCGAGAGCGTTATGCGAACGATCCGGAATACCGGGCCAAGGTTCAGAAGTGGAATCAGTTGGCTCGCGAGCGGCGGCGGGCGAAGGCTGATGAGGAAGAGCGTGAGGCACGTGGGGCTGTGAAGATGAAGGCGTCTGGATCGTGGAAGACAGTGGAAATCGAGGTCGACGGGGTCAAGGTGCGCATGTTCACCATTGGGGCTCTGGCCAAGGCTACAGGTAAGGGCATATCCACGATTCGCGTGTGGGAAAAAAACGGGACGCTTCCCGAGACTCCGTATCGCTCGAAAAAGGGGGATCGCCTTTACACCTTGGAGATGGTCGAGTCTGTGCAGCGTGCTCTGAGGAAGGCTGGAAAACTCAATGTGGGGGTGCTGCGGGCGAAGGCACGCCCTCCATATGTGGAGCGGGAGGTGTGTTTCCAGGGGGTTGATGAGCCGGTGCGGTTGCGGTTGTACAAGGTAGGTACGCTTGCCAAGGCAGTTGGACGGACGGTGGTTGCGATCACACAGATGGAGAAACGAGGGGTGCTGCCCAGAACACCTTTCGTGTTGTCGGCGCTGGAGTACCGGCTCTACACGTTGGACATGATCGAGGTCGTTCAGGCCGCGTTTGATAAACGCGGGGGAACGATTCGGGGGCGATCAGAGTGGGATGACTTCCATGATGAGATTGTGGACGGATGGACGAGGCTTGGAATTATGGACGCGAGGTTAGGGGTATGAAAACAAGGCCGGTCGAGGAGAACCACCCTACGGTGGAGAGGCAGGTCGAGCAGGATCGCGAGGCGATGGAGGGGCTGTTGACCGATGAGGGGGGCGCTGTTCTCGCCGAACCTCTGGTCCTGACAGTCCGTCGCATGTACAAAGAAGACGGGGACCTGGTCACGTCTCCGGATGAGGAGGTTGAGGAGATCCAAGTTCAAGATTTCCATGTCGAGCCGGCCCGAACGAGTCTCCGTGTGAATCACACAGTCAACCTGGGGAATTTTTGGTCGCTATCTGTCCAGGTCGGTGTGGACGTTCCGCACTACCGCGAGGAACACGAGGCAGCCTGGAAGTTCGCGGTGAAGACAGCAGCAGAGCGGCTCCTCGATCAGATTGAGCTGGGGAAGGCGCGTGCTGAGGAGCTGCAAAAGCGACGAGGGCCGGGAACGGACCTGTTTTAGGAGGCTTGATGGCTGAAGATCGTCTCAAGGCGCTCATGTCGAGCGAGTTGATCAAGAAGATCAAGAAGAAGCACGGGAGCAACATTCTGACTCCGGCTGACGAGTTCCGGATCAAGAGCGTTCCCCGCATACCTACAGGGATCTTTTTCTACGACTACGCGCTCGGAGGCGGCGGGTTCCCGGCGGGGCGAGCCAACATAATCTGGGGACACAAGAGCACGGGTAAGACGGTGCTGTGCTTCCGGGCTATGGGTAACGCTCAGAAGATGTGTGCCAACTGCTACACCTTTCCGGATGAAGAGACTGGCGAGTGCTCGTGCGGAGATTTCCGTGAAACCCTTTGCGCCTTTCTGGACGTAGAAGGCTCGTGGGACCACGAGTGGGCTCGCCTCCACGGTGTGAACCCCGATCGGGTGCTGTTGTCGGTGCCTGAGTACGCGGAGCAGACCCTTGACATTGCCGAAGCGCTACTCCGGTCTGGGGATGTGGACTTCCTCGTTATCGATTCTTTGGCCTTTCTTACTCCTGCCAAGGAGATCGAAGAGTCGACGGCTAAGGCCTTACAGGCCGAGCAGGCTCGGGTGCTGGGTCGAGGTATCCGCAAGTTCGGGGCTGCGTTGAACCACATGGGAAGTGTGACCGGTCGCAGGCCCACTCTGCTGTTCACGAATCAGATTCGGATGAAGGTTGGGCTTCTGTTCGGTAACCCCGAGACTCAGCCTGGGGGCCTAGCTCCTGGGTTCTCAGCTACTACCGAGACTAAGACGTACGGTGGCAAGTACGAGATGGATGAGACGACAGGGAGGCCCATACACGTGGATTTGTCGTTCAGGGTGGAGAAGAACAAGTCAGCAGGGGCGAAGATTGAGGGGGAGTGGCGGCTAATGCTGGCTGACACCACGATCAAGCGGAAGGGCGAGGTCTACGACGAGCCGGCCATGGTGGATATGGGGATCAGGGTGAGCCTGGTTCGGAAGGAAGGGAGTGGCTGGGTATGCCTCGGAGAGAAATACAAGTCGAAGTCTGCCCTGCTGAAGCGGATGGTGGCGGAGCCGGCGCTGAAGAAAAAGTACGGCGACGTTCTGATGGCAACTTTGACGGCGGGGTAGGGCCACGCCCGAAGGTTTTCGATCCGAATTACGAACGGGGTAAGAGGTCGACACGCGAGGAGCGGAAAGTGGCCGAACGCTTGGGGGGTAGAGCTTTGAAACGCTCTGGCGGTATGGCTTGGTCACGCTACGACCCGACTACCGACTGCGGGGACATCACGGCTCCGGATCTCCACATCGAGCATAAGCGCGCAGAGCCTGGAACAAAGTCCATAGGGGTGCAGCGTGTGTGGTTAGCGAAGGTCACCGAGGGGGCGAATCGCCGATTGAAGATCCCGACCGTGGTACTCCACTTCGAGAAAGCGCAAAACCACGCGGAAGACTGGATGATGCTTCCTCTGGACGTTGCTGAGCGGTTGCTGGCTGTGTTGAGGGAGGAGTGATGTCCGGGAAGCCGGTCCTGTACCGACACCTCGAGAAGATACGCCAGCATCTTGTTGTGCCGGCTTTTGATCGCGTGCGTGTGATTCTTTCCGGGAGCGACCAAAATCTCCGTCTGGACCTGGAGTGCATTGTCTGTGATGAGCTGCTAGAATGGGACTCCTCCAAAGGGTGGTGGATTTGCTCTGGTTGCGGGCAAGAGACGACGGATAGTGAGGGCGCCGAGTTGTTGAGAGCGTGCTATCGCGGCCTAGGTGAAGTGCTCGGAGAGACTGACGACGGTGAGGAGACGGACGAAGGGAAGGGTGTCGGACGATGGGTAAGGAAGCTCATGGGGACCTCCGAGCGCTGATCCGGAAGGCAATACCTGAGCGACGAGACAAACCTCCTCTGACTCACGACATGTGGATTCGAGTATCTGGGCTCGCGATGATGTGTGCGCGGGAGGAGATCCTATGTGTCCGGTACGGGATTGTGAGGGAAGACGCGGTCGACGCCGACCTCATGATGATCTTCGAGCACGGCAATGGTCTGCATTGGGACTTGCAGAATCGGATCTTACCCCTGACGAAAACTCTCTATGGTCGGTGGTTGTGTGGGTCTTGCGGGGCGTATTTGGGTGGGAAGGATGAGTGGGACGGCGCGGACATGGAAGGCTTTGAGTCCTCGCAGATTCTGCGTCCAAAGGTCTGCCCAGAGTGTAAGACTGGCTTGACATCCGACAACAGTCTCTATCAGGAGCAGTGGGTGAAGGAACCGGAATACCGCATAGCCGGTCACCCTGACGGCTTCATTCGCCTTTCCGGGATGCCGGGTCTGGGTCTTCTCGAGGTGAAGTCGATCAGCCCCCGAGGTGCCTACGAGGTCCGTAACTGTGCGAAGCTGGACCACGTGGCCCAGATTCAGTGCTACATGTGGATGACCGACTGCCGATGGGGGAAGGTTCTCTACTGGGACAAGGGCACCGTTGGAATGCGGGGACTGATCGAGCACACCATCGAGTACGATGATGACCACGTCGAGGCCATTCAGAATTTGATACGCGCTATCTGGACCGGGGTTGAAGGGGGGAAGCTCCCTGATCGCATTTGCGCCTCTCCGGACTGTAAGCGGGCCGAGGTGTGCTCGGTAGCGAGGCAGTGCTTCCGGGAGGCCGCGTGATGAGCGACGGTCTTGAAGTTCGCAGGTCCCACCAACCCTTGATTATCGATCCGAAGGTAGTGCGCCCCCTACCCCCGGCGCTGTGGGGGCACGCCTGCTCATGGTGCGACAAGATGCAGTCGGTGTGGGAGGTCTTCGAGGATGGTGCACAGAAGAAGGGTCAGCCGGTCTGCTCGCTCTGTTGGCTATATCAGTCGGACTGGGGGAGGGCTAGGCGGACGGATGTGGATAAGATGCTCCGCGCGGTGGAGTTAACATCCAGGGAGATCTTTAGAAGAGATGACGCCGGCAGACTCTGGTCTTGTTCGGACGCTGATCGCATTTTGGCTTCTATCGCAGTGACTTCACGTGTGGCTGCACAGCGAGCGCTGATGGCGAAGTTCGGAGGGACGGATGGGACGTGAAGTTTTTATTTTGGGGGCAGACCCTGGTTTTGCTTCGTTCGGGTTCAGTGTCGTACGGCTGAGGGACTCGTATGAGGAGATCGTTCGGACGGATGTCATCCGGACGCAGCCTTCGGCGAAGAAGCGCGGGGTCAAGGTAGCGGATGACAATTTTCGGAGATCCCAAGCTATCGGGGCTGTCCTACATGAAATCGTGCGAGAGTACTGCCCGATGGTGTTCGCTGCCGAGTCGGCTTCCTACCCGAGGAATGCCAGTGCGGCTGTGAAGCTTGCTTTGGCGTGGGGTGTGGTTGCGGATTTGTGCCTTGTGCACCAGCTTCCGTTGGTTCAGGCCAGCCCGCAAGAGATCAAGAAGGCGCTGTGCGACGACAAATCGGCCTCCAAGGAGGATGTACGACGTGTGATGGAGGGCAGGTACCCGGGGCAGTTCGATGCTTTCAAGACTCGGTTTCCGGCGCGAAAGCCTCCCCAGCCTAATGGGCAGTGGGAGCACGGATTCGATGCGGCCGGAGCTGTGGTGACATGCCTCGATACGGATGTGCTGAAGATGGCACGGGGGATGTCTGGGTGAGAAGGTGAGAGGTATAAATCGTACGATCATATCTGGCAATGTGTCTCGGGATATCCACTACGGGACGATGCCAGGTGGGGGGTCGGCGTTGTCCTTCACCATGGCGTCGGATCGAGTGGCGAACGGTACCACCATCACGGCGTGGGTGAAGGTGAATGTGTACCTCGATGCGCTGATCAAGGTTTGTCGGGGTCAGCTGATGTGCGGGGGTTACGTGATCGTGGATGGGGAGCTGATGAACCGGGACGGTAAGTACGGGCGGCTCACTGAAATCCGGGCGAGGGAAATCGTATTTGTGAAGGAAGGTCGCGAATGAGTGCCGTCGCTTCGATAGCCGATGCTCCCGGTACGGAAAACTGGGGTACGAAGATCCGACGTAGAGCGAGGATGCTCGTCAAGTCGATCGACCAGGGGTACATGGAGCTGGCTGAAATCCTGCACACGGTGTGGTCCACGCCGATCAACGGGGAGCGCCACAACGCCTGTGTGACGGTGGCTTGGGGGTACGACAGTTATGTCCAGTGGGCGGAGGAGGAGCTGGGAATTCGGCGCCGGAAGGCGGAGGTCCTAAAGGCTATCTGGCACCATCTCCATGTTACACTCGGAGGGAAGCTCGACGACCGCGCTCGCCGGAAGATCATCGCCCTGGGGTGGACGAAGGTTCGTGAGTTGATACGGGTGCTCGACGAGCACAATGCGGAGAAGTGGGTGGAGGTGGCGGAGCATCTGAATTACAACGAGCTGTGCGAAGCCGTTCGGCGGGCTCTCAAGGACCAAGAGAAGCATGACCAGGCGGCAGCTGTCGGTACAGTAGACGAGGACGAGGACGACGAGTTCAAAGGCGTAGACCCTCCGGACGACATTGGGCGATTCAAGGATCTGAAGTTCCGCCTCACGCCCGAACAGAAGGCGAATATCGAGATGGCTTTGGATCGAGCAAAGCAGCTCGCAAACTCCACCAAGTCGGGGCACTGTCTCGACCTCATTTGCACTGACTTCCTCAGCACGAACGACTTCAAGCGTCCGGACGACCCACATCGGCATCTCGTTTTCCTGGCGAAGTTCGAGCGCTTGATGGGGAAGCGGCTTGTAGTCATAGATGCCAAGACGTGGTTGATTGAGTACGGGATGGACGCTTTGGAGAAGGCGGCCGAGGCTATGGAGGATTCCGAATGACGGACGTTGGTATAACGCTGCCTGTGTCTCCAGACAACATTCACGAGGAGCTGGAGAGCGTGGAGAAGCTCGTGAAGAAGTGGCGGGAGGCAGTGGGGAAGGGACTCCCAGGGATCGACATTCCGACTCAAGATGCTGAGGCGAAGTTGGATGCCTTCATGCGTCAGCTCACCGGGGAGCTGATTCTTGTCGCAGGCAAGTGCCAGAATCTGGCTGTAGTCCTATCCGAGCGATGACCGACGTTCCTACACGACTGGAGAACCTGGACCCTGGGCTTCTCGACAACAACCCATGGAACCCGAATTTCATGGAGCAGGACGACTTCAATCGTCTCATTCGGGAGATTGAAGACGTTGGGTTCATCGCCCCTGTACAGGTCGTCCCGATCGAGGGCGGTCGGTATCGGATCGTCGGAGGCGAACATCGCGTAGCGGCGGCGAGGGAGCTGCGTCTCGGCACGATTCCGGTGATGGTGCTGGAGGGACCCCGGTGGCAGGATGAGGAGCTTCAGAAGCTCGTAACAGTTCGTCTGAACGCGCTGACTGGGAAGGTCAATCCAGACAAGATGGCGATTCTATATCGCCAGATGGCGAAGAAGTACGGGGAGGACGCTCTTCAGAATCTGTTTGCCTACACGGACCAGAATGCATGGGACAAGCTTGTCAGTGGTATCAAGCAGGGTCTCTCCAAGGCGGCGCTTCCGAAGGAGAAGCAGAAAGAGTTCACCGAGAAGGCGAAAGAGGCGAAGACCCTGAAGGACCTGGAGCGGATTCTCAATGAGCTGTGGTCGAGCTACGGGGACACGGTTCAGCTCTCGTTCATGATCTTCACTTACGGCCGCCGGGAGCACTTCTACATCTCCATGGATAAGAAGACGCGCGAGGCGGTGAAGAAGATCGGAGCGCACTGCAAGGGGCACGCGAAGGATATCAACACTGTGGTTGGACCCGCACTCCAGGCACTCGCGGACGTCCTTGAGAAAGACGCCTCCCCGAAGAAGGCTGAGCCAGTCCAAGACGACGTTTGCTTTTGATGCGTTGTCGTCTCGTTTCCTACAAGGGCTTCGAGTTTGTCGCTAACCTATGGTACTCATAGAGTCGTCCGGTGGATCGATTCGAGAGGCTTGACCATGGGTGTAATGACTGAAGTCACGGAACAGCCCTTGCCGGCCCTGCTAGAAGCGAAGAAAGGGCCAAACCCTGAGAAATTCATTCCTGTTTTTGATTGGTCTTCAAGCCACGTGTGGGTTTGGTTGCGGTCTCCGGGTGGGAAGATCGTTGGGCCGTCGAAGCTGCTGAACTCGCACGTGCAGAAGTTCAGCGCGAAGCTGGGGTGGCCGAATCAGGTGATCACGTATGCCGGAATGATCGACCCGACCTCGTACTCGGGTCCTGCTGATATCTACCCAGCGACCTGGAAGGCTGGGGATTCGCTGGAGCCGGATCAACTACTAGGGGCCTCCGTCAAGGCTAAGTTCAAGCCCCCCGTCCTGTCTGCATCTGGGAAAAAGGTTGCAGCTTTGAAGGTGCCGTCTGGGGTTGTTTGGACGGCGGAGAAGGACCCCAACGGGTATCCGATGGGAGAGGACGAGAATTCGGGAGAAGAGTTTTCGGTCCTTCCTAACGGTAAGTTCGGCCAGTGGGACGCTTCGGAGGGGGTCTACTATGCCGTCGTAGAGGAGGACGGCATGATGGTGGTGTGGAACGCTCCGAAGTATAAGTTGGGGGATGTTCAGGCCGCTCCTCCGAAGCTGCCCCAGGTGCCGGGGAAAGACGAGCCGGACGCAAAGCCTCCGGAGCATTTTGAGCTACCTCCGAATTATGCTGTCCAGAAGGTGACGCCGACGCACGTAGTGGCTACGGCACCGGATGGTACGAAGGTGAAGTGGATCAGCGTGACCGACCACTGGGTCCACGCGGATGAACCTCACAAGGAGCACGAGCCGCTGCAGGCGGCCGGAGTAGCTCCAGAACCGCCGAATAAGCCCAAGGCAAAGAAGTCTAAGGCCAAGGCTGCCCCGGAGCCTGAGGAGCCCTCCTCGCCTAAGGGTGCCCCTTCTGTGCCCGAGCCGGGAACGAAGATGGTTTTGTCGGACGAGCCTGAGCCGGCCCCGCACTTGACGGTGTACACGGGGATGACGGACCCGAATGGGCTCCCTCTCGTGGACGAGGTGCCAGAGGGAGATTACGAGGACGAAGATGTAGTCAAAGGGCTCACGCTCCTGCCGGATGATCGGGTTGCCCGGTGGAAGCCCAACGCCGGTCACTACCTGGTGTACGAGTACAACCCGCATTACGGGTTCATGTACTCGAAGCATGGGGACACGGTCACGGTGGATGAGGCGGATCAGCTGCTCCAGGCTCTGTCGTTGGCGGTCAAGAAGGGGCGCTATCACAAGGTCTCCCATGCCGGGGCGGGCAAGCCTCAGGTTTCAACGCACGCGTATCCGTTGCCTGAGGGCTGCAAGCTGATCTCCAAGAAGGACCTGCATGGCTTTCCGATGGTTGTTTCAACCCCGGACGACGAGGATGAGGAGGTGCACGAGCTGACACTCCTCCCGAATAGCCGGCTTTCACGATGGGACGCTAAAGCGAACAAGTACCTCTACTGGGAGTGGCGGGATATTTTCGGGGACTACAACTACTACCCGACCCACCCGCCCGAATGGATCAACTTGAAGCAGGTGCAGAAGATGGCGGTTCAGGCTGGCGGAGGGCTTCCGCCGAAGCCGAAGAAAGCTCCTGCACCGCCACTGCCCATCACCTGGGCAAAGTCCTCGCCGCCGAAGAAGCCGGCGATATCCGCTGCTTTGGCTGGGATGTTGAAGCCGACGGGAAAGAGCGACCCCAAAGGCTACTCGACGGGGTCCTACCACAAAGATACGTACAGCATGTTGCCGGACAACAAGGTTGGCAAGTGGTCCGGGCCTAACGGTGCCTATATCCTATACAAGTACGACGCGTCGAGCGACAGCTTCTACAACACCGCCCACATTTGGACTCCTCCTGGCCACCATCGAGCGCTCTCAACAGCTCTGATTGGTGGCAAGGACTTTGCCCAGGTGATGGACAGCGCTGGAACTGAGGCAATTGTCCTCCCGAACGGGAAGTTCGTTCAGTATTCGAAGGGCAAGTATGCTGTCCTGAAGGTGAATCCGACGAAGGGAAAGGTGTTTGAGAAGACCGGCGAGGTCTTGACGAACCAGGACATCCTGGGCCTTGAGACGGGTGCGCATCTCAGTCTGAAGCCTACGGGGGAGGTGGACGTGCACGGCCTTTCCACGTACAAGGTGACGGAGGGCTCCCAAATCGGGGCAGTTTTTACCTTGCTCCCGAACGGGGACTTCGCTCGGTGGAACTTCGCAAAGCAGGCATATCGGCGATACGACCATGAGGCTTCGGATAACCCTGAGGTGCCATCAGTGTGGTATCAGTCGGTCCCTGCCGAGTGGTTCACATTGAACGATGTGAACGCTATGTACTTGAAGTCGGGGACGGAGAAGGCGCACCCCGAGGACACACATCTAAAGCCTGCGGACACATTGAAGCTTACGGGTTCGGTTGACCCGAACAGCTACCCGTATGTCGAGGTCACCTCTGGAGTCTCGAAGGGGCTGGTTCTGTCGATGCTCCCGAACGGCGTCTACGCGAAGTGGCGGAAGGTGGTAAGCCTTTACCACGTGTATGCGTATCGCCCCGACATGGGTGCTTGGGCAGCGGCAAGTCCGCAGAAGATGTTCAGTCTGAGTGATTTGGAATCATCTGGAGCGGTTCCTGAGGAACCGGAGCCCGAGCCTACTCCGGCTCCAAAAGCGCCTCCGACAGCGGTCTTTGTGACGCCCCAAGGGGATCTGCCTGATCCGAACACGTTGGAGGATATTGGCGCAGCGAGCCTGAAGGGGGTTGGCAAGAAGACGCGGCTCCGAGATCCGGAGACGGGCAAGCTCTATCTGTTCAAGCCAGCGCTGCCGAAGACAGGACCGAAGAAGACTCAGGCGTTCAAGGCGAAGTCTCAAGAAGCCTTTGCCGCGATCGCTGCTGTGGGGCGTCCGGACGCTCACGTTCCGGTCGAGACGGTGAAGTACAAAGGCCAGCTCGGTACTCTCCAGCCGATGCTCGACTTGGATGAGGCTCAGCCCGATCTCGCTGGAGTGCCTCCTGCTGATTTGACGGAGCAGCAGAAGGTCGATGTGGCGTCTGAACACCTGTTGGATTGGCTCATGTCCCAGCACGACTCATTTGCTGCGAACTTAGTGCTGACAAAAGATGGTCGGATCGTTGGGATCGACAAGGAGCAGGGTTGGAAGTACGTCGATCACGCTACTCAGTCGGATCGACTCGCCACGGACTACAAGCCGAACTCGGTCCTGTACGGCGAGCAGGAGCCCTACTACAACAAGTTCTGGAAGGCGTTTGCTGATGGTTCGATGAGTTTTGATCCAGAGGCGATGAAGGCCACTCTGGAGAATCTGGAGGCGATGGACCCGCGGAAGATGGAGGCGGCTCTCGAGGACTATGCTGCCTCCCGAGATGACATGCGAGGTCCGACCAAGGCCTACGATCGCTATGCCTTTGTGAAGAAGATGCTGAGCCGGAAGAACACTCTCCGGTACGACTTCGAGCAGTTCATCACGGAGCAGTACGAGAAGCGCACTGGCAAGAAGGGCAAGTTCACTTTCAATACCGGTTGGGTCCCTGAGGGGGAGACGGTGGGACCGAAGTTCCAGACTATCTCTCAGAGCGCTCGCGAGTGGATTTTGAGCGAATTCGGCCCGAAGGCCTTGAAGCCTCACAATGAGTTCCCCGAGCTGGTTTTGGTTCGCGTGGATCGCTTGGAGCCAGTCACGAAGGTCCAGGAGTTTTTGAGCACGATGGGCGTAGAGCCTGCCACGCACGATCCGGATGGGGGTCTTATTCCCAACAATCCGATCTTTGGCTCGAACTACAACAGTGTCATTGTGCGAGCGGACGATCTGAACAAGGTCGTGACGAAGGAGCAAGAGATCAAGCAGGACCCGGGGCAGAAGTACGCAGACCACCTCGGTTCCCCCACATACCTGTCTCAGGTGTTAGCTCCGGAGGCTTCTCCGGGCGACATTGAGGGGCTATCCAAGGTTCATACAATGCAGCTTGGTCCGCTCGGGCGTGATTTCACACTCGATGCGGATGCGGTGGAGCAGCAAACGGCGTCGGTGCAGCGGGTAGTCGAGGACGGCGAGACGTACTACCGGGTCCATTTCAAGCTTCGGGAACCGTATTGGCGTTCTCTTCAGAACCTAGGCAAGTCCTCTACGTTCACGTGGTCCCTAGGTGCGTATGATGGTGGTCAGGATGCCCTGGTGGTCAGCGAGGGGTACCAAACGGGAGCGCTGTCGAAGCCTGCGCGTCACTGGAAGTTCGGGAAGGACGAACTCTATGTTATGACGGACAGTGCTTCCTACACGTTCATGGGGTCTGTCTATGCCATCGTCCGATCCGGCGGTGACAAGGTGAGGTCGGTTCTCGACAAGATGTTGAAGGCGGTCGGGGTCGCTGGTCAGGTCATGAAAAACCCGACGAAGGAGGACATGCGACTCTACAACCTCTCACAAGCCCTCTGGTATCTCTCTCCGAAGTCACATCAGACGTTAGTAGCTGGTGGGGATATGACGGCGGAGGCGATCACGAAGAAGCTCAAGGGGCACCTCGCGAAAGATGAGATTGATTCGATTCGCCAAGTGCGAGGGACGGTGGGGCGGGGAGCAGCGATGGTTCCAGGCCTCTGGAGGAAGCTTGGAGGAGGAACTCCGGAGAAACCAGCGGTGCGATTTGTTTTCTGGAACGTCAACAAGACGAGCCTTCCAAAAATCCTGAAGTCTGCGGCTACGGGTATCCACGAGCGCGTGCGGATGGGGCTTCCTGGCGGAGGTAGCGGAACCGGGGCTTCCGAGACTACGGATATCGAGACTGGAGGGGCGGACACGACCACGATGCGGATTTCCACTGCTCAGGCGAAGAACACCGCGATCAGTACTGTCGGGAATGTCCGTCGTCCGGTTCGACTGATCATCGCGCCCGAACTGCTTGACCGCCTCGATGTTTCTATCGCCTCCGGGGATGCTTTTGGGTGTCAGAACCCGGTCCACCATTCTAAAGGGCACTATTTCAAGAACCGCAAAGGTATGAGCGCTGCGATCAAGTCGTTCGACGGAGGTGGTTCGGCGACCCACCGGGGGAACACGGAAATTCAGATTCGTCGGGGGGTTCCCCCGCACCTTATCAAGCGGGCCTGTGTGAGCAGCGAGTCCGTTCGGAAGGTTGTTTTGGAGGAGTGTGAGAAGGCGGGCATCACGGAGCATAACAAAGTACCTATTGAGGACTTTGTGGTGGTTGAAGACAACGCTGGGTCCATTTATAATAAATACTTGAAGCCTCTGGGGTACTGATGATTCCCTTCAAGCGCGTGTACAGGATGAAGGTCGACGGCGACGACTCATGGGAAGTTGTCATGGGGGTGACTCCCTATCCGGACAATAGTGGGCTCTGGATGCTTCGAGCGAGCACCACGAAGCCTTCGACGGACGTGCTTGGGAGGGTTTTTGAAGGGGCTGAGGGGAAGCTTGTTGTGATCGGGGATCGGTTCCGAACGGTGTTGGAGCCTTTGACGCTTGGGCGCTTTGAGGGGATGCGGGCCGATATCGGTCAGTTCGATTATCTCCGAGGCATGGTTTCAACGGACGAGGCTCTGCAGGCGTGGTATTGGGACGAGTTCGGTACCGACGGTGACGGTGATGAGATCGAGCAGGCTGACATCCTGACGTGGTTGCATGCCAAGTTCCAGCCCGGGCCTATTTGATCTGCTCTTCTTTTTGTCCACAGAATCGGTTGCATTTCAAGAGCAAACGTGTGATAATCCGATCACGGATGGCGGGGGTATTCACTCCCAGGGAAAGGAATACGGACGATGGCAACTGGAACGTCCAAGATCAAGTCTGTGGCCGAAGCTGTGCAGAAGGCGAAGCGGAAAGCCCAGCCGGCTAAGAAGCGCGGGGCTGCGAAAAAGCGCACCGCGAAACCCACGACTCGAGGCGGTCAGGGCGGGGCGGCTATTGAGCTTTCCGTGGACCGGTTGAATGCGAAGGAGGGTAAGGTATTCGCGGCGCTCAACGGGACGGGTTCTGGGGTTCGGGCGATCATGTCCATCGCGGAGCTGGCCGAGACGTGTTTCAAGTCTCAGAGCAAGGCGAAGGGGAACTCCTGGACGCGGAACTCGCTTCGGCGGTTGGTGCAGGGAGGCCTAGTGGAGAAGGTTGAGCGAGGTAGGTACCGAGTCACCGAGTCCGGGCGGAGGAAGCTCGCTCGCGCGGCGTGATCTATGCGTCTGGATTACGACTACATCACTGAGGCTGGCGATCTCGATCGAGTTGCCAGGGACGTCTTAGGGGCGGCTGTTCTCGGGTTCGATATCGAGACAACGTCTCTCGACCCTCGTCATGGGGACATACGCCTGGTCCAGCTGAGTGTTCCTGGCCCGGAGAACGATTCTCGAGGTCGAATATATGTGATCGACCTCTACCAGACGAAGACCCTGGGGCCTGTGTTCTCTGCTCTCCAGGAGACGAAGGCGATCTTCGTCATCCACAATGCGAAGTTCGAGCAGAAGTGGATGTGGTGGAAATTCCGGTTTCGCATATGGCCGGTGTTCTGCACCTTCCGTGCAAGCTCGATCATCTACAACGGGAAGAAGGGACTGAGGCACGATCTCGACTCCGTGATTACGCGAGAGCTGGGCGAGCACCCGGTGAATGTGGGGCAGGGCGACTCCAACTGGTCACGATCGCGTTTGACGCAGGAGCAGAAGGACTATGCGGCCGAGGACGTTCTGCGGTTGGCCGGGTTGCGAGACGTGCTGAAGCAGAAGCTCACGCAGTACGGCCTACTCACGACGGCTCTTGTTGAGTTCGGAGTTGTGTTTGCTGAGGGGCGGGTCGAATTGAGTGGCTTCGCCCTCAACATGGACAAATGGAAGGCGCTCGCCGAGAAGAACATCGTGCTCCGCTCGAATGCTCGCGAAGAACTGCTGTACAAGCTCCCGCATCCCAAGGACCAGCTCGCCCTACCAGGGTTCGGTGGCCAATGGAATGCGGACTCTCCAAAACAGATGCTGGCTTCGCTGCAGAAGCTGGGACTCGAGATCGAGGCTACGCCAGAGATCGTGCTAGCTCAGTTCGCGAGTCGGTATCCCCTCGTGAAGAAGGTGCTCGACTATCGCCACATCGCGCAGCGGGTGAAGACCTTCGGGTTGACCTTTCTGCGCCACGTTGAGGCGGATGGGCGCATCCACCCAGATTACTTCGGCATGCTCGCCACCGGTAGGTTCTCGGCAAACAAGAGCATGCAGCAGATACCCCGTGAGGACGAATTCAGGGAGTGTTTTGAGGCTCCTGAGGGGTGTCGGTTAGTCGGGGCAGACTACAGCGGGATAGAGATGCGGTTGTGCGCGGAGATCTCGGGCGACAAGGCGCTGACGCTCGTTTTCGTGGAGGGCATGGACGCGCACAGGGCGACTGCGGCTGTCATTGCCGAGGTTCCGCTTGACCAGGTGTCTAAAAAAGATCGCCAGAACGCTAAGCCTGTGAACTTCGGTTTCATCTACGGTATGATGCCGGACAAACTCGTTCTCTATGCTATGTCGAACTACGGTGTGACTCTGACTCCGTCGCAGGCTAAGAAGTACCGGGCGAGGTATTTCGAGCGCTACAGCGGCGTAGAGCGCTGGCACCGCAGGGTACTCCGAGATGGGCAGCGAAACGGGTTCTCGAGAACGCTTTCCGGGCGCATTCGTTATTTGGACCCGAGCGAGTCGCACAATGAGTATTTCAACACGCCAGTGCAGGGCACAGGGGCGGACGCCCTGAAGACCTCTATGGCGATTGTTCAGGATCGGATCGATAAGCGCTTTGGTGTCACTCCTCCGGAGACCCCTGATGGGCCGGCAGCTATCGTTCACCACGTGCACGACGAGATCATCACCGAGGTGCCGGACGACCATGCAATCGTAGCTGAGATGGAGAGCCTGCTCAGTTCGAGCATGGTTGAGGGGATGGAGAAGTTCGTCAAACGCGTTCCCGTTGTGGTCGATCCGTCGAATGGTCGGTCCTGGGCTGAAATTCATTAGTTTGTTGTTGACTATCCTGTGACTAGTTGGTACGGTCGGGCGCATGGTTACCTTGATACCAGTAGAAATTTCGGCTCGAGACCTTCCCGACGCTTGGTTCCTCGCGGTGGAGTCGGTGCTACAGGTGGGTCGCAAGTGGACAGTCCAGCATGGGTCGTACGAGGGCCAGCAACGATGGGAGCTTGACTGGGTTACGATTCACATCACACACCCAGGAGTTCGGCCGCTTGTGCCGGAGATGCCTGCACACCTGTCGCATGTGCCTCCTCCTACGACCATGGAGTATGTCGAAGAGTACCTGCCTTATCTTATGGAGGACTCGGCGCTTGCGGAGAACGAGCAGTATACCTATGGCGAGCGGATCAAGGCGCAGATGGAGGCGATCATCCGGAGGTACCGGAGTAACGGATTCGGTTCCAATCAGGAATGCATCGCCGTGGCCAAGCCTTCGGATATCTTTTTGGACGATCCTCCTTGTCTTCGCCAGATCGACACGCGGATCGTGGCTCCGGACGGATTGCGGGAGGGGGAGAGCCACCGGCTTCACTTTTTCCCGTACTTCCGATCTTGGGACCTGTGGAACGGGTTCCCGGCGAACATGGCAGCTATTCGCCTCATGCAGGAGTACATGGCGGAGGCCATCGGAGTGGAGGCAGGTGAGATCATTTGCTCCTCGAAAGGGTTGCACGTTTACGACCACGCTTGGGACCTGGCAAAGCTTCGGGTAGGAGGGTAGAGAGAAGAATGGCAGACGACAGGAGAAGCGACGGCAAGAAGAGAGCCTCGATCGACCACTGGGAGACGGTTGAGGTTCTCCATAGCAATGTTCTGACGGTGGGAGAAGAGGACCTTGGTGTGGTGGTGGAGGCGCAGCGCCCGGTGTTCGAGTCAGGTCAGAACGGGCGTGTGAACATGAGCGTCGTGATCCGGCGAGGGGAGCGCATGCTGCGTTTGTTTTGTCGGGATGGGGACATGACTGAGGTAGCAACCCTGCGCGACATGCTCGACACGCTTGATGACCAGGCTTTGGAGCGGATCACAGCCCGGTTTGGTGAGTTGTGCAGGGAAAGGGCGGAGCGCGCGGAGCGGAAGCTAGCCCGATATCGCGAGTTGTATCTGTCTGCGGTTACGATCATCCGGAACTACCAGGCAGAACGCGATAGTTTGCTGGCTCGGGTGCGGGCTGCGCTCCTAGGGATCGAGTCTTCCTCGTCCGCCCGAGACGACGGGCGTCATCACCGCAGTTCTGGCTGACACTTACCTACATCTGCCCAGAAGAGCGCACCTTAGCCGAATGGGCCGAAGCTATGTGCGAGACCGCTCAGGCTCCTCTGTCCGACTGTCCCTGCTAGTCCTTCACTGGTCACGCCTGCCAGGTTGGCTTATGATGGTCAAGATGGCACGGACTGGGCGAAAGCGGCCGAAGCCCCCTGGCCGCGACACACGATTCAGAAAATTGCGAGCGCTGGCGTGCTTCCAGGAGGTCTATGACCGCATCTGTGCGGGGTGGCCTCTGGCGCAGGTGGCGCGGTTCATCCAAGAGGAGCGCAAGGAGTACACATCGATCTCTCATCATGGACTGGAGCAGCAGCTGGCGGAGTTCCGGAAGAACATGCCTCCGGGGGACCTGGTCCAGAAGAGATTTCCGGACGTCTTCGACCAGGCGAAGGAGAAGGTCGAAGCCAGCATCGACGAGTTGGAGGAGCTGGAGGAGCTGTACAGAATCCAAATGCACCGTATCGGGATCGATTTCAGCACAGAGAAAGGTATCAAGAAGCTCATGCCGTCGATGACAGCGGAGATCCGAGAGGCTCGTAACTTGCTCAAGGACATGGCTGAGCTGAAGATGGAATTGGGAATCCTGGGTCGGGCTCCGAAGGGGGTCGATGTCAATGTCGGCGTGGAAGTCGAGGCGAACCTGTCGAACGAGGTGCTGGCTAAATTCGGCGATGGTGCTGTTCAGGAGGTGCTTCAGGACGCCGAGTCACGGCGGAAGGTGATGGGTATTGTGGAGCGCTTCATGAAGCTGCCTGCGCCATCCTCGTCCTCTTCTGAGGGTTCCAACTAGGCTGCATCATGATCGAGTATCAGGAAGGCCACTGGCGATCTATCCGTACGCCTCTGGAGAAGACTGGGCTCCTGGAAAAGGACCTGGAGACCCTTACACCGGACGAGCGGAAGACGATCGAACTCATCCTGGCGGAGCTGAAGGACCCGAAGAGCGACGCCGCTCTTCTCCAAACGATCGGAAATCTCGAGTGGGTTCGCACGCCCGTGGACATGAAAACGTTCTGCATGGACCCCTACTACCTGGGGAACACGTGCGACAACCTGTATTCGATCTTGCTGGATGACTTGGCCACGCTGTTTGACGAGGGGTACCGGGAGGCGGTGCTCACGGGAGCCATCGGGTGGGGGAAAACCTTCGCCGCGTCCATTGGTATTTGCCGTCTTCTTTACATCCTCTCTTGCATGCGCGACCCTCACCGGTCGTTCGGTATCGCGGCGAACTCGAACATCTCGATTGTGTGCCTCTCGGTCAACGAAATTTTGGCCACCAAGGTCGCCTACGAAAACATTGCCACGAAGATCGAGGCTAGCCCGTACTTTCAGGAACACTTTCCGTTCGAGAAGACCAAGAAGGAACTCCGGTTCCCGAAGAAGGTGTGGGTGGCGGCACGAGCGAGTAATGACGGGTCTGTGCTCGGTCTCAACGTGATCGGTGGCCTTTTGGATGAGACAAACTTTATGCCGAAGGCGACGAAGGGGCAGGACCCACGGTTCAACCTTCAAGACCGGGCTGAGGTGCTGTACAACGCTATGCAGCGCCGGATGAAGTCCAGGTTCGAGCGCAAGGGCCGGCTGCCGGGCATCCTGTTCGTTGTTTCCTCGAAACAAACCAACGACGATTTCACGGCCAAGCGAATCAAGGAGTCAACGCTAGACCCTACGGTGTTCGTCCGGGACTACGCGCTCTGGGACGTCAAGCCGGACATCTACTACTCCGGCGAGTGGTTCCACACCGTTGTGGGTAACGAGCAGGCACCGAGTCGGATCATTGAGGACAATGAGGACATCGACGAGGTTCGCGCCACACTTCCCGAGGACTGCGTCATCATTGAGGTGCCTGAGGACTTCCGGGGAGATTTCGAGAACGACCTGGAAGGGGCGATCCGCGACTTGGCTGGCGTGGCTACGGTGTCTGTGAGCCCGTACATCCAGCGCCGGACGAAAATTATCGATGCGGTTCGCTCGGACATGAAGCACCCGTTCAGTGTGGAGGTCTACGATCCCTCCCAACCAGGTACGTTTTACTGGCACAAAATGCTCCGACCCGCGAATGATGCGGAAGGGGGAATGCGCCCGATTCTGAGCCCGTACGCTCCACGCCACATCCACATCGACCCGTCATTGTCTGGAGACGCGACGGGTTTTGCGATGGGGCACGTTTCGGGGTGGAGAGAGGTCGTACGCAGGGACGACGAGGGGAACAAGTATCCGGAGCGAGCCCCTGAGATCACGATTGACGTGGTTTTGCGGATTGTCCCTCCGGTGGGCGGGGAGATCATTCTTGGGGACATTCGGAAGCTTGTGTACCAGCTCGGTCGCCACGGTTACATGATCACGTGCGTGTCGATCGACTCGTGGAACTCTGCTGATGCTATTCAGAAATTGAACCAGAGAGGGTTCAACGCTGTCCAGCTCTCGATCGATCGAACGATGGGGCCGTACGACCTGTTGAAGTCGGCGCTCTATGAAGATCGGCTGTACTACTACGACTACGAGCCCCTGCTTCAGGAGCTGAGGGAACTCGAACACGACCGGGTAAAACGGAAGGTTGACCACCCGCTGCGCGGGCGGAAGGACACCTCGGACGCTGTGGCCGGGGTTGTGTGGACACTGACGGAAAACTCGTCGTCTATTCCTTTGGAGATGCTAAAGAGCGTTCCAGACCATGGGGACGCGTGGATGCGCGAGCACCAGCAGGCCGCGCTAGCTCGGAGCTACGGGAGCGAGGATGTGGCGGATATAAGCGAAGACCTTACGGTTTTGCCTCCATTTCTGATAGGCTCAGGATTCGGGCAGGGCGACTGATCGGTTCCAAGTTCTGGCTGACCATGGTATGAGGACTACATGAACCGCGCACTTAGACAACAGCTGGACGAGATCTTCGGTGCCAGTATGAACGTGGCTCCCGGAGGCACCGGAGCTGTGCTCACTCGCCCCTCGAAGCTGTCGTTGGATGTGGCTGACCAAGTGGTGCGGAGAATGCCTCTCGACGGTCTGTATCGCGATGTTGGTGCTGTCGCAGCTCGGGTGTTGGCCGACGAGCTGGAACAGGCATCGCTGCGGCCGGCTGACTACGCTGACCTTCCCGATCTCCCGAAGGTGGTAGCGAAACGAATCGTAGGGTATCTTCTTCGATCGGAAGAGTTTGCTCGGTCCTTCTCTGAGTATCTGGCTGCGAGGGGATAGTGGGCGCTGTACAGAACGTCATTGATCGCCTACGCGGCGCGTTCGTGGCAGATAAAGAGCGTGGGGGACAGCTGCTCGCGAAGGGCAGCACGTCTCCGACCTACCCGGATTCGGGGTACGACCTTCTGCAAGCCTACGGGTACGACGCTCTGTCGGACTATCTCCGGCTCGAACACGACCTCCTAAGCCGATACGTCGACTACGAGGAGATGGATGACTATCCCGAGATAGCATCAGCGATCGACGTGTACGCGGACGATGCTTCTCAGCCCGATACTCAGCTTCAACGAACGGTGTGGGTGTCGAGTCCGGACAAGACCCTTCAAGGTGTACTGGACGATCTGTTCTACAAGCGCCTCCGACTTGACGAGGAGATTTGGGAGATAGTGCGGTCTCTCGTCAAGTACGGGAACGACTTTGAGGAGCTGCTTGTCACGGATGAGGGTGTGGTCGGTCTGAATTTTCTCCCCGCTCCTACGGTCCGGCGCGTGGAAGGCCCGCGCGGGGAGCTGTACGGGTTCGTCCAGGATTTCAAAGGTCGATTCGGGTATAGTCCTCAGGGGTTTCAGAAGATCCTCGCTCAGCGTACCGATGCCATTCGCCAGGCTATGCAGCCGGGCCAGGCTCGGGTGCCCGGGAACATGCTTCAGCGGGTCAATGCGCTCGAACCTTGGGAGGTCGCCCATTTTCGCTTGCGGGGAAAGCATCGCCGAAGTGTATACGGTTATTGCGAAAGGGCGACGTCAAAGGTCTCTACCCCGTTCGGGGTGAAGGAGATCCAGAACCTACGTCCCGGAGACGTTGTTCATGTTATGGACAACAGCCGAATGATCGGGGTGAAGGTTCTTGACGTGGTTCGTAGTGGAGAGAAGAAGGTTTATTCGATCAAGACTCGGCATCGCGAAAACTTTGCCACGGCAGAGCACCCTGTGATGGTGTTCAGCGAGACCGATTTGTTGACCTACAAGCCTGTTTCGGAGTTGTGTCGAGGTGATCGACTTGTTCTTCCTCGTCCTCCTGAGGTTGACGGGGTACTTACACGGACTAAGAGCCCGGAGGTGTTTGATCGAGTGCGGTTGACCTCTGAAGGGGTCGAAGCGGTGGCTAGACTTCGAGAAGGGGAGCGGTATTTCTACCGAAGGACCGGGCTAAGCGATATCGACGCCGGGGCTGACGTATTTTGTGCCGGTGATCGAAGTGTTGTTCGGGATGTGTTTGATCGGATGTGTGGGGCAGTTCCTGAGCTGGCACGCCCTGGGGCGTTTGTGGTTCATGGACGATGCCGAGGGAACTTCGTCCGGTGCCCTGAGTATGTGGACGAGGAATTTGCGTGGTTGTTTGGGTTGCTCTTGGGCGATGGATGGACCTCGCAGGGGCATGATGTTGGTGTGGCTGTCAGTTTGGACGAATCACTGACTGAGAACATTCGTGAGCGGTTTCGGGTGTATGGGTTGGAGCCGAAGGAGCGCTATCAGAGGGTTGTCAATGAGGACACTGGAGAAGAGGTTCGTGTCCTTCGACAGCTTGTTGTTCACTCGGCCGACTTCGTGGACATTTTGCGAGGGCTCGGGTTTGTCAATGGTTCTCATGATAAGCGTGTGCCACAGTGGGTGTTTGAGTCGTCGCGAGATATCAGGGAGGCGTTTGTTGCGGGGTTTGTAGCGGCTGACGGTTGGGAGGTTGAGCAGGCTGGGTGTCGGGCGAAGCGAGTGGAGCTGAGCAACTACGACTTGGTCCGCGATCTGAAAACTCTTATCGATGGGTTGGGTTGGACGTGTGGGAATGTCTGTACCCGCGGGGCGCGTCGTGGTGTGGTGTCGACGCATCCTGCCATGATGGGTAAGGTGGTGGATTCAGGGCCTGGGTATATTATTCACTTCCACACTACGCCGTTGTTCGACGGGCCTTTCAAGTTGGAGGGGGTGCTTTCTGTCACCGAGCAGGATACTCCGCCTGAGCCTGTTTACGACATTGAGGTTGATCACGAAGCGCACAACTTTGTTGCTGACGGGCTCGTCGTTCACAACTCCGTTCTCGAGCCTGCGCGCTGGATATGGAAGCGATTGATGCTCCTGGAAGACGCTGCCATGATCTACCGGCTCCAGCGAGCGCCTGAGCGCTTTGCGTTCTACGTAGATGTAGGTAATTTGCCTCCCCAGGAGGCGCTGGCGTTTGTGAACAGGATTCGGCAGCAGCACAAGAAGAAGCGATTTGTGAACCCTTCCACAGGTAAATTAGACCTGAAATTTGAACCACTTAGCCAGGATGACGATTTCTGGGTGCCGGTCCGCCAAGGAGTGGAGGGTACTCGGATTGAGGTTCTCGGTGGTCCTTCTTGGCAGCACATGGACGACGTCGAGTACTTCCAGACGAAGATGTTTTCCGCACTCAAGGTGCCGAAGGCATATCTTGCTCAGGACGAGAATACGGCTCGCGCCGTGCTCTCCAGCGAGGATGTCCGGTTCGCTCGCTCTGTGCTCCGGGTCCAGCGTGAGATTCGGAACGGCTTGAGGAAGATCAGCCGGACGCACTTGGCCGCAATCAACGTCAACCCGTACGACCACGAGTACACGATTCACATGACTGTGCCGTCAGCGATTTTCGAGCTGGCGCAGTTGGAGGTTCGGAACGCTCGGGCGGACTTGGCGGCTCGTATGAAGGAGCACGTTTCCCTTCGGTGGGTTTTGGAGAACGTTTACCAGCTGTCGGAGGAGGACATCCGGATCATCATTCAGGAGCGATCCGAGGATGTCATTCGCGAGGGTAAGGCGCAGGCCGAGGTCGAGAAGATGAGCGCGCAAGCTCAGGCTGATGTTGAGCGAGCGTCGGCCGCTGTGGGAGGGGGCGTGGAGTCGTTGGGGTTGCCTTCAGGGTTCCGGTCTGGGATGCGTATGTTGGAGCGCAAGATCGATTCGCTCCCACGTAGGCTTCGTGGCGGTATTTCTGAACAAGAATTGCTTAGAGGGAGTCGGGAGGCGGAGAAGCGAGCAGAGACAAAGCTTGATCGTATCCTACGGTCGAGCGATGCTCAGAGCCGTCGGCTCAAGGAAAGCGTGGCGCTGATTCGGGATGTAGCCTCTGCTGCTCGGGGGCGCTAACTGTTTGACAGATGGTCCAGGAAGCGGATAGTGTCGGCCAATATGATCGCTCGTTCTGAAAAACTCCTGCCGGGTAGCGAACTCCGGAGGCTACGGTCCGGGAGCTACGAGGAGAAGATCGAGGAAGCGGCAGTGATCGTTCGGCTGTTGCTAGGTGAGACCCCCTTCCAGGTGGTGGCCACTCGGGAGGACGGGGCGATCGTTTATTCCGATGGTCGGTTTCTCCGGATGGTTTTGAGCGAGTCGGGACCCGTCCTACGGGATTTTGATGCCGAGGTGTTCACTCCAGGGAACGTGCGGAGTTTTGTGGAGCGCGAGGCGACGAGGGTAGTGGACTTGTTTTTGGGTGGTTCGGTGAAGCGAGCTGTAGGGCTGCTAGAAATGCTCGTTCCGCTGGCTGCGTTTCCGAATGACGACGTTTCTCGGGTCTCGGCAGTCGTTTTCTCTCCTCGCTTGTGGCGACGGGTGTTGGAGGCTCGCCGCGAATTCGTGGTTCGATTCTTGGCGGAGTCCTCGCTGGCTGGCGAAGGCGGCCAGTTGCACCCGAAGTTCGGGAAGTTGTATGATGAGTCGATCGCATTGCCTACGCAGCACGAGTGTGACTGCGACGAGGATCAAGTGATCGAGGATTTGCGGATCGTGCTCAACAGGCTGGGGAGTCTCCGGGACGAGGTTAGCGAGTCGCTGGAATCAGTGGCCGGGCTACTCTCGAACCCAGATGACGAGGTAACGGCCATGTTCGCGCAGTTCGCTGGGGATTTGCTGAGCGACCTGCGTTCGCTACACGAGACGGCTTCCAAGGCTGCAGAGATGATGGACGATGTCCGTTCTCGTGGTAAACTCTGCGACACAATCGTCGAGGGACTGCGTGACCGCGAGGTTGCGAGTCGCTTCGCCGTCGTGGTGGCCAATCGGATGATTGAGGCCAACTAGGAGGAATGAGATGAGTCTATTGAGACATCCGGTAGTGATTACTTCCGTGGAGGAGGATTTTCGACGGATCGGCCTCATCACGGAGGAGCACCGCGACGAGGAAGATGCTCAGGAGACAGAGGAGGAGGCTGAGGCTGAGTCCGAGCTGAGCACTGATGAGTCGGATGAGTCCGATGAGGCGGCCGAGTCGGCAGACGACGAGGTCGATGCCGACGCCGAAGGTGAGGACGAGGACACGGACGAGTCCGGTGTGACGGAGGCCTTGGCTTTCCACGCCGCCTTGAAGTCGAAGTGGGATGAGTGGGGCGAGGCCGGTGTCGAGACTGTCGATCTCAGTGACGACCAGATGGAGGAGCTGGAAGGCTTCGCAGAGTCCGTCATGGAGCTTTCCGGGGACGTTATCGGGGAGGGCCTCGATGACGACGAGGAGACTGACGCTGACGATGCGGAAGATGGGTCGGGGCAGGCACACCCGTACGAGTCCGTGGCTGAGGCCATGAGAGCGATCGAGTCTCTCCTTGACGAGGACGTGGGGGCTCCGCAGTCGATGGACGAGGCGGCACCGGCGTTCGCCAACCTGGCCCTCGTTGCCGAGAAGCTGTACGGGTTCTTCGAGGAGCTGGCCACGGTCGAAGATGATGTGGAGTACGCGGAGATCGCCGAGACCTACGAGGATATCGCCAAGTGCTCAGCGGAGATTGTGACTGTACTTCAGACCGAGGACCCGGACGCGATCAACCTCGATGCTGTGACTGAGATGCTCAATGAGTATCTAGGTACGGTCCTGAGCGGTCTGGAGACCTACGCCGTCATCCGCGAGGCGATGGATGACGACTCCGATGCTGATGCCGACGACTCTGAGGAAGGTGATTCGGACGAGGAGATCGGCGAAGGCGAGAACGAGGGAAACGAATAGAGCGGCGTCGGCCCCTTCCGCCAAAGAAGGGCGGATCGTGGAGGCGCCGCCGAACGGCGTATTCTTCGGGGAGAAAAGAAGTGGTCGGAGTGGAGAAGAGCCCAGTGAAGCGGAAGACACGTACTGTCGGTAGGGATGGTTCCGTGCTCGACCGTCCTGGGTTTGGGGGTGTGTTGGACACCATAACTGGCCGCACCCCGTTCCGATCCAACTTCCGGTGGAAGCGAGGATGAGGACGTGAGTACTCCTGTCGACTCCCAGTCCCTGAAAAATCAGCTGATCGATGAGCAGGTTCAACACTGCAAACTCGAGCTGATTGAAGGGGAGGGCGAGAAGAAGGGCCGTGTGTACGCACGTGGCGAATTCGGCCACGCGGCGAAGCCAACTGCCAATGGCCGTTTTTATCGTCATCGCATTTGGGAGAGCAATATCTCCCGCCTCCAGGAGAACCTGCAAGCCAGAAAAGTGATTGGAGAGTTAGACCATCCGACAGACGGTCGGACAGCTCTTCAGCGCGCTTCGCACGTAATCACTGATCTTCAGTTGAAGGGCGATCAGGTGATTGGTGAGGCGGAGATCTTGGATACGGCCAAGGGTCGTGATCTCAAAGCCATCTTGGCTGCCGGTGTTCCTGTCGGCATCAGCTCTCGAGGATTCGGGAGTACGAAGCCGGACGGGAAGGGTATTGAGGAAGTTCAGGACGACTACAAGCTCATCACCTTCGATTTCGTTGCCGAGCCTGCTGATCCGACGGCCTACCCTGAGGCGGTGTTCGAGAGTTCCGAGAGCGGTGCGGCCATGATGTTTGAGGGTGCGGATTTGGATGCTCAGGTTGAGCCGGCTTCCGAGGAAGAGGTAGAGGCCGCTTCGAGGGAGGAAGAGGAGGTCGAGGCATCGGAGGAGTCGGAAACATCTGACGCTCCTAACGTGTCGTCGGCTCCTCCTGGTGAGGCCGAGATGGCCCAGCGGTTTGCGGATCGCGTCCTTCAGGACATGAATGGCGACCCGGTCCCGGTCGAGCGTTTGCGTGAAGAGTTCGCATCCGTGCTCGTGGATCGCATTGCGGCATTGCGCGCTGATGTTGAGCAGCAGGTGCGCACTGAGATGGCGACCGACCCTGCTGTGGCCGGGGCCAGGGCGGCCCTGGAGGAAGTGCAGCGTGCTTTGCTGCCCTTCGCTCTGACCGAGGATGCTACGGCCCTCGTTGCCGAGCGCGACGAGGAGATTACGCAGCTTCGTTCCCAGCTCGAAGAAGCCGAGGCTACGATCGAGCAGCAAGAGTCGCTGATCGGAACGTTGACCGAGGCGGCTCGGGAAGCAGGGTATAGGTATCACTTGGAGTGTTTGCTTCACGAGGACAACTCGGATGCTAGACGCATTCGAGGTATCGTTGGGGACGTTGCCCAATACGAAACTCCGGACGATCTTCGTGAAAGCGTTGAAGAGGCCATGCAGGAGCTGCGTACGGTTCGCCTCGAAGAGGAGCGGGTTCTTCGCGCTCAGACAGAAGAGGCGGATGCTCTCCGAGCCCGAAACCAGGAGTTGGCGGAGGGGTTGGAGAAGGCGCTCGTGGCCAACCGCGATCTCGCTGTAAGGGTCTACGCGAGTGAAAGGTTGCAAACTCATCCGTGGGGTGCGAAGATCCTTCGCATGCTGGAACGATCCGGGTTTCAGTCTCGGGAACACGTGGATGCGGTGATTGAGGAGTTCCGCGAGCCGACTCGAGATGTTGACGATCTGGAGAATGTTCGAGCCCGTGTCCGCGCGAAGCTTCAAGGCGGGTACGAGCATCTACAGGAAGACACAAAGGAGGTCAGGTCTCATCGAGGCAGGGCCGACAACTATAATGGGCTCGGAGTGTCTCTGTCCGATCTGAAGAACTTGTCGGGCATGAGGCGTTGAGTGGGAGATTCTGGCGGGCAACGACGCTCCGCCGTGACAGAATGATCTAGCAGACCGGATACCCGACCGGCAGAGGTTGACACCTCGCCTGTTGAACACAGGAACCCGTGAGAGCGGGACTCGGGGCGGAGGCAAACCGTGGAAGCTCGACAGATGCTTCAAGAAGAAGGTCGTCAAACCATCGCCGACCAGAGCTACGTCGGGGCCTTGATTCGGAAGTGGGGAGACTTCCTGGAGGGCCTCGCCGACTATTCAGAGCAGGATCGGTACATCCTCGGGTGTACGGCCATGCTCATGGAGAACGAGTCCCTGTGGCTCCAGTCTCTCACGGAGGAGACAAGGACCGTCAACGTCGGCTCGTTCACCAAGTTCATTTTCCCGGTGTTGAGGAGAGTTTTCCCCAACCTGATCGCGAACGAGATCGTCAGCGTCCAGCCGATGACCGCTCCGATCGGCGCGGTTTTCTTCCTAGATTACGTGTACGGCTCCACCAAGGGCGGCACGACCGAGGGTGCGGTCTTCCCTCGGGATTTCGATCGGGACTACTCCAGTGAGTATGTCAACGGCGAACCGCTGGTCACGGGAGACAACGTCAACTACGGTGGTGCGGGCACCCCGCTCGATGCCGACCTCGCCTGGACGCCAGTTCGACCACTGGACGCGACTCGTGGGTTTTCGTGCATCGTTCGCGAGGTGTCTTCGGCTGGCGCGACCGTGCAGGAAGCCACCGACGACGGGTCCGGTGGTTTCACTGGTGCTGTCACTGCGGGCACGATCAATTACTCGAACGGTGCCATCACCGGCTTCCTGTTCACGAACCCGCCGGCCACCGGCAACCAGGTCAAGGCGTACTACTACTTCGACGGCGAGCTGAACACGAAGGTCCCCGAGGTCAAGCTCGACGTCAAGAAGTCCCCCGTGGAGGCCAAGCCGCGTCGGCTCAAGGCCCTGTGGTCGTCCGAGGCGGCGGAGGATCTCCGAGCTTTCCACGGCCTCGACGCCGAGACCGAGATCGTGTCGATCATCGCGCAGGAGATTGCGCTGGAAATCGACCGTGAGATCATTCAGGACCTGTTCCTGAACTCGACCGGGACGACTGGTACCTTCGATCGCATCCCTCCGGGTGGCATCTCCGAGATCGACCACTTGCGTGCCATGATCACGCAGATCAGCACGGTCTCGAATCTCATCCACAAGAAGACGCTCCGCGCGCCTGCCAACTGGATCGTCACGAGCCCCGAGATTTCGGCGCTCTTGACCCAGCTGACCACACACGGTGACTTCAAGCCGATCTGGTCGGGAGACATGAACCCGAACTCGCCCACCGACATCATGATGCGGCCCAGGACGAGCCACGGTCAGTTCTCCATCTACAAGACCGGAACGCTCATGAACAAGTGGACCGTTTACGAAGACCCCTTCTTCACGACCAACAAGATGATGATCGGGTTGAAGGGCGGCTCCTTCTTGGAGAGCGGCTTCGTTTGGGCTCCCTACGTGCCACTCCAGGTCACTCCGACCTTCCTCGATCCATCGGACTTCAGCTTCCGCAAGGGTCTCCGCACGCGGTACGCCAAGAAGCTGCTTCGGCCAGATTTTTATGGCCAGCTGACCGTGAATAACCTGTAATAACAGGTACTTCCACACACATCTGAAATTCCACCTAGACTGCGCGAGCCTTGGCCACGATCTCGGGTGCTCCGTGCGCGTGCGAAAAGCCCGCCCGCTAAGGAGATGTGAGCGGCGCTGGTTGCAAGCTTCGTAGGGAGCAAACGGTTGTTTATTCTGGTAGACTACGTCCATTGGACGCATTAGGGGACGATGGTGATGAAGAGTGTGGATGACGTGTTGGCCGAATTGAAGGGTCTTGGTGCTGTTGGGGGTCTAAAGCCGGAGGTTGAACCTAGCACGGCTCTCGCCGCTGAGGTTGAACCAGGCTCTCACGGGTTTCGAGTAGACCCTCGGGTGGGGCAGGCTGTGGGTGTGATCGAAGACGCGGTGCGCAGCCTGGACGACGCAATACGAGGTTTGGAGGGGGTTCGGGAGGCCCTTGTCCGCCTTCACGGGGTGTGGTCCTCAGGAGAGGCTCAGGAGGCCCCTCTAACGTCCGCAGTCGATCCGGGGGCTCCGGCCCCTGAACCTGTTGTAGAGCCTGTTCGGGCGCCAACTTCGCCTGTTTCCGATGTGCCTCGAGACAACGACGCGTACATGAAGGCCCGTGAGGCAGCGCGGAGGAAGATCCTAGGGGAAGGGTTGCCCGCGGGTGCCGAAGAGGACGACGAGGAGAATGTTCCGTTCGTGGGTCAGGTTAGAGCGCTCCCACCGGGGCAGGAACCCGAGGAGATTACGATCGGTACGGTCGGGACGACCAAGTTGGACTTATCCAGCGGAGGGATAAATGGCACGTAGGTTCAAGAAGAGGGCGGGGCTTGGGATTGTTAGCCTCCCTGGTATGCCCGGTCTGGGCAACGATACGGTTGTTGAGGGGGACGAGTACGCCCGTTTCTGTCCGGCTGTTCTCGAAGAGGTGTTCGACGCGAAGCCGGCTCCGAGCCCCGCGCCGAAGCCTGTGCCAAGGCTGGTCCCCGAGCCCGAGCCCGAGCCCGAGCCCGAGCCCGAGCCCGAGCCCGAGCCCGAGCCCGAGCCCGAGTCCGCTCCGAGCATGGAGTGGCTGAAGGTCGAACTCGTCGAATACGCGGAAGGGTTGGGGCTTGATGTGTCGGGATCGGGAATGACCAAGGCTCAAATCCTGGCTGCAATTGAAGAGGGGTAGCCATGAAGTGCCCAAAGTGTGGAAATCCGGGAGTCCTGGTCGAGACGGTTGGCTCGAAGGGTGACAAGCGAGTTCGCTGCGCGAAGTGCGGTTTGGATGAGGTCAGGGATGGTCAGGGACGAAAACTGCTTCTCGACACTGTAGGTGGCGGCAACGTCCTGCTATCCTGATCGTGGGAGGTGGTGATGGCTCGCCCGCCTGGAAACAAGCTAATGGACCGGGAGGAGCTGTACGAGTGGATTCTCCGTCGACTCGGTGCGCCCTTCTGGGATATCGAACTCTGCCAAGAGCACGTCAAGGATGCTGTGGAGATGGCGGTTCGGTGGTTTGCTGCGAAGAAGGGTGTGTCCAAGTTCTTCGCCATTCAAACCCAATCCAGCGTTGTCGAGTACCAGCTGGACAGCGAGATCGATCGCGTTCTGGATGTGGCCTATGAGACACACAAACTGGACCTCTCGCTCATCTTTTCCCCTTTCACGCTGCTCGAAGAGAAAATCCCCTACGACGTGTTCGCTTCCGGAGGCTCTGGCGGTCTCTATTCCAGCTACGTGCAGGCGCTTCAGTACATCGAGCAGGCGAAGCGGATCTTGAGCGCTGAGTTCGAGTGGTACGAGGTCAACGACAAGCTCTTCATCGCCCCGCCGCCTGTGGACTCCCGGAAGCTGATTGTCTGGGCGAAGATCAATTTCACGCAGATCGAGGAGCTGGAGGAGCGAGACCATGAGCTGGTCAAGAGGTACGCGCTAGCCAAGGCTCAGCAGGATTTAGGGTGGAGCCGCGGTAAGTACGGTGAGTACCCGAGTGCTCAGGGCACGACGACTCTGAATTGGGACCGACTGCTCGATGAAGCTAAGGAGGAGATCGAGCGTCTTGAGGAGGAGATCATGGGGGCCGGGTATCCGATGGGGCTGGTGTCCGGGTGAGTTCGAGGGGTAGGTAATGGCCGTCACAAAGAAGTGCTCCGGGGTCGTCAGTTGTGAGTTTGCTACGCTGAAGAAGAGAGGTCCTCAGAAGTGCGGGCCATTCGCGCTCGACGGCCGGGACGCTACGATGTTTGATCACTTCGCGCAGGAGCATACGCAGGCTTCTGGCACGGACATTCTGCTCTGGCACCAGAATTTGGAACAGACGGTTCGTGATCCCCTTTACGACGAGCCGATCGATCGGGTTTGGCTTGGTCCTTACAAGTTCAAGGGGTACGTGGCGTACATCCCAGGCTCTCCCCAGATGCGGGAGGAGGGTATGACCGTCCGTTGGGAGGGTAGTATCTGGGTCGCGCGCAAGGAGCTAGAGGACACCGGTACCCCGGCTCCGCTGGAAGGGGACGTCATCAAATACTGGGACAACAAGTTCTTTGCGGAGCACGGGGTCAACGCAGAGCATGGGGTCCACGGCGGGTATTTCTTTGACGTTATCAATGTGGACGACGATGGGCACGTTCAGGACTCGGATCACTTTGTTGGGCTGACGATCAACATCATCCGCCGTACGGAGTTTACGCCGGAGCGCCGCCTGGACGGCTGACGAGGGTGCGTTTATGGACATGGTGAGGGTAGGGCAGGCCATTGCGAGCGGTGTGTCGATTGTGTGTGCGACATGCAGGCGGTACTGGGCGGGACGAGAGCGCGGGCTTCCCGGGTCAAAGTGTACGGCAGCGAAGCCGTGTGGCTCTCCGTTCGCTGCGCTTACATTTCCAGAATACGACGGCCCGATTCGAGATTTCACTCAGTGGTGTTTCGTGTGTGGGGCTCGGGCCACCAAAGGTGTGAGAGTTCGGGAGGAGCCGCGTGTTATCGGGATGTGCGACGAGCACGTCAAGATGCTCGGAGAGGTCGAGCCAGTGGGTCTTTCTCTCAATGGTGAGAGCGTGGCTGATCTCATCGATCGGAAGTTGGGGCGCCTGTCTCAGAGGCAATTTTTCGGCCCGAAGAAGCCCTCCTTGGTGGATGTGATGGTCGAGACTGAGATGGAGTGGGCCGAGGATGCGGCCAAGCGGGGCCGTACGTGAAGATAACGGTCGACACGGCCCAGTTCCATCAAGCACACCTGCTGGTGCAAGAATGGCAGCGTCGGGCACGAGCTGTTCGGGGACAGTTCCTCTATCGAGCGGTGAACCAGGTTCACGACGACATACTCGGGCACTTGCCTCCAGATCGGAAGGAGCTTCGAGACTCGCTTCGTGTTCAGACGATTCGCGGGCTTCCAGACTCCGCGAATGGGTACCTCATTCGGTCGATTCCGAAGGGGCGGGGGGTAGCGAAGGCGGAGGGGGAGACCACGGTCGTCTACGTTTCTGCGCGAGATCACTTGATGATGGCTGTACCCGAGGAGACGACCATCCTTCAGGATTACAGTCCGTGGACGTTGGACACTATGCCCTACGCGCCAGACCCGAAAACTTCCGAGGTCGTGTCTCGCCGGGTCAGTCGCAGGGAGGTCGTGCGGGTTCGACGGTTGCGACGACGAGATCGGCCCGAGTGGAGTCGGAGGATGGTTCGGGCTGGGATTCGCACGGTAGGTCCAACTGTAGGCTCTCTGGCCGCGGTTCCGGATACGGCATTCGAGTCATTGAGGTTGGAGTTCGGGTTGGGCGGCTCGGGGTCACACTCTCACTGGCGGAGAGCGATCTTGAAGTTGGCTCTCCGGGGTGGAGCTGGTATGATCGCCAGAAAACGAGAGTTTACGAGAGCGATGACCGACCTGCGCTTCAGCGCCTGGGAGAGATGGCCGCGAAGGACACCGACTTTTGCGACTATTGCGGAGGCGCGGAAGTACGTGCCATTCCAAAAGAGACTGGGCCTGCAAGTGGGGCAGCGATGAGCAGAGCAGCCAGGGCGGTGCGGCGGTCGGCAGCTCGACGCCAGGCGCGAGAAATTCGCCGCCGGGAGCACATCGTTCAAGAAGCGTTCGACGGGTATTTGGACGCGGTTGTAGATCGCTTGGTAGCCGCGGGGGTGAAAGATACCGTGGCTATCGAGGCTGTGTTCAACGCGGTCGATCTGCTGGGTGAGGAAGGGGAGCTTCCGCCTTTCCCAGAAGGGCGTGTCAGTTACGATGTGATGGCGACTTGGCTTGTAGCGGCGGCGGACTACGGGTTTGCGGATTTCATGGCTGAGGCGGTGTGCTCATGACGCGGGACATGCAGATCCCGGTTTCGGGTGAAAGCTCACGTGAGCAAGGCACGGCGCCAGCTGGAATTGTAGGGCTGCGTAACTTCGACGCCGGAGTTGTGGAGACGCTCGGGGCCGAGGTGCACGAGGTCGACACCGGGAAAGGGCCGCACTCGAACTACTACATCGCGCAGAGCGATATGGTTCCGGTGGAGCCGGCCCCCGGGTTGCCCGGAATCCCTGTCACGTTTTCGCATCCGGAGGATGTTTACGAGCGCTACCGACAGCCGGTGATTGTTGTTCGCAGAGATGATATTTCACCAGCGATGAATCGCTGGCACCCTGGGCACAAGTCGTGGAAGGCTCCGGCGCAGGGAGCTAATCCGGTGACAGTGGTCCGGAATCCTGACACGTTCGGGGAGATGCGCTTGGAGGGGTTCGATCGGTACGAGACCAAGGATACGGGCGTTCCGTTCGACATTACTTACACGATCTCCATCTATGCGAGACACCGAGGAAAGGGACCGCTCCCTAAGAAGGGTGTTCCGACCGGGTTTACGAACGCTGCGGGGTCCCCTCGAAACCAGGTGAACGCGGTTCTAGACTACGTGCTCCGACGCTACCCTCCCTACTGCCAAGTCCTCGTGGAAGATAGCGTTGGGGACCAGCGGAAGTATTCTGCGTTCATGGAAGCTGTTTCCCATCTGGATGAGGTTCCCGAAATCACGGAGCGTGTGCTAGGATTCGCCGTGACGCTGCGGGTCGAGGCAGAACTTGACTTGTCCGATCCGGTGGTATGGCGGGCGGCAACGGCAGCGACTCTCCGGTCTGAGGTGTTGTAGCGATGGCAAGGTATTTCAATCGAACTCGTGGACCTGTCACAGTATCTCTGAGGAACGGAGAGTCGGCGATCGTCGCTCCCAAGCAGGTGCTCACGGTAACACCTGAACAAGATCGATCGGCCAGCATCCTTTCTCGTGTGCGAAAGAATCTGCTTGTCAGGCTCCCTGATAAGCCGGCGGCGGTTCCGGCTCCAACACCGGCGGTACCGGAGGTACAGGTTCCGGTGAAACCTCAATCGCAGCCTGTACCGGTAGAGTCTCCAACCATGGAGTGGAAAAAAGCCAGGCTTGTCGAGTATGCTCAGGCCAAGGGGTTGGAGATCTCATCAAGTTGGACTAAGGTGGAGATCCTGGAAGCGATCGAAGGGTCGGAGTAACTACCACGCCGGTGGTGTGGTGTTGAAAACTTAGTACCGGTGTTCCAGCCGGCAAGGTCGCAAGGCCTGCTCGTCCGACGTGGCGGGAACTCGCAGTATGCGGGGATGGACCCTTAGGAGGGACTAGGCAATGGCCGAAATACTATCGCCCGGTGTGTTCGTAGAAGAGGTGCCGAGTGCCGTCCAGGTCGTGCAGCCGGTTTCCACGTCGAACTTGGGCATCGTTGGAGCAACTCAGCGAGGACCTACGGACGAAGCGATCCTGGTCACCTCGTTCGGACAATTCATCAGCATCTTCGGCGATCTCATTGCGGAGTCAAGAACCGGTCTCTCCATGGCCGCGTTCTTCGCCAATGGTGGACGCCGAGCCTATGTCGTCCGGGTGATGCCCGGAGACGCGGTGGAGGCCGGGACCGACCAGTCGGGTGCTCCCTCGGCTTACGACAAAGGTCAGGTCACCAGTGCTCGGAGAGATTTCCAATGCAACACCGGTGATGGTGCCACGGCGACGGTCACTCAGGCCGTGCTCACGCCGGTTGCCCTGATCACGGACCTTGTGGCGGAGCCGGGTTCGGCTGGTGTCACCTTCCGGTGGCGTTCGGATGATACTCCGGTAGCGACTGAGAACCTGTTCGAGCGGGACGGTGTGACCGCGCTTGTCCAGGATTCCGTTGGGCACCCGAGTCACCATTACGAGGGCCGCGTTGTTACGTCGATGCCTTCTGACGGTGTCGATTCGGCTCTTCCAAGCATCATTCCTGGTGGCACTATCACCCTGAATTGGGACCCGGATGGTGCCACGCCGACGACCCTCAACCTGACGCAGGTCGGCACGACCATGCGCGCGAGCGGGACATCCGCGCAAGGCACGGTGGCCACTCTCGATCTCATTTCCGGATTCCTCGTCGTCACCTTTGGCGGTACCGAGGTTCCGGTGCTCGCTGGAGACGGGACCAACATCACCCTCGACTACACGCCCGGCACGGACGTACGGTCAATCTCCGACGACGGCAGCGGTGCCATCCCCGACGTCGGGCCGATCCTCACTGCGGCGGGCTCCGTCGACTACGTGGGAGCCACGGCTGGTAACTACACGTTCACCACGGCGGCTGGGTACGAGCCCGGAACGGCTTGCCCGGTTCTCTGTGACTACGACATTCAGGCCTGGGACATCGATCCGATCTCGGTCGGTGCGTGGGCTAACGACATGCGGATTGAGGTGATCGGGAACGACGACTACTACACGGTTGCGACTGATACCTACACCCGCTTCAACATCAACGTCCGGCTACTCAACTCGTTGACCAATCTCTACGACATCAAGGAGACCTACGAGGAGATCACGTTTACGGACGCGACTTCGGCGCAGTACTTCCCCGATGTGCTCAATGACTTGTCCGACCTCGTGAACGTGGTTGAGCCAGCACTCAACGCTGAGGGGCCGCAGCAGCTCAATGGTGAGTCTCGGAGTCAGGTCGTCGCTGCCGGCGACGAGTTGGCTGCGAATCGAGCTATCGCGACCACGCTCCTCGACGTCCCACTCGTTCCTCGTTCGTTCAGTCTGTCTTGGACTGACACCACGAGCACGACCCGGACCATCACGGACGATGGTTCAGGGAACCTGATCGGTGATGTGGACGCCGCCGGGAACAACACCATCGACTACACCACGGGCGCGATCGACGTGCTTCTGTCGAATGCGATTGATCAGGATCAGCTCGTGTCTGCGACGTATCGGTCGGTTTCCGAGGAGGACAGCCACCTAGATGGGTTCGCAGGGGGTGCGGACGGCACCTTTGACGCTACCAACTACGGTCGGAGCCAGTTCACGGCGATCACCTTGGAGCCAAACTTCCAGGGCCTGTACGCCTTGAACAAGATCGAAGAGCTGATGCAGGTGATCATCCCCGATTTCGCAGGGGACGTGCAGATCACGAAGGACCTGCTCGACTATGTGGACAGCCGCGAGACACTCCCTTCTGGTGGTGATCGCTTTGCCATCCTCATGGTGCCGCAGGGCTCGTCGGCGCAGGAGGCGGTGGACTTCGTGCGGCTCGACGTGGGGCAGTACTCCAAGTTCGCGGCTATCTACTGGCCGTGGGTGAAGGTTGCGGACCCGTTGGCGGACAACCGTCCGGTCGTGTTCCCACCTCTTGGACATTTGGCAGGCATCTATGCTCGCACGGACACGAACCGAAACGTGGGCAAGGTCCCGGCAGGGACGGTGGATGGCGCGCTGAGTTTCCTCTCTGGCCTGGAGATCGACTCGATCAGCCAGGGGGAGCGCGACACGGTTTACCCCGCGAGGATCAACCCCCTCGTGTCCGGACCGCAGACCGGCCTCGCTGTCTGGGGTGCTCGGACGCTGTCGTTGCAGTCCGAGTGGCGGTACATCAACGCCCGGCGTCTGTTCATGTTCGTCGAGAAGTCCGTGTACAACTCGACGCACTGGATCGTCTTCGAGAACAATGGTTCGGGGCTCTGGGCGCGGATCAAGGCGCAGCTCCAGGCATTCCTCACCAATCTCTTCAACGATGGCCTATTCGCCGGAACGACGCCCTCCCAGGCGTTCTTTGTCACGGTGGACGAGTCCAACAACAGCCAGGCGTCGATCGACGCTGGTCAGGTGATCATTGACGTCGGGATTGCTCCGAACAAGCCTGCAGAATTTATCCGATTCCGCTTTCAGCAGAAAACCTTGGATTCATAGGGTTAGCGGGGCGGACTTCGGTAGCGGTTTCAGCAGATAAGGAAGTGTTTAGGGAGGTAGGTCATGCAGGTAACATTCACGAACGCTTCGTCGGGCGACGTTTTTCTGAGCCTGCTCTACAAAAACTTGGCAGCAGGCGAGGCCGTGACGGTCTCGAAGTCGCGTTCCGAGTTGGACATGGAGCAGGAGCTGAAGAAGCTCGTTCAGGCCGGTACCATTGTCCTGTCGTTCGCGGTCGAGGACGGCGACGACGCTGCACTCGGCACCGAGCCTTGGCCGCCCTTCACGGACTTGAGCCGTCCGGCCCCGGCTGACTGGCCGCTCTTCGGCGCCATCTGGAACACGGATGACAATGCGCTGAACTGGACGGATGGAACGAATTGGCGGGACGCGGCGGGTGTTATCACCTGATCGAGTCTGAGAGGAGATCATCATGAGCTTCAGGTTTACACGTGGCTCTGTCGCTGTGGCTACTCTGACGCAGAGTGGGCAGCCAAGCAACGACGAGGATCTTGTCGTTGGTAGCGACACCTACAAGTTTCTTACCGCCCCTGCAGGGGCCACAGCTGACATCGAGGTCGAGATCGGCGCGGACGCTGAGGCGTCACTCGACAATCTCCTCGCAGCTGCCCAGGCGAGTGGGACAGAGGCGCTGGTGTGGGACAAGCTGAGCGCGACTCAGCTCCGTCTTCGCTCGGCAGTATCCGCCAACGGGCAGGTTGCTTCTGGGAACCCCGATATTGCACTCGATGCGAGCGGGGTGACGAACTGGGCCAGTGACGTTGGGGATGTCAACCTCAACACTCTGGCTGGGAAAGAGTCGGGGAACCAGGTTCTCGCGGCTACCAAGCTGGCGATCACCACGGCCATGATCACGGCTGGGGCGGTGCGGTTTTCGTTCTCGTTCGTGCCGGCTGCGGTTCAGGTGACTGTCCTCGATGCGACGGGTGCGCTGAAGATGGCGATCACGGACACCTTTGTCATTTCAGGGAACGACGTGGTCGTTACTTTGAATGGCGGTGGCGGTGACCTGGCGAATACGGACGTCGTGCACATCACGGCTTTCGAGTAGGCTTGCGGTTGGTAGCTCGGCTGTTGTAGGTTTGGAATAACGACCGGAAGCCCTTCCGGCAGAGGTTTTTGACCTCGCCCGTCTTTGACGGGAACTCGCTGCGGCGGGACCAGGGACGGAGGCTGTTACATGGCTCGGCCAGTGTCAGAAGACTTCCTTCACTCGATGCGTTTCCACGTCGAGGTTGTCAGCGGAGAGGTGGCGGCCGAGGAACGTCTCGGCCCCCCGCAGGCGGGCTTCTCGATGTGTTCGGTTCCTGAGGCTACGATCGAGGCGGTAGAGTACAAGGAAGGTACGTACATCTACACCCGCAAGCAGCCGGGGAACACGACTTTCGCACCGATCTCGCTTTCTCGAGGGGTGGCGATCACCGACCAAGCTTTCTGGAAGTGGACCAAGACGGTCATGGAGGGCGCTGGGAACTATCGGGAGGATGTGCGGATCAAGCACTACCACCGGGAGGAAGCGCTCACAGGAAGTACAGAGGGCAACCTGACGGCGATCCCGACGGAGGTGGACGCCCAGCGGACCTATTTGGTCCATGAGGCGTTCCCGGCCCGGTACAAGGTGGCAGGTGACCTGGATGCCACGGCGTCGGAAATCTCCATCATGGAACTCGACTTGGAGCTGGAGTACTACGAGCTGATCGTCAACGCTGCGGCGTAGAAGAGGGCCGTAGGTCGCGTTCACGCGGCTTGCGGCCTTTTTCGCGCGGGGCGTTACCTAAGAGTTGATTGATTGGATCGGGTTGAACCGTGGCCAGAAGCTCGCTGACTGACTACCTGCAGAACTATCCGTTCTGGTTGATGGATATCGCGCCGATCGAACCTTTGGCCCTTCCTCTCTTTTCCCCGCTTCTCGGTTTCTCCTCGATCACGGCCCCTGAGGTGAATGTCGAGATCACAGAGATTACCGAGGCCAACTGGTTTTTCAAGCGCAAGGTCGTGAAAGGCGGCGACGCCTCGAACATGACATTGTCGCGGGCCTCGAAGTGGTACGACAGTGACTTCTATCGGTGGGTTCTGGCTGCGTTAGCAGGTAACACTGGTGGAAGGGGGCCGCTCCACGCTACAGCGCTGGGTGGTGCAACGCCTCGAAGAGACCTGCTCCTGGTGCATTTTATGTCCAGGAACCCGATTCCGGCGGGGGCGGCACAGGGATTGGCGGCTGCGGCCGGTGTACTGGCTCTACAAGGGACGGCGACGGCGCTGGTAGGAAGTCCCTCGTCTCTAGCCTCGACGGCTTTTTTGGCCGGTTCTGCGGCTCAGGCGCAATCAATAGCGTCGTCTGCTGCCGGGGCACCCCTTGGGCCTTTTGAGTTCGCTCCGCGACTCCCTGCCAAGGCGTGGGTTCTCTACGGTTGCGTTCCGGCCCGATACAAGGCAGCTGGCGATTTCGACGCATCTGACGGGTCGATCTCGATCCAGGAGTTAGAGATTGCCGTTGAATCTTGGGACGAGCTGTCGCTCGGTAGTGAGGCGGCTCCAGTGGCTATGGGTATTGCGATTGCTGACGCTGTAGGCGGCGTAACTGCGAGGTAGGCTATGGGCAAGGATTGGGAGACTCTCGATACTGAGAAGGTGCTTCGCCGTCAACGCGATCAGCAGGAGCAGACAACCTCAAGTGGGGTGGGTGGTTACGAAGTTCCTTTGGGGGCACCTCTTCGGCCCCCGGTACCACCCTACAAGCCTGTCAAGCGATCGAAGAAGAAGCCCAAGCAGAAATAGGTCCGAGATCCCTTTCGGGGTCGTCGGCGTGTGAGTAGGTTTACCTAAGAATTGCAGTAGTGGAGGAAGCGTACAATGGACGGTGGAACAGAGGTTCTGAAGGCGTCTGTCAAGGATCGGAGGGGCGCCTGGGAGACTCGTGTCTTTGATGCCTGTGGGGGCCGGTGCTCGAACTGCGGGGACATTGAGCGGTTGAAGGTGCGCATGATCGTGCCGGAAGAGGCCGGTGGGAAGAGGGTTGTCGGCAACGGTGTGCTCCTGTGCCGGACGTGCGCTATGGCTCGGGATATACAGGCCAAGGTGCCACAGCCGGCGTCTGGGGAGCACACGCGCCCAATCAACTTCTTCGTGAGCCAAGGCCTCCACAGAAAGCTCAAAAATGGCTTGGCTGCCAGGCACGGTTTCCGGAGCGTGTCGTCTCTGGTCCGCTTCCTCATGTCGAAATACGTGACGGAGGCAGACCAGTTCGACGATCTGGACATGTTCCAGGATGGGGGCTCGGACGTGAAGATCAACGTTTGGGTTGGTCGGGACGTCTACGCGAGCTTCAAGGCCATCGCGGACAGGAACGGGACGACGGTGACAGACACACTGAAAGGGCTCATCCGCATGTATGAGGCGGAGACCCGGCGGATTGTAGGAAGGACGAGACCATGAACGGCGAACAAAATCTTCAGAACGAGATCAGCGATGGAAAGCCTGAGGCACCTGTGGGTGGAGCCATCGAGCACATGCACACCGTGCAGCAGATGGAGACGCCGAAAGGTACGCTAGGTGTGTTCGAGCTGCCATGCGGCTACCTGGACCCGCACACTCAAGAGCTATTCCGGGAGGTACAGGTTCGGGAGATTACGGGACACGAGGAGGACATGTTGTCCTCGCAACAGGTTCCTTCGGCACAGAAGGTGTCGACTCTTCTAGCCGGGTGCGTGGAGCGTATTGGGACCGTCACGGACAAGGGCCTCATTTCGGGGATGGTGCAGGACCTGGTTATCGGGGATCGCGTCTTTCTCATTTTCGCCATCCGGCGCGTCACTCTCGGGGACGACCTCCCGGTGAGAGAGAAGTGTCCGGACTGCGGAGTAACTACGCTGTTCATGGTTGACCTTGCGGAAGACCTGAACCCGAAGGAGATGAAAAACCCGCGGAAGCGGGTGTACGACGTGCAGCTTCCTTCCGGTACCACAGCCAGATTTCGGGTACCGACAGGGGCCGATGAGGCCAACTTCAACAAGATCATCAAGCGGCAGAAACACAAGGCAGATGGGCCGTCCCAGTCTTTGCTTATGCGGTTGGAGCTGCTTGGAGGTGAAAAGCCCACCCTCAAGATGGTAAAGTCGCTAGGGATGCGTGATCGCCAATTCCTCCGGAACGAGTTTGAGGAGGTGGAGGGCGGCATCGATACGACTTTGGAGCTGGAGTGCCCGTCGTGTGGGAGCGAGTGGGAGAAGGATCTGGATCTCAGCGCTGCAAATTTTTTCTTCCCTGGGGGTCGGCGGAAGCGCTAGAGAAGGAACTCTTTTTTTTGATGGAGTGTTGGTCCGGTATCTCCTACGAAGCTGTCATGGGCATGCCCGTGACACGGCGTCACCGTTTGATGGTCGAGAAATCCAACCTCGAGCGGACGCGTCAGCAGAATCACAACGCGGCTCTTCAGCAGGCTCGGGCGAGAGCACGAAGACGGTAGGAGGCGGCAGTGGGTTTGAACTTCATGGGCTGCGGTTTCAGCTTTGGGGCCAAAGACTCTGGTCTGAACGCTGCGCTCGGTAACGTCGACACCCAGTTCAAGCAGCTGAACGACTCGCTCAGTGACTTTCAGCACACCGCCGCAGAAGGGCTCGCCCCGGCTGGAGGGCTATTCAGCGGTCTTGGTGATGAACTCAAAGAGTTCGAGGGCGTCGAGTGGTCATTCGACGACCTAGATCTGAGTCTTCCGAGCGACCCCAAGGAGCAGGTAGACGACCTCTCGGTCGCTATGGGTGGTATGGCTGCCGAGGCAGCTGTCGGTGGTACGAAGTTTGGTCGCATGGCGAACTCGGTTCTTGGAGGGGCCGGGAAGATAACGGGGGCTCTGGGCTGGGTTGGTATGGCTCTCGGGCCGATCATTGCTGGGTTTGGTCAGGCGGCGGAGTCGGCCGGAGGTATGGTTGATGCTGTGACAGGCCTACCTCGCCGGGCCGGGGACGCGATTCACCGGATCGCGAATGAGGGCGTGAACCTGACCAACAGCCTGGAGGCCGAGGCTGTCTCTCTGGGTCAGACGGCACGGCAAGTCGGCGCGAACATGGGGTATATCGGCAGCGACCTCAATCGGTTTGTCCAGCAGTCTACCAGCATGGCTATGGGACTCAACATCGGGGCGGATGAGGCCGCCAGGGCCATTCGTGCGTGGGACGAATCTGCTGAGGTGCTGGGAGCGACAGGTCTCCGGAGCGCTCAGGATGTGGCTAGGCTAACTTCGGCGCTCGGAATCAACGCCGACGTTCTTCGTAATTCGACTCTAGAGCTGCGAAATCTTGGGGCTTCGGACGAGCAGATCAACTTGGTCACTTCTGCTCTGACGCAGATGGGTCGTGAGACGGGGGATGTAGCTGGCGCCTTGAATGAGCTTCCACAGGTTTTGCAGATGCTTGAACGTCGTCGGGCTCTGGGGGATACGCCGGAGCAGATGGCTGCGTTTGCGGCTGACACCGCTGCGGCTGCGCGAGGATTGTTCGCACTGACGCAGGACTCAGATCGAGCCCGTCAGATGGCTTCCGAGCTGGCCGGGACTGTAACGGAGAGTCGAGAAGCGTTCCAGAACATGTTTGCAGGCACTGAGGATCAGCTTCCTCAGCTGGTCACGGAGCTTGCTGTCACCCGAGGTGAGGTGAACGAGTCATTCCGCCTCATGCAGGCCGGTCCGGGCGGCCTTATCGAAGGCATGGGGCAGCTGGTCCAGAGCACCCGGGATAGCGGGGGCAACGTTGGACGTCTGATGGAGTTCATGCGTGGGCGGCTGCAGCAGGTATTTGGTCCTGAGATGACGGCGACGCTGATCAACTTCTGGGGAACGATGGACTCGGAGACCGTCCAGGCGATGGGGTCTATTCGCAACGCCTCCGTTGACCTCACACAGTTGGCTCGGGACGCCCACACGACCGGTCGCACGATGGACGAGGTCCTCGAACGCATGCGGGCCGGGTTTCAAACGGCGATGCGTCGGATTTCGCGGGCCGACTCGCGGGACTTTCTCCGGCGCACGCGCGACAGCCTGAGGGATCTTCGAGTGGCGGCGGGCGAAGCGGCGCGGTCTACCGGACCTCTCCGGGATGTCATGGGGCTTCTTTCTCGGTCCCAACAGCTAGGGGCTCTGGCTCTCATGCCCGCCGAGCTGCGCGGTTCGGCGATAGCGGCCGACGAGCTACGTGGGCAGATCATGCCGCTTGTTGAAGCTTTCACGTCGTGGGGTGGCATTCTCGACACCGTGCTTGGGTATATTTCTATCTTCACGACGGATGTGATTACCGAGTGGGGGCGTTTGTCTAGAAGCGCTCGCCAAGCCGGGGAAGAGGCCATCGACCCCATGGTGATGCTTGGCCGGGCGATCGACAACCAGGCGCAACGGTACGCCTCCATCTTCGAGGAGTGGATTGGTGATATCGAACAGTGGGTGGTCCGCGCGGCGGAGGCGTTTTCCAACCTGAATTTCGATCAGCTCTTCGAGGGTCCGGCCGCTGGAGAAGAGGATCGCGGAGTCATGGGTGCTATCCGCCGAGTGGTGGAGAGACTAGGGGAGGTAGATTGGGCCGGGATATGGGCGAACATTCGGCAGGGTCTGGAGGGCCTGTTTGAGCACATTCGGCCATGGCTGGAAACCAAGATGACTCAGTTCCGGGAGATCATTTGGAATCGCATCGGTGAATGGTGGGAGGGGATTGATTGGAACCAGGTGTTCAGCCAGATCGGTGACCTCGCCGCTAGCTTGTGGGAGGCTGTCCAGCCGGCTCTGGAGGTTCTTGGGACGATGATCGGGCAGTGGTTCCGAGACCATTGGCTTGACGTGTTCATGGTGTCGAGCACAGCGCTGTCGGCAGCTATCGTTGCGGCGTTGGTTGCCGCGCTTACGGTTGGAGCGGCTTTGTTGGTAGCCCCATTTGTAGGCCTCTGGGCAATCGTTGCTGAGGGGTGGGAGCGCTGGGGGGATAATGTCCGGGAGGTTGTCGGAGCGGTAGCGGTATGGTTCCAAGAGCTGTGGGAGCCTGTAGCTGAGGAGTTTTTGGAGCTGTGGGATGGGGCGTTTGGTACTTTCGAGTCGATGTGGGAGAACGCCACGTCTGCGCCACAGCGCTTCGAGAGGTGGTTGCGTGGTCTTTGGACCGGGTTTGTGCAGTGGTTTCGGAACGTGTTTCCGCAGACGACCCAAGCTATCGAGGAAGTGCTCCCGCAGTGGGTAGCTCGATTTGAGGAACTTAGGACTCGTCTTGCTGAGATATGGGGAAGTATCCGGGAGAACATAGCTCTAGCGTTGTCGTCGGTTCAAGAGGGGGTGATAACCCCGTTTTTCAACAACCTCACGGCGGCGTGGGAGGGAATCAGCGAGGTGGCTGGTACGGTGTGGTCGACGATCAGCGAGTCGATCGGCAGTGTGTGGGAGGATCTGGTAGGTGTCCCGGAGCGGATTCAAGAGGGGTGGAGTGGGCTGACGGCTATCCTGTCTCCCATTTTCGAGAGCCTGACACAGGCTATCCAGCCAGTGACGCAAGCGTTTCAAACTCTGGGTGACGCTGGACGGGGGCAGCTCGATTCGATTCTGGCTGCCGCTGTACGGTTGTTTGGGAACTCCATCAACACAGTGGTGGGGCGAGATATGGAGGCGACCGAGGAAGTCATGACTTCGGCCGCTAACAGTGTGTCCGAGACGATGCAGGCTGTTCTCCACGACGCAACCGTGAATGCGATCGTGTCTGGGTTCCAGGAGGGCTTCGCCGCTGTAGTGGAGAACATGGGCGAGTTCTCGGAGGCGATGGTCGATCACTTCACGACCATGGCCGAGGGCATCTCCGAGATCATGACAGACCTGTTCAGTCGGGTGCTGGCGCAGTCGCTCGTCACGATGGAAGGAACCGAGACAGCTGTTGAAGGCATCATTGCCCGGCTTCGGACGATAACCGCGGCTAACGCGCGTCTGGCTGAGGCTCGGGGAGCAGCAGCATCAGCACTGGCTCGCCCGGCGGATGAAGAGGCGATGCGACGGCGCCTAGCTCAACTTCGGGGGAATGAGGTCCTTCAGGCCATCCACCATCCGGATTGGTATCGAGGAGTGGGAGGTCGCGGGGGATACCAGCAGTTGTTCGTGGCCAAGATGGACGAACTCCGGGAGGCGGTGGCTGCTCTTGGTGTAAATCCAACGGCAGGAACAACTGAGGAGCGCCGGCGAACGATTCGAGAGGCCCAAGCAGCGGTTTCTCGGATTGGGGGCCATCCTGGTATGCCGGGTGGTCCAGGGAGATAAGGCATGGCTGTATCGGTGCAGAGCGGGAGTCGGCTCCGTTTTGGGGAACTGACCGAGGTTGACGGTGTAGAGTTTTGGGAGGTCCTTGATCTTCCTGCCATCCCTACGCAGAAGGACGATCTCGTGCATCGTGTGATCGGAGCTGATCGTCTCGATCTCCTAGCTCATCGGTATTACCAGGACTCGCGGTTGTGGTGGGCGATAGCTGTTGCCAATGATATGGAGGAAGTCCCGACGGAGTTGAATGTAGGGGACGAGATCCGCATTCCGTCTCCTCGTTATGTGACCCAGGTGCTGTTCAAGAAGGCCTCGGTTCAAAGGCGGTAACGTGCCAACTTTCGACTTCTCGGCTCCGTTTGTAGCGGCTCGGATCATTCTTCCGAGTGGGGATGCGTACCCGCTCTGGACGAATACAGGGGGAGCTGAGATTGGTCTTCCTGCTGTGCCCGGGCAGAAGAGTTTGCAAGCGTTGTCCTTTCTGCAGGAAGTGCAAGTGGAGATGAACCTCTCGGGCCTACCTAAGGTGTCGGCTCAGTTGAGCCCTCCGTTTGAGGACGGGATGAAGTTTTTGGACTCTCCACTTGCGGACGGACGTTTGACGAACCGCCTCGAAGTCCAGCTCGGGTACACCGGAGGTACAAGCGACGGAGGAGCGCTCCTATCGCCTCCATATGCAGTGGCCTTGGTTGCTCCTGAGGTCTCGATAGACGTTGACGTGCAGATCAACCTGAAGGGTCAAGGGTTAGGTAGTCAGGCTCAACGGCAACCCGGGCGTATAACGCCGGGTCGAGGAGAGACCCGAAAGAACCTCATACGGAGATTGGTAGCTGGGGAAGGGGAAGGGCGGAGAACGCTAGAGGTGGACTTCTCGAGTGTGCCTGAGACGTCCGAAGCTGGGAGATACCTGAATGAGTCGGCTGCCGGGTTTGTGCAGGGCGGCCGATCGGACTGGTTTGCGTTGTGGGAGATGGCGGAGCGCACGCAGTGCTTCATGCTCATTGTCGGGCCGCGTGTGTCAGGAGGGGCTTCGCGCTTGCTGTGGCTTCCTCGGGTGGACACGTTCTCTCGACCTCCTACTCGCAGGTTCAGGCTTTACCACTATCCGGGAGGGAGGTTGCAGGGCGTTGGCGGTCTACAACTACAGGCTGGACAGCTATCCGAGGTGGAGCTACCTATTTTGTCTTTTTCGTGCAACACCGAAGCCGTTTGGAATGCGCTGACGTACCAAGATGTCCTCAACCATGGGGCTGCCCTCCGAAGTGTTGATCCGGATAGCGTTGAGCCGTCGGAAGAGATCATCACACTGGAGCAGACGGATGAGCCGGTGGATAGCGGAGAGGGAGGGCAGACACTGACCGCGACTGATGAGCTTCCGGACGTCCCGAATCAGGTTCCCGGTGATCCGGATAACCCGGATGCTGTGGCGAGGGCCGAAGCTGAGGTTCGTACTGGGGCAGCGATGAGTCTGCAGTGTGAGCTGGAGACGATCGGCGACCCGACAATACTTCCTGGGGATATGGTGGCTTTGTCCGGGTTGGGGAGGCGGTTCGATAACCAGGTATACCGGGTGGATGCCGTCACACACTCGATAGGGATGGGAGGGTTTACGACGAATCTGCGGCTCCAATCGAATGTGGATGCTGCTCGATCCGAAGGTACGAGGCAGCCAACCGGTCGTGCCAATACAACCGATGTGGAGGATAGTCCTGCGTACACCGCATCCGTGCATCGGAGTCAGGCGGAACGAGCGAGGGCGGAGCTTCGAGGGGGTGGTTGATGGCTATCACGGCCGAAGAGATTTTGGACAACATCGTCCGATACGGGATTGAGTTCTATCGTATCTACCCAGGGCTTTACCGGGGCATCGTGACGGCCAACGACGACCCGCAATCGCGTGGGAGGATTCAGGCACACGTTCCGTCTATGCAGGAGCAGCCTCCGGACATCTGGATCAAGGCGGCGGTACTAGGAGCTGGAGACGGTCGCGGTATTTTTTGGCCACCGGAGGTAGGAGATCCGGTGTACGTGTCGTTCGCACAGGGGCAGCCCGGACGCCCGGAGTGCTATATCGGCGGTTGGTGGGGTCAGCGCGACGGGACGTCGGACGTGCCTGAGGGCCTTGGTTACTCGGGGGACTATCCAGACATCCGCGGGATGGTTACCCGGTTGGGTCACAAGCTCGTGTTCAGCGATGCAGATGGGGATGAGCGCGTAGAGATCATCTGGAACAAGCCGAACTCGGATGATGAGGCCCGCACCGACCGGTCGAAGACAGCGGCGCCCGGAGAGGTCGCGCAGGGAGGTGGTAGTGCCTCGATCAAGTTCACTGCTGACGGGTCGATGGAGATTACTGACAGCGCGAATCCTGCCCAGACGATCAAGACAAATGCGACCGATGGGACAATCGAGGTCGCCGACAAGAACGGGAACAAGGTGGTTCTCAGCGCAGCAGGAGCGCGTGTCGAGGCTGCTTCGATCGATCTCGGTGGGAGCGAGACATCGCCATCAACAGAGCCGGGTGTGTTGGGAACAAAGTGGTACACCTGGGCTGTCTCGCACACGCACGCGACTCCGGTAGGGCCGTCTGGAGTTGCAACGCCGCCGCCTGACCCTTCGATCCTCTCCCAGATCGTGAGGATGAAGTGAGCCTCGACGTAAACAAGCTCTACAACGGGTTTGTGACGTGGTTTGAGACGCCGCAGAGCGTGATCACTTACGCTCAGGCGGAAGCGAAGATGGCGAGTGTCTACCACGTCTACGCGCAAGACGCGGAGGATGTGTCGGGGGAGAGGCTGGAGAACGCTTCGGAACGTCCGTTTAGAGATCAGCTCGCGTTTCAGCGCAGCCAGACCGCTCGACAGTTCGCCGATCAGCTCGATGCTGCCTTTGTTGCCTACTGGCAGGACTTGACGTTTCCTACTTTGGTGGTGCCTCCGGCAGATCCGCCGTGTCCGAATGTTGGGGGCACGGGCGAGTTTTCTGTTGAGACCGCAGCCGTGGTGTCGGAGGTGTCTCCGCGGGCGATGTACGATGCGGTACTACCGGTCTTGACCACCTCGGACGAGCCGGCGCGGTTGAAGGCGCGGAAGCTGGCAGACGCGATGGACCGAGTAACGAAGAGCGCTGTGACGGTGCTCATCACTGGGGAGGACACGACGACGCCCACCCCGGTTGCAATAACCAACACGTGCACGGTGTTCTGATGGCTACTCCGGTTATTTACAAGGGGATCAAGTATCCGTTTCAGAAGAGTGGTACAGGGTTGCCTGCAGCAGCGACGGATGACGACGTCATCAAAGATTCGCTCACGCAGCTAATCATGACGACGAACGGTGAGCGCGTGATGCGCCCCGATGTCGGCACCAACGCCAAGGCGTTTGTATTCGAGAACAACGATGTCGTCCTCGGCAATCTTATCCGGGCAGAGGTTCAGGCTGTGATCGGAAAGTACGAGCCTCGGGTTCAGCTGGTCGATGTGCGGGTCGAGCAGCGGCGTTCGGAAGTCATTCTGACGATCAGCTACATAGTGTTGTCCACGAGAAAGCCGGGGTCGGCTGCAATGGCGATTCCTGCGTTGTGAGAGGGTGGTTATGGTGGAGCTTGCACTAGGGTCCCTGAACCGTGCCCGGTATGCTGGGCTGGATTTCGATACCCACAATGATGACCTGTTGGCCCAGCTACAGGTGAAGTACGCTTCCGACTTCAACGATTTCTCCGTGTCTAGCCTCGGGATCATGTTGTTGGACCTGACGGCTTACGGGTTGGATACGATGAGTTTCTATCTGGATCGGCGGGCGACCGACACCTACCTCGCCACCGCCCGCACACGAGCCAGCGTGTCCCGCACGAGTAGGCAGCTCGGGTACAAGATGGGCGGAGCTGTTGCGTCATCGGTCGACTTACACGTCACGGTTCGGGAAGTGTTTGCGTTCGATGTGACGGTTCCAGCCAGGTTCCAGTTCGATGGGCCGGACGGGCTGATTTTCGAGTGCGCGGAGGATGTTGTTTTCACCCCCGCTGAGCAGGGGATTGCCAACCACAAAGTCATCCCGGCATACGAGGGAGAGACGATACAGGAGAGTTTTGTATCGGATGGGACCTCTGCCCAGGTGTTCGAGCTTCGGCGCATTCCGGAGGACGAGTTCGTTGTTCAGGGCACTGTGGAGGTGACTGTTGATGGGGCGGTGTGGGACGAGTCCGACTTACTCGAGTATGGTGCAACGGACCAGTTCGAGGCAGGGTACAACGACGATCCGTCCACTATTCGATTTGGAGATGGAATCGCCGGGAATATCCCGACGGCCGGGGCGTCGATAAACGTCACGTACGTTGCTTCCAGAGGTAAGTCGGGGCTGGTCTCTTCGGGCACGATTGACGAGGAAACGACCCCACTGGTTGTGGCGTTCACAGAGATTCCTCTCACGATTACCAACCCGGAGGGGTCTTCAGGTGGGGATGATCGCGAGACGCTTGCCAGCGCGAAGGCGTTCGCACCCAAGGTTTGGAAATCGGCTGGGAAGGCGATCACTGGCGAGGACTACGACGGTCTGGCGGGATCATACGCGGACCCACTGTTCGGGCGTGTAGCTGTGGCGAAAGCGATCTCTTCCAGATCGGCCGGAGGGGACCTGACGGTTCAGAACTACATGACGAATATTCTGAACCAGGTCGATGCTCTGAATTCGTCGCTCACAATATCGACGGGTAACATAGGTGATGCTCTTGATATCGCCAGAACGGCTCTGACTGACCTTTCCTCGGCTATTGGGGACATCGCTTCTGAGCTGGCTTCGATTGAGTCGGAGGCCACCACTGCCAGGGCGTCCGCACGGGCAATAAAGAACAGCACGGGGGAGATTTCTACGGACGCTTCCGATATCAAGGGGCACGTTTCGAGTGGTATTGCTCTGGTGAACGCTTCGAGTGCCGACCCTACCGAGAAGAGTAATATCAATGCCCAGTTCAACCTGATCGATGCGGAGGCGGATGCTATCACCTCCGCGGCGGCGAGTGTGGAGGCCTCGGCCAATGCCATCGTCAGCGATGCCAACTCGATCCGCACTTCGACGGAGGAGACCGGGACCGATCTTGTCACCTCCGGTACCTACCTGAACGATGCGACCCAGCAAGGGGTCACCCTCGTGGCCCAGGTGGCCATTATCCAGACAGAATCGGACGCTATTGACACTGCGAATGCGGACCTCGTGACTGTGGTGGAAACTTCCAGGGACGGGATCAACGCTCACCTGGATCGCGTGCTCGCTTCCGACTGCAAGGCGAACCTTGTAACAGTGGCAATTCTGGCTCGGGATGCGGGTGGGTTCTACACGGCGCCATCGACTGGTCTCATCGATTCTCTTCAAACGGACTTGGACGCTCGTAAGGAGGTGACCCAGTCGGTAGCTGTCACGTCAGGGGAGAATTCACTCGTTCGACCTGTGATTACCGTGCGTGTGGGGATCTTCAAGAACTACTCCACGGCAGCCATAAAGACGGCAGTGGAAGCGGCGGTGCAGGGCGTCCTTCGCGGCCGAGCGGTGGGGGTGTCGCTTTACGAGTCTGATCTGGACGACGTGATTCTCGCGATTGACGGGGTAGCCTTCGTCAACGCCCGTATTTCTGGCCACTTGGATACGGACGGTACTACGACACTCACCTCGAAGCTGGATGCGAGCGGTAACCTAATCATCGAGGAGAGCGAAGTCATTACGTTGGGCACGATCACTGTGAACCCCGAGGTCTATACCACATAGGCGCTGTATTCATTGAGATTTTACACCGGACGCGGTGGCGGGATCGGCGTGCTGGGTGGTACACTGAGCCAAGTTTGACACTTTGGCGGGGGAAGGGAGACACCCATGACGCGCACCGCGGTTAGACAGGAAGAGCAGGTCCAGCCTTCCGAAACTTACGATGATTCGATTGCGCCGTCGTTGGCGAATTATGAGACGAACACCTCGCACGCCGAGGACGACTTCAACAACCTGCGATCGGCCGTTCACAACCTGTTGAAGGTGCGGACTGGGAACTGGTACGACGACATCACGATTCCGACCACGTTTGTGTCGGAGTCCCCGACAAGACGTGGCGTGGATAGCCTGGGTCAGGACCTTTGGGACGTTCAGCGACAACGAATCCTGAAGCGTCGAGCGGTCGTTGGTGCGGACGTCGGCCCGATCGCCGTCAATGCCCAGCACGTTGTTTTGACGGCTGCGGGGGAGCTTCCGGGGAACACTACGGCGGCAGTTGGTGCTGTGCAGACGCTCGGTACCATTGTGGCGTATGAGGCTAGCTTCGATACTGCGACGCTGACCGAGGTTGCGGGTGGTGACACTCTCACTCCGAAGAACCTCTGCCTGATCGTGGACGCAGCCACACGAGATCCGATCACAGACGGCTCTGGGCGTGAGGTGTACGGTCTGCTCCAGAGTGAGAGCAACACGGACGGTCACACCATCAGTACCACCACTCCGAACCGGGTGCAGATTTCATTTGTTGTGGCGAACGCGACGGGCGACGACCTGGAACTCGCAGCGGCTGGTACTATGGATGGTAAGTCCATCGACTACAAGCCGACCGAGCGTTGGGCCTTCGAGGACATTCCTGAGCACGCGTGGCTCGGTGATGACTTCACCGATCAGGGTGCGGCCTCCCAGAACCGGCAGGGTGTCTACGACAACCAGGGAGTCGTTCCCGTCGACCTCACGACCAACGCCATCCTCGATCTGGAGGGAGCTGGGCTTATTTGGCGTATCCGCGACGATCTGGAAGCCAACCTGTTTTCGGTCATCGAGGGATCGGCCGGGGCGACCTCTGAGATCGAGTTCGGCTCTGATGTCGATGTCTTCGACAACGACGCCATCGACAACGACTTCGCCAACCAGTTGCAGGTGGCGACCGGGTCGACCCCTATCCACATCGGTGTAACCGCCGGCCACGTCGAGACCACGGGCTCCGACGATTTGCATCTCCAGGCGGCTGCCGAGATGTTCCTGGATGACGTGAACCAGACCGGCTCGACGTGGGCGCAGACTGACGGTATCAAGCTCTCCGAAACCACGGCTGAGTGGGATGCCTTCGAGGCAGAGTTTGGGGAGGTCTCCCTCCTCAACGCCATCGTTCAGGCGTCTGAAGGCGTGACCCGTTGCAAGGCTGTGGCTGAGGTTTCTCAGAACATCCCTGCAGACATCCTGATCGAAGGGCCAAGTGGTCCCGGAACGGCCAACATTACAGCCGATCTTTGCGACTACCGGGCACTGACGTTCACGAGCGACGTGGATGTTTTCATCAACGGTCTCCTCCAGCGTAACGGCGCGGACGCCGCGGCTAACCACGATGTTTACCCCAGTGCTGTTGCGGCGGAGCGTCAGTACGGCTGTTTCTACGCGGAGTATCCACTCCGCTACCGCGGGGGTACCCGTCCGGACGTGATCACGATGCTCACGTGGGGCGATCCCGTTCCGTAGCAGTTTTTGAATTCCCTACCTATGACGGATGAAAGTGAGGACGTGGATGAATGTGAACAAGTCGATGCTGAAAGTTGACCTGGCAAAATCGCTAGGTGCTCAGTACTCCAAAATGGCCTCCGTGGCGGAGAAAGATCGTCTCCGCCAGGAGGGGGCTGTCGACGCTCTCAAGGAAGCCGCCAAAGCCGTTGGGGACCTTGGGTTGAAGCTCGACCGGGCTTTCAAGGACGGGGAGTTGACGGCGGAGATGCTGAAGGACCCGAAGCAGGTCGAAATCTTCATCAAAAAGTGGAATCGGAGGGCTGTCGGAGCGATTGATAACTTAGCAACGGCAGCCGGAATCGCGATTCAAGTTGCTGCGGGACGAATGAAAGGTCTCCAGCAGGCGGAGGCTGTGGTCCAGAAGTCGGCGGAAGAGGAGCTTGCGAAGCTGCGCGAGCTGCAGCGGCAGATCGAGTCAGGCGAGCTGAAGGTTGAGGATGTGCAGGATCGTGAGGCTCCTCTCCCGTTGAAATACCAGCGCGAGGATGAGGGGGTGGCTGAGGTTGAGGTTGAGAAGGTTTCCAAAGCAAAGCGCGCGAAACCGAGAAAAGGGAGCAGCAAGAAGGGTAAGTAGTGCAGGATGGGACGTACTCCGCAGGCCTTTGACGGTCCTCTTTATGAAGAGGATTCGGTCCACATCTACGATCCGAATGATGAATCACGCTACGCTATATTGAGACGGAGCGCGGGGAACTTCTCGATTTCTGTGTATGGGCCTGATGCTCAGGCCCTTTATTTGAATTGCAAGAAGGGTGTCTACCAGCTCGGCGGAACCTCAGCCAGTGAGTTCTTCCGTGTCACGGACAGCGGTGACGGCCTCATCTTCGAGGCTCTCGCAAGTAATCTCACGCGGATCAACCATACCCTCGAGTTGTTGTCAGACGCACCGGACCCTTCAACCCCGGGTCAGGCTAAGTACAGCGGCAGTGCTTTCCGAATGCGTGACTCGCTTGGTGTGTTCAACCCTCGCGAAGGCGTGATGACGGATGAGCAGCACCGTCAAATAGACCAGCTCACCCATGAAATAGACGAGACCTCATATTACGAGCCGACGTATTCTGGTTGGCGGTTGGTGCAGGAAGGATGGTGGACGAACGCCTCGAAGACGACCCCTATTCGAGTGATCGACTACACATATACGGGTTCTAGGATCACCACTGAGGAGCGAAAGCAGTATGATGGGCTAGGTGTTTTAGTGGAGACGATGACGGGTACTTACACATATTCTGGATCGCGGATTGACAATGTGGATTGGGTGAGAACGTAGCATGCCTGTGAATCAAGTCATAGTCGACCCTAGTGATACCTGGGTTGCTGTCGGTCAACACGAGTATGATCGCGGCCTTGGTGGCATTTTGATCCCGCCCCATGGTACGAGCTTCCCGATCTCCCCTCAGGCGGACGAGTATTTTTGGAGGGATGATCAGGCAAAGCTCTACAAGCGGAATTCCGCCAACACGGCGTGGGAAGCTCAAGGTGGAGGCGCGGACGTCGTAGGTCCTGCTTCTTCTACGGACAACTCTATCGCTCGGTGGGATGGTGCGACAGGGAAGCTCCTTCAGAACTCGGGGGTGCACCTAGGGGACGACGCGCGCATCAACAAGATCATGCACAACACCCCCGCAATATCAGATCCAGGGGGTTCTCCGTACCCAGGGGATCAGTATTTCAATCTGACGTTGCAAGAGCAGATGCGGTACGACAGCGTTCGGGCGAAGTGGCTCTCCGTGGGTACCCTGGCCATTCAGGCTGGTCGGTATGTAAGTACCGGTGCTGGTATACCTTACCGTGCTGTCGGGTACGTGCAGTTCTCCACTACAGCCGGCATCCCGGTTCCGAAGTCAACGATCGTGTACCTCGCAATCCAGACGGAGAACGTCGTCTCCTCGACTTTGGAGGTCTATCAGGGGGTGTCTTTAGTCGGGTCTCTCGCGCACACTGGGAACTTCACTGAGGACGTCTCCGCTGATATCGATCTTGCCGCTGGCCATCTTGGTTTTGCTAATGCTGCTGGTGGGGCTGCTGTCACGAATGGCCAGATCTTGGCTGTGCTGAAGCGGAGGGCGTAGTCATGGTCGACACGATTGTGGCCAGGAATCAAACTGGCAGTCCAGTCCCGTTGTACGAGATCGGTGTAGTGATTCCGGCAAGTGGGGAGGCTGTTCTTACTGACTACGCACCGTTCTATCAGATCCTTTGCGATCCAGAGCTAGGGGCGGCTGTTGATGGCGGGAGCGTACTTCTCACGATTGATGGGGTCGACTTGGACGCCGAGGGTTCGTCGGTTGCAGCAAATGGTCCGCCAGTACAGGGGGTGCTCGCTCACAGCGATCTTGCGGATGTAGGTTTGGATGATCGGCATCAGACGATTGCGCAGAAGGCCGCTCTGGATGCGAACATAGCACTCAGTGGTGAAAACCCTGTTGTTGACCAAGCGTCCCTCGACGCGGCCATTGAGGGGATTACGTGGGAGCTGCCGGTAATCAGCGCGAGTGTCTTGGAGCCTCCCGAGTCGCCAGAAGTTGAGGATCGCTATCTGATTTTGGGGACTGGTAGTGGTGATTGGGTCGGTCACGACGGTGAGATAGTGGAGTGGTCCGGAAGCGTGTGGGAGTTTACGGCTCCGGCAGATGGTACAGTCGTTCCTGTCCAGGACGAGGACATCGAGTATCGCCAGGTAGCGCCAGAAGCCCCGTGGAAGTGGGCTCCGCGCCCAGGCGGTACAGCTGTTCACGGGAACAACAAGCATTCGCCAAACATGCTCACCGTTGGCGGTAATCGTACGGACGCAAATTTGAATGCTTTGACAGGTGGTGGAGAAACTGGTCTACATACCCATCCTCCCACCCTCCCCTCTGGTGCGAAGATCGTGTCTAGTGTGGACATGCCAGTCGGTTCCTCCCTTTTGGTTGTTCCGATCAATCCAGTTTATCCCACGCCATGGAGAACGGCTGTCCGGTGTTGCATCGACCCATCCCTCTACGGAATTCCTGGGTTTACGGCCGTCTACAACTTTGTGGTAGCGGCGCACTTGTCAACTGCCGGGGTTGTCGAACTCCGCTTATTCGATGTGACTCATAGGGTGGTTGTCGGCGATGTTCTCTCCTCCTCTGGTGCTGGAGTTGGTTACGTGACGCTCGCCGATTCGGACCGCCCGATCTCCGATTTTCAGGTTGGGCGGGCTATCATTGACCTTCAGGTGAGGCAACTTGCTGCAGGCCGTTACACGGTCCACAGCGGCCATATCGAGTTTGTACGGGAGAAGACGTGATGGCGACCACATACAAGTACAGGTTGTGGTGCGAAGACGAGTCAGCGTGGGTAACTTGGCTGATCGCCGAAGGTGAGCCGACACCGACGACCTGCCCCAAAAATACGGCACACACGATCGATACCACCAAGACATGTATTGTCGAGGTCTACAGCGATCAGCCAGTTTTCGACACGTCGGGGCATATGAAGATTCGGCCAGAGAAGCCGACTGAGCCGCGCGCGAACATCATCTCTCCAAATTTCTGCGACCCGTTGACATGGCACACCAAGTCAGTGCGGGTTGAGGGGGAGGAGCTGGAGGCCAACCACGACCGAACGCGATTTTTTGCACAGCATCATCGCTGGGTCGATCTCAACCACGGGAGAGTGTCCGACGAGGACTCGATCAGCTCCGGCAAGTTACCCGTCATTTACGTCGACGACGAGGTACAGACGGAGGTATCTCCGTTCACTTGCTTGGACTCTCTCCCCAACGGTAACTGGCCAGGGGATTACGTTGTGCACCACGAGCATGGCATTGTCGAGTTCAATGAAGCTGTTCCTGAAGGGGCTGTTGTCACAGCGGATTATTCGTACGTTACCACGTCGGAATGGATCATGGCGCCTAATGAGGGGACGATTCTATCTATGGTGGGATCTGAGGTGCAGTTTTCAGAGAATGTCGTGCTGATGGACACGATCCGCTTTTCGGTCTGGGGGATTGCAGACTACTTTCTCCCGCCAGAGATGATCGGGAATGAGGAGGGTCAGATACCGTCTGGGACGAAGATCCAGCTTGAGGACAAGGTCTACAAGACCATGGGGGATTTTATCAACGAAGCAAACGGTGCGTATCCGACGATCCCACAGATAGGCGGCCCTGTTCGTGGCACTTCCAGTCCGATTCTCGAGATCCCGTGGGTGTATCGGACGGCGATCAATCTTTACCACTCCAAAGGGATGGAGGTACGAGTGTCCCTCGAGCACGACATTCCATGTCGAGGAGATATGGGGACCATCGCCTTTTACTGTGTGTCCCTAGCAGAGGGGAGCTGACCATGGGCAGGCCCATCGAGGTGGCCGTTCGTTTGTGCCCTGTCTGTTACGGCCATTACGGTTTGTGTGGGTGTGATGGGCGGACACGTGAAGTGGGGTGGGTGCAGGGACGGGACAGCCTCACTTGGGTGGAAGCTCGCGAGGCGGTCAGGGCGTTGGTCCAACGGTTGGCAAGACAGGACGGGGAAACTCCCAAGGCGTGGTCCGGTCGGGTACTCGACACTCTAGGTCTCACTGAGAAATTGTTGAGGGGGAGCGGTTGACATGTCGTATGACGTCACAGTCGGCTTTTCCAGTCAGAAGACGTTTGTGTCGTGGCTGATCCGGGTCTTTACTGGTTCTCGGTGGGCGCATTCTTGGATCGAGTACAGGTCCGGGCTTTGGGGTGGTCGGTGGATAGCGCATTCGACGGGGGCGGGGGTGCAGAAGGTCCCGGCCGAACAGCTAAAGGCGGTGTGGTCGTCCTGGGTGGGATACTCGTGCGAGATCGACCTCACCCCCGGAATCCGCACGAACAGGTCCTATGTTGGCACAGGGTACGACTTTGTGAGCCTTGGTGGTCACATTCTACGCTTGATGACCTGGTGGCTTCTCGGTCGCCGGATTCTTAATCCGAGTCGGGACGCTAGTAAAGTTACGTGCTCGGAGTTTGTAGCTCGCATTCTGAAGGGTGCCGGAGTGCCTGGGACCGAAGAGTGGGACCCCGAGACTATGGACTCTGGGGCATTGCAGTCGTTCTGCGAGACCTCTCCGTATTTCACAAAGGTGCAGGGATGATTCTCGTCGTTTCAGACCTTCATATTGGGCGCAATCGTCACGAGGGGTGGAAACGGGCGTTCGCGCTGATGGAGGGGCGTGAGTGGTCTAAGATCTTCGTCCTCGGCGATCTGTTCGACCTTTGGCAGCGCCCTGAGGTCACGATGGTGGACTCAACGCTTGCTACACTCTCACGGCTAGACGCGAATGTGGTGTACACGGTCGGCAATCACGACGAAGAGGTAGTCAAGGAGATCAACCATTGGGACCACAAGATTGAAGTGTGCCCGCACCACACCGAGGAGATTGCAGGCCTTAGGTTCCGGTTCTTGCACGGGCACTCCGTCGATCGCTTCTACACGTGCCATCGGACGCTGTCGCGGGTGATCACTCGATTCGAGGCAGTCGTGTACTCTCTGTTTGGTTGGGACATCCAGGAGGCGGCTCGACGCTTGGCGGGCAAGGTGATAGCGCGCGCTCGTATGGGTCTCCACAGGCGGCTTGTTCGGGCGAATTGGGATGTGGACGTTTTGCTTGCGGGGCATACGCACTTGCCTGGGATGTCGACTATTGAAGGCGTGCTGTTGGTGAACGCAGGGGATTGGGTTCACCACCAAACGTATGTAACCATCGAGGAAAGTACTGGTAGATGCGAGGTACTTGAGTTTGAGACGGACCAGAAGTGACCACGTCGTGGTGTGAGGAGGGTTCTGTGCCGGCTCTGGGATTGTGTGAATAGTCTGCGCGTGCGGTGCTGTGGGAGCAGACATGAGTGGCCGGATAGCCGGGACAGAGCAAGGAGGGTGCACCCATGGCGAGGAAGCGTTCGTCGTCTCCGGATCTCAAGTTGGACGTCGAGGATGTCGATCTAGATAGGCGATGGAGGTTGACTGTGACGCCACCCAAGGGTTCTGATTTGCGTGTCCCGGACGCGGAGTCATTCGCTGCCCACGAAGGGACGCCGGTCGTCAACAGGCAAGAGTTGGCTTGGGATGAGATCGCTCAAATGTCGAAGCACTTACGGAGGCTCGTCCGAGCGACAAACAACCAGGCCAAGTACGTTGAGAAGATTCCGGACCTCCAAGAGGATGTACAGGCCTCGAAAAAGTCGGCGGACAGAGCACTCCAGAAGGTCGATATTCTCGACACGAAGGTGACCACGGAGATGAAGGGGCTCGATCGTCGCGTTGAGAAGGTGGAAGAGCGTGGACACGACTGCGCCCAGGTAGCGGTTATAGCGGACCTCCGGGATGCCAGCCTTGAGACTCGACGTAAGGTCGAGACGAGCGTGGTTGAGGGTATCAAGACTCGGGAGCGTCTGAACACTGCTCAGGATGATTTGGTAGCTGTCGACAAAGAGGTGAAGAGGTTTTCTAACGCTCGTCGCAGCTTCGTCATGGGGTTGATCGGCCTCATCATTTTCGGACTCTCGTCGGTTGGGTCCCTAATTTGGTTTCTGTCGGCGTTGGACACCCAGGTGGCGACTGAGCAACGCGAGCGCCGGGATAGCTATGCTCGCCTCGAGATGCAGCTGGGGAAGATGAGCAAGACAGCGAATACGGCCCCAGTGCAACGCGAGATTCGGACGCTCACCAAAGCCGTTCAGAAGGCCAACGGTCACGAGACCACGGAAGAGTTCTGTTCTGGGCTTTCGGACCGCACTGTCAAGTCCATCAAGCGCATGGTGCCTGAGAGCGAGTGGCCTCGCTGCCGACGGTTTGGGCTAGAGCCCGTCCGACACCGCAAATGAGCTTTCCTATTTTTGAGATCCCATCAGGGTCGATTGATGGGGTAAACCGCATTTTCTACGTGAGTACGGACTACCGGCCTGGTACGACGCAGGTGTGGCTCAACGGGCTGATGCAGGGCCGACACGGGCAGGACGGTTGGAAGGAGATGGGCGGAAAGAAGCTGCAGCTCCACGAGGCTCCTCGCCTCGGCGACGTCCTTCAAGTCAACTACACGCCGATCGCGTAGACACGTCCATCAAACTTGAGGTATAAGGGGGCATGCCGCTTCCCCACTTCGAGGTCCCATCGGGCGCTATCGACGGGGTCAACCGGGTGTTTACCGTGTCGCAGCCGTATCGGCCCGGCACGACGGCAGTATTTCTGAACGGGCTCCTTCTCCGAGCGGACTACCCGGACGGGTGGGACGAGACTGATCCCTCGACGGGCGAGGTTACTCTGAAAGAGCCTCCACGGGTCACGAAGATCACGCCCGATGTGGTGCAGGTGTTCTATATTGACCTTTCGCCCGACGTTTTGGACGCGGCGATTGTCTGCCGCTTGACGGGGCACCTACGCGACGTTGACGGGCTGGAAGGGTACCTGGTTGTCCAGACCCATCTTCGAGGCTCTGTGGGTGCCTCAGAGGGCATTGAGGGGTTTTTGAGGACCGAGCAGGGGCTCCGCGCTGAACTCCAGGCCGAAGGTACACTGCATGGAAGCCTGGCGGAGGTGTGTTGATGTGTGAGAGGGTACGATAATGTCAGGCACTACGAGTATCTTGGGACCCGAGAACGAGATCGAAATCTACCGAGGTGCGTCCAAGACTTTCGAGTTGGAAGTGGTTGATGGTGAAGAGGAGGAAGTGGACCTGACGGGGGCTCGGGTCATTCTCTCTGTGAAGTGCGCCTTGGCAGACCCTTCTCCGCTGATTCAGAAGGACAGTGATGCGGGAGCGACGCAGGTGGACATCACGCATCCGAAGGAGGGGAAGGCTGAGATCAAGTTCGTTCCCTCGGATACACGCGCCATGGATGCTGGGGAGTACATCTTCGATGTGTGGGTGGTGCTTGCAAGCGGTACTCGCAGCCCAGTCATTCTGCCCTCGCCGTTCAAGGTGGTCGCTGGCGTCACGGTGTTGACCTAGAGCGTCCAATGGACGCAGCATGAGGGTCATGATGAAGTGGACGCACTGGATTCTGTACTTTGTAGCACTTCCCTGGAATTTGCTGGTGGCGTGGCCAGCAGTACTTCTTATCCGCCTGTTCTGGGGTGAGGACCTTCGCTGGGAAACTCCCCCTCCTTACGATCGCAAACGAGGGGGTGGGGGCGGCCCGTGCCTCACCTGTCGAATTCGGGCTGGGTCTTTTCCAGTTACGTCTGGTACGTGGCCCAAGGGGTGGTATCTGTATCGAGACGGGGACAAGGTGTACGCCTGGGGAGGAACGACTCTCGGTCACGGGATCTTCTACGGCCCTAAAGGGCGAAAAGGGCTAGCTGAGTGGACGCGGATTCAGGCACATGAACATGTACACGTTGAACAGGCCGAAGTGGCTATGCTGCGGTCGTTCATTACCGGGCTAGCGGCTGGCGCACCTTTGTGGGCTTTCGGGCACTCGGGTCCTGGCGTGGCTGTGTTTTTGGTGATCTGGACCTGCGGGTATCTGATGATGGGTATTTCAGGGTGGCTGACGGCGGTGCTGCGCGGGGAGGAGGCGTATTGGGGGTCATCCCACGAGGAGAGCGCCCGGGCGCAGGATGATCGACTCGCGGGGAGGAAGTGATGGCGAACACGCCTCGAATGAATTGGCCCTTCCCGAACGAAAACCAGGACCCTTGGTACATCGCGCTTGAAAACTTCGCTAAGGCTCTCGATACGTCGGGTTACGCTGCGCGCGAAGACCGCCACCTCATTCTGGTTGGCGGGGGGACCATTACGTGGGACGCAGTGGGGTCGACGCTCCAATGGACAGCTCCTCTTCAGATCGTTTCCCCGATTACCGGGTTCTTGCTCGATATTCCGGCGAATACTATCACGATTGAGGATGGGCAGGTGTTCTACGGAACGCTTGTTCGTGCCCCGACCAGGAACCTCGAGATTGCGGTTGCTGTTGCGAATCAGGTTCCGAACACGGATGAAGACATTCTGCTCGCGGTGCGTGTCGGGAATGATCTGCACTGGCGAGGTGGCGCGTCGATGGGGGGTGGTGGGGCCGGTACGGGTACTGTCTTTGCGGATGGCGCATCGGATTACTCCTATGTTCAGGCGGCTAGTCCCATCGAGGAGGTTGTTGGGCAGCTGACATTTGATGGTGCGGTTGTCACGTCTGGGCTGAAGGCGGTTTTCCGGGCCACCTTGCGGGTCACGCTGGTTGCGGCCGGTACGTCCTATGTTCGCTTGTATGACTTGGGTCCCCCGGGGGCTCCGATACCCCCTCGCCTGGTCACGAGTTTGAGCACGACTTCGGATGGCCAGCAGTACTTGGAGACCGATCTGACTGTCGTGTCAGCGGCCCCCGCGAGCGGCGAGATACTCGACGTCGCTCGGATGTACGAGATCGTAGTCGAACAGAGTGCGACGACAGGTGACTCTGTGTATCTCGGTTCGGCCGGGATCAACGTTGAGGGTGTCTGATGGTGGCGGTTGTCTGTTTCGGAGGTTGCTATGGCTAATGACATCTTCGTGCGGAACTGCCGCACTCCCGATAGGACGACCTCACAGTCCTGGGGAGAGGTGTGGGACCTTCGTGAGATGCTGTTGGTCGGGGGTTATACGGAGAACTCCAATGACGGGGACGCGGCGTGGACTGGGTCGGCTCTCGTGTCCGCACCTGTTGACTGTGCTGTCGACGCCGGTAACCCGAGGCAGATTACCTCTCCATCTGGCCCTTTTACGCAGGCCATGGTGGATGACAATCACATAATCGGATTGTTGGCTTCCAACGACCAGAACAGGATATTGGCCCGCATCGAGGAGTACGTCGATGCCAATACGATCAAGATAGATCGGATGTCGTGGAATGACGTTGTGGGCTGGGCAACAGAGTTCGGGATCACGGCCCGAGTGTCAAGGTGCCAGAATCAGTTTTTGTCCAGCGGGGCGTGGGTGCTGATGGACGCTCCTGGTGGATCAAACATGCAGGTCCGCATTGTTGCGGTGAACAGCCAGTACTACAACATCTACGTACGTCCGAATGGCCAAGGCGCCGATCCCACAGAGACCACCGCGGTGACGATCTACGGTTGGTACGCCTGGGAGAATTCCTACAACATGGCTGTCAAGGATCAGCACCTGTTGTTTTGGAAGATGTACAACTACAATGGGACTAGGTACGGTCGCGTCTTCGGGTTCTGCGATCTTGATCTGGCTACCGGCGATCCCAATCCTGGGCTTCTGTGCGACATCCTTATCAGCACCACACTTCCGTGGCATGGTAGTTACTACATGCTCGATACTGTCCCGGCAGCTGTTACAGTTTATCCGAGCGTTCTGAAACAGTATGGGGGCCAGGACACGGATTATTCGTTGCTCTCTCGGCTCGGGCACCGGCTTGTGAACGGTCAGCCCGGATACGTACAGCTCCACAGTCCGTGGGTGTACGGGGCGAGCTTGACAAACGAGGCATATCGAAGGGGTCGGATTCCAGAGGACATGTTACGGTTCACCTACCAAAATTATGACATTTTGCAGCCGGTTACGGATGATTGGCTGCACCTATATAACGGGTTGGCAGTGCCAAGGCGGCCTGGCGATCCTGTTGTGCACTCGCCAATTTAGGTAGGGGACTCGACAATGGCTGCCGATATATTCGTTCGTAACTGCCGGGAGGTACCCCAGTCAAACAATCAGTCTGGGGCTACGGTATTCAATCTTCGGGAGCTGTTTCTGCTCGCAGGGTATACGGAGAACTCCAATGACGGGGACGCGGCGTGGACTGGGTCGTCGGTGGTGGCTACACCGTCAGACTGCGCCGTAGGTGCCGTTCCTAGACAGATCACCTCTCCATCCGGTCCTTTTACACAGGCTATGGTGGACGACGAGCACGTCATCTCCTTGTTGGCCACGAACAAGCAGAATCGGGTCAAAGCGCGAATCGTTGAGTTCATCGACGCCGATACGATCAAGATCGATTCCATGTCGTGGAATGATGTGGTTGGGTGGGAGACCGAGTCAGGAATACCGGCGAGGGTGACCAGGGCAACAAGCCAGATTGTGGCGAACGGGGCGTGGACTTTGCTAGATGCGCCTGGCGGGTCGAATATGCAAGTTCGTCTCGAGTCCGCGGCTGTGAACTACATGTACGTTCACGTCCGGCCGAACGGGCAGGCTGGGGACCCGCGCGAAATGGGTGGGTATCAGCTCTACGGGACGTACACCTGGCAGGATCACTTCAACATGTCGGCTAAAGATCATGATGTGCTGATCTGGGGCATGCGCAACTATAACGGGACACTCTATTGCCACGTGCTCGGGGTATGCGAGCTGGGTTTGGCCGGGAGTGACCCCGGCCCAGCGATGCTGGTGGGCGGATACATCGAATCGGTGTACGCATGGGAGCTGTCTTACTGGATGTTGGGGGCTACGGGCGTGTCAATGAGCGTCTACCCCGGCATCTGGAAGTATTACGGGGATCAGGATTCGAGTGACTGCTTGACGCGCAACAACCCAAAATACCAGCTTGTGAACGGTAATCCGGGTGTGGTTGGAGCGTACGCTCCGTGGGTTCACGGGCCGGACTGGCCTAACGAGGCTTTCAGGCGTGGGCGGGTTCCTGCAGATTTCCTGCGGTTCACTCACGCAACTCTTGGGGCGTTATCGCCGTTCGATCCAGATGGCGAGTGGATGCACACCTATGGTGGCCTGGCGGTGCCGAGAAACGGGCATGGTGACCCCCGCATTATTCCGCCGATCTGATCGTGGAGGGTGATCGAGGATTAGTGAGGAAATACAATGAACATCTGGGGACGAGATCTTGAGGTCTCATTCAATACAGCAGCTGGCCAAGGTGGTATGGGGAAGATCAACTCCTATATTTTCCATTTGCTTCGGCTCATCGGTTGGACCTGGCTGTGGGAGTGTGATGGAACGGCGGCCGACCCGAATAGGTGTCCCGACGGGAATATGGAGGCAGCTGGTGTGGGATCGTGGACTGCGGTAGGTACTGGCTCTCTCGCGAAGGACACGTCGGAGTTTCATTCCGGTACTCAGAGTCTCGAGATCACAGCTCCGGCGACGAGTGACGGTGCCAGGAGTGCCGCCCTCACGAGCATGGACGACTCGACGGACTATCGTGTGGCCATCTGGGCGTATAACGACAGTGGCGTTGCCTGGGACGTCGAGGTTGACGACGGCAGTGGATCGTTCTCCTCAGTCGGCACCATTCCTGATAACAGTGGGGTGTGGACGCTGTACGAGTTCGCGTTCACTACGCACACGTCCGGTACCAGGTACATCCGGGTCGTAAATGATCTCGGTACTGGCGGCGAGGTCGTCTACGTCGACGGTATCCTGATCTGGCGAAGTTGGTTTGAGCACAATGTCGATCAGGAAGGGACTGATGGGACGCTCACAAACCCGGATGAGTTTTCCAGCACCGGCTATACATTCGTCGCGGGAGACGTTGGTAAGGTAATCGTCGTTCATGACCCTACCAATGTCGGCAACACCGGGTGGTACACGATTGCTAGTGTGGCGGCTGGTGTAGCCACTTTGGAGATGCGATCAACCACTGCGGCATTTACGACTCAGGGCTCTCTTGCGTGGCGCATGCTCGATCCGGCCAATGCTCCTGATGACACCAGCTCGTCCTCCGCCATCGGCGCCGGTTGGATGCTTGAGAGTCCTCATTCCTCAAGCTGGCGGTTGAAATGCCGCTACAACCTGACGTACGGCAGTACCGACAAAGGTGTTTCCTATGCCAGTTCGCCGGTAGATACTGACTTCGACTTTTCAACTGGGAATTTCTATCCGTCAGGTCCATCGACCCAGCGCAGCATGCAGGGGGATTACTACTACACGACGAGCGGTTTTTGGTCGGACACGGCGTTCTGGCGCGGGCCTGCAATCGGTACTGGGTATGGGGTTACGTCGCCGTGCCGAGCCTTTTTGAAAACGGACTCGGACGGGTCGTACGTGGCTTCTGTAGTTTTCGAGCAGGGTGCTGGGTACCACGGCGCGTTCTTGGTCGGGTATACCGGGAACGACTCGTATCATCCTGGCATTCAAGAGTTCCTCCAGCAGATGAGGTGGGAGGATCGAACGAGAGCGGGTGAGATCAATTTTACGACCGATGATGATCGGTATTTCCCCTACGTAGGTATCGGCTTTACCCCTGATGATCTTGCCGTCTGGACCAACCTTGCCCAGGAGGGAATAGGAGCAGGTACCGTCAACCCGTGGGTTCGTTCTCTGGCCTGCGCGAATCAGTTTTCCGGGGACGAGCAGCTACGCCCACTGATCATTGCGCGGGACCCGACCGGGGACGAAGGATTTCCGAGTATTCGTGAGTCGAACATAGGCATTTACCAGGGGCGGTCCACCCTCCCTGACCTGAGTACCTTCGACTCCGATCAATATCTGCACTTCAAGGACGGGTACGTGTGGGAATGGCCTGGAGTAGACGTGCTGTGAGGTGAATGATGGCAGTCGAGATAGAGGGGTTGGAGGTCGATTTCATGGTATGGGGGCAGTTCAGCCGGGACGGAGTGGTAGGGGTCTTGGACGTGGAGTGGTGGTATCCTTATCCTCTTGGTGACTCGACTCAGTACGTGGTGAATAAGGTGTGGGACACGGTGGCAGGAGAATGGGTGCCCTGGGACACAAAAGAGATCGACGACACGGGGAAGGAGTACCCAGGACCGGGGGTATTCGGGGTGGACACGGAAGGGTATCGTGTAGAAACGATCAAGTTCACACGGGTCTGATTTAGCGGGGAGATTTACGGTGCCTAATAGCCTACGCATGAGCTGGCCCTATCCGGCTGAGAATCAGCAGTCGTGGTATGAGGCCTTCCGGTCTTTCGTCGAGGCGATGGACTCCTCCGGATTCGCTTCGCGCGAGGATCGGCATCTCATCCTCTCCGGCGGAAATGTTGTGACTTGGAATGGGTCAACTGGCCTTCTCCAGTGGACGGGGGCGATCAGCATCGTGTCTCCCGTAACTGGATTCCAGGTCCAGATAGATCCGGCGTCGATTACGATCGCGGATGGCCAGGTCATGTACGCTGTACTGACCCGAGCGCCGACTCGGATAGTGACGGTTGCAGTCGTCGCGGCTGGTCAGGTTCCGAACACAGACGAGGCTCTTACGCTCGCCGCTCGCGTTGGAACGCGCTTGTACTGGAGGAACGGCCTACTTCTGGATACGGGGGAATCGGTTACAAACCTTGGTTCCAAGCAGGGAGGTGGGGGTGGTTCGCCACTGCAGGTCGACGATGAGGGCAGCACGCTCGCCACGAACTGTAATCTCCTCGACTTCGTAGGGTCTGGGGTAACGGCAACGGTTACAGCTCCCGACCAAATACAGGTGTCGATCCCTGGTGGAGCTTCCGGTTCGGCCAGTGGGGATCTGTCGGGGACGTATCCGAGCCCGACGGTTGACAAAATTCAAGGGTTGGATGTTTTCGATTTGATCTCCCCGTCGAATGGGGATGTCCTCGCCTGGGACGGCGGGAACTCGCGTTGGGACGCACAGGCACCAGGGACTACTACGGACCGTAGGACGGCTTTCTACGTTGTAGGTAACGCGACGAACGGCGACACCTCCGTCGTGTGCGACTACTTGGACACAGGCGACGGTGCGCAGCTGGCAACTGCTCTGGCTGCTGCAGGGGCGGGTGCTGATGTGTACATACGCCCTGGAACTTATGACTTGGGACAGGTCGGTTCACCGCCGGCTCCGCTAGCGATTCCAGCCGATGTTCGGGTTCGAGGGGCCGGGCGTTCGCACACGAAGATCGTGACGAGGGCGCAGGGAGACCAGGGGGCCTTTACGCTAGGGGCGCGGTCGGTCCTGGAGGACGTAGGCATCAACGTAGCGCTTCCGGTTGGTGCAGGCTCAGGGTCTACTGCCGTCGTGGAGCTTGCTGCGGCTCGGGCTCAGTGCCGACGTGTATCTGTAGACTTCCCGGGCCTGTGGACGATTGCTGAGGCTACACTCACCGTGCTCCGAGCGTGCTTTGAGGCAGGTGTATCGGCAACGACAGCGGGTCAGGACGCACAGTTCGTGGACTGTGAAGCCGGGATGACCAACGCTGTGCCTAAGTTTCTCGATTTGGGCCTTCTGGCAGGGAACGAGATGGTTGTCTTCTCGGTCACGTTTGGTGGGCCTATCCCCATTATCGCAGCGCTCATCAAACGATGTCGGTCTAACGGCGCGGACCGAGGCGGTGTGAGTTACACGCCCACACGCGTAATCGATTCCACCTTCGAGGACTTTCACGAGCTGGGGTTTTTGATCACTGGCTCGGACGCTGTCGGAAGTGAGATTGCTGATTGTTTTTTCCTGTCCACCATAGGGGCGCTGGCGACGGGACGTGGGGTTGTCCTAGACACCGTCACGGCTGTCGGAGTGGTGGACAACTACATCTACAACGACGCTCCCACGGCCGGACAAGAGGCGATCGAGTGCGTCGCGGCAGACTGGAACACCGTCCGCGGTAACCGAGGAGGGTCGTTTGGAACTGTGATGGGGGCCGTGCGATTGGATGCTAGCTCGGACAACAACATCGTGAGCGGTAACAATTTCCAGGGGGCTACGTACACGGACCTTGGGGCGCTCAATGATGTGGCCCATAACAAGTAGGATTTGAGATGCTCTTGCGATCTCGGAGGGTGTGACTATTCCTGGATTTGGGACCGGGCCTTTTGGTAGTGCGGCGTTTGGGCGATTCAACTGGTCAAGGCGCGTGCTCTTCGAGGCGGCACCGGAAATCTACCGGACGGCTGATTTGGAGAACGACGATCTGTTCCGTCGATATGCGGAGGCTCAGGGAGCGTCGTTTGACAACTTGCGCGAGAAGATCGCCGCCTTTGCCGACCTCCGAGATCCACGAGCGGCCCGAACTCGTTACGATGAGACAGCACTCCTTCGATTAGGCCGAGTCGAGGCTGTCAAAGGGGCCGTAGAGCAGCAGGGCGCGCTGGCCTCTGTTTCCGCGAGTGGTGTTTTCGTCACTCGACGGGGGCGGTTCACGTTCGCGGACGTAGGGAAAGAGATCACGGTGGCCGGTTCGACAATAGAGGCGAACAACCGGACCATTATGGTCACCAGCATCAACAGTCCGAAGGAAGTCCTGACTAGTCCGTCATTGGCGACAGATAGCGGTCCACTTCGGTGGGAGCTGAGGCAGGCGGACGCCTCCACCATTGTGGAGACCCGTGTGCAGGTGCTGGCAGGGGACGTCACAGGCATCGCCCCGGGGTGGATTCTGTCTGACGGATTTGCCGATTTTACGGTGCTGGAGAGAAAACAGTTCAAGCCGGAGTCGGAAGAGAGGAAGCTCCTGACCCTCAGGGAGGGACTCGACGGATCGATCAGCGCTACGCTGCGGTTCACTTCGCCCACGCTGGCCCTGACTTCCAAGGACGTCGGACGCCGGCTCACGATTGCGTCTTCGATCAACCCGGACACGAACAATGGGAAGTTCGAGATCGTGGACGTTTTGAGCCCGACCGAGTGCATTCTCGACTCTACCAATTTGGTGATTGAATCAACGGGGGTGCTCGTGTGGGCGCTCCTGCGCGATCCGGAGCTGGTGCTTCAAGGGTCGGCAACTCTTCGGGGGGCGGTTGAGCAGGAGGGGGAGAACGGGGACATCGTATCTGTCGGGCCTCCTTCGGTGTTCGAGTCGGTAACGGCGTCGTTCACGACAGACGACGAGGGTAAGCTTCTCACACTTCACACCCTGAACCCGGCCCTGAGCGCAAACAATGGGACTTACGAAATCCTGGATGTGGTGTCGGAGGTTCAGGTCGAGGTTGACGGTACGCTGGTAGTCGGCACGGATTTCCACTGGCAGGTTCGGGACCCGACCGACGTGGGAGACGAGACACAGGTTGAGGTTCGAGCGTCGAGCCTGCTGCAGTACCTGGCTCAGGATTTCGGGATCGAGGTCGACTACCGCGAGGAAGAGGAGTGGCAGCGACGCTGGGTGGAATCCGTGTCTCGGTGGATCGCGACGAAGGGGCACGAGGACTGCTACAAGTACCTAGCGGAGCTGACGGGGTTCACGGCGGAGGTGGTAGGACTCTACCGCGTGAGCCAGGAACTGTACGCTGCCGTGGCGGCTGCTGGGGCCACCACCTACGATCCTGGAGAGAGTGCGGCAGGACGGTCCGGTACGGACGGAAGTTTGGATTTGGTGGCGCTGCTCGTTCGGTTCTCTTCGCCAACAGCTGCCTTTTGGGGCGGCGATGTGGGGCGCCAAATCGACATCTCGGATTCGTCCGGGGGTACAAACGACGGGCTCTACACCATCAACAAAGTAATAGACGCCTACACCGTCGAGTTCCGATCAGTGGACTCTATGACCGGGACAGCGGACCCGAACAACGGATTACTGACGTGGCGGGTGGTGCGGCTTTACGCAGACCAAGCCCCGTTGCTGCCGTACTACGATGAGGTCCACATGGACCTCATGACCTACCTGAAAACCGCGGCTGTGTTTACTGTGGACAAGTACTGTTGGGAGCAGAACCCGTCTCCGTGGTCCACCCTCCTAGGTCCAGGGTCGAGCGGGGACGGGGTGATTTTCATCACGAGTGCGTCGCCGGCCACGCCGATGCCTGTACCCTCCCCGTACGTAGTTCGGGGACGAGGCGACTTCGAGGTGGTGACAGGGCTGGGGGAGGGCCGTTGGCGGCTTACGGACTCGGACCCGGATACGTTCCTGCTCGACACGGTACCGGAGTTTCCTCTCGTTCACACGGGCACGGATGGGCAGCTCTCCGCACCTCGGAACTTCAATGTGTCGGAGATGCGGTTTTCGGCGGCCGATACAGGGCGGGTACTGATTGTGTCAAACGCTGCGATTCCTACGCAGAACCAGGCGTACGTGATCGCCGCCGTTCCGGCTTTCGGGATGACTCTGATTTTGGCTCCCTCCCACAACACGGTCACAGACCCCAACAATGGTAGCCTGGTGTGGGAGGTTCGAGACCCTGATATGAGCGGGTCGGATGGTTCTCTGACAGCGACACGACGGTTTTCAGCCCCCTCGGCTACGTTTGTTGCGACTGACGAGGGGAAGCGACTTGTCGTTACCGAGAGCCTGTCCGGTAACAACCACACTTACACGATCGAGACGTTCATCGACGCTCAGAATGTGGACCTCGCTCCGTACGACTCCCCAACCGTTCCGGACGCGAACAATGGGAGTCTTGCGTGGGCGATGTTCTCCTATGAGTTTCAGGTGATCGCGACGGAGCCTCCGGTGGTCGGGGCTGCGTCGTTGGAGTACATCTGCCCTGAGCTGATGACCTGCGACTACTGCCGGTCGAACAAGGCTCTGGTCGAGGCGAGCACGCCTTATTTGCTGGAAAATGGGCTGGAGCGGCTCCGGGATCGTTTGGAGCAGGGGACGCCTAAGCACGTCGAGCTGATCGAAAACTACGGGTTCCAGCTGAATGCCAGCTTGAGCCTGACAGCGACTGTGGACTCCCCGTGAGGTAGCGTATGCCGACAGACATTGAGGCAGTGGTAACGGACATCGGGCGGCTTCGCCTTTTGCAGGGGTGGGGACAGACGACTCCCCTCACCTATATCACAGACTTCAAGGTTGGTGAGGGTGGATGGGAGAGCACGCCGGCGGGGCAGGTCCCGCGCGACCCGACCGACCCGGGGCCATCGAACAACCGCGGTCCGACTCTGTCGGATCTCGATTGCATTGCCAACCCGTCGGATTACCCGGCGGACTCCAGGGGCAACTTTACGAAAGCGCTGGCTCCCGGGGATTTTGCCTTCACCGGCAATACCACGATGGAAGTGACGTGCTTTCTTGACTTTGCGGAGTTCAACGACGACGGGAGTGGAAACTTCCCCGAGATGTACGAGATCGGGCTTTTCAACTCGGCTGGGAGCATGGTGGCCTATGGTACCTTCCCAGTCGTGGAGAAGAACCCTGGTGTTCAGCGGACCTTCACTGTGAAGATCAACGCGGACAGGAGCTGACATGCCCACCACCCTTCAACAGTTCGCCGACACTGAGGTCAAGGTACGGTACAAGGAACCGCTGCTGACTGCCGCCCTGGACCAGATGCTGACGGGGATTACTCCCGAGGGCATCCATCGCGGGTTTCGCCTTGGGTCCATCGCTTCGCCAAACGTGACGGTGGAGGCTGATCCGGCGGACAGCGACCACGTGGCAGCCTACACAACGGCGGATGGCTACACACTTCGTATCCGACGCACTGGTGGGAACTTCACCGTCGACCTTTCCTCGCTTCTTGGGGCGGATAAGACATGGGTCCTGGCAATCTTCGCTGAGTACGGAACGGCGATCACCACGTTCGCGGAGATCCGGGCCTATGAGCTTAGCCCCACGGACGAGTTCACCGGAGCTGCGGAGAAAGACGAGCTGGTGGTTCTCGGGACCGTGACTGAGGCGACAGGTGTGCTCACCTCCCAGACCCCCGACTATCGCACGCTCGCTTGGGATCACGTCGGGTCGGACGCTATGCCCTGGGAGCAGATCATCGAGAATGGCAGTTTCGAGGTCGCGGCTGATGCGGCCACGTTTACTGCTTCTGACCGCGGATTCGTTCCGCATTGGGACACTCAGTACATCCCCGCCAACCATACGTGGGCCATCACAGCTACGAACCCTCACACCGGGCGCTATGCCTTGCAGGTGACTGGCACGGGTACGACAGCCCTCAGTTCGATTCCTCCAGATCGGATTGTAGCGGTCCAGCCCGGGCAGTTGGTTCGTGTCTCCTACTGGCTCCGCGGGAACGCATGGGCGGGTGTGGACCCTGCTGGTACGATGGGGGTTCAGCTGAACTTCTACGGCCCGAACCTGAGCTTACTGTCGTTTCAGGTTGTGCAGGACAAGACACTGTCCGGGACGTTCGCGTGGCAGCAGTTCGACGAATACATCGAGGTGCCCTCTGGCGTGGCGTGGATGGTTCCTTCGATTGTCGTTTACGACCCCACTACGCCGGCGACGGGGTCTCTGGTTTTCGATGACGTTCGTGTCTGGGTGGCGAATGGGCCTCCCACGATTCCTTACTCTTCCTTGCAGGACGGGTTGACGAACGGTGGGAAAATTGTTGGCCAGCTCGGGGTGGCTGAGACCAACTTGACGCAGTTCGGTATCACGCAGGACCTCGAGAGCTTTGTGAAGGGCGTCTTGCAGCTTCACAAGTTCGACAACCTGACGACGCCTCCGGTGAACCGGTACCGTTGGAAGCGGTTGGACGATGAGCCGTTTGCGCTTCGGCTGGTGGAGGGGGCGCTTCGGCTGGAGGGAGTGGTAGGGACAGCCGACGAGGCGGAATACGCGCGTCTCGGGGTTGAGGTTGCGGACCCGGCAACGTGCCTCCGAACGAATGTATTGCAAGCGTACTCGAATGCATACGACCAGGTTGCCCGCCGTTATCACCAGGCGGGACTGACCTATGCAGCACTCAGCGAGATCATCAACGCTCGCTGGGATGAATCGGCAGGGGAGTTTGTACTTGACGAAACTAACGAGGACGCGATTCGGTTGTTGCTCCGGAACTTGCAGGACGGGGTATCGGAGTGTTGCAGTCTCGGCGGGCTCGATCACACAGCAGGGTCGTCGTTTCCCAGCTTCACGGATTTTTTGAAGGTTATCTCGGATATCTCGTCACCGTCTCCGAATGTGGGTGTGTACCTTCGAGACGGCATGATCCGATTTACGAACGCGTCGACTTTCTATCGCTCGAATCGGGTTGATCCAGGTTTCGACAACGTGCTGTGTGCTGCCAACACGGTGAAGGCCTGGGCGCACTTTACGATCGGAAATGGCCTGGCCACGATTCTGGAGGCGTACGGGTTTAGCGGCATTACCTACGATCAGTACACCCCGACACTCACGTTTCATCGGGCTATGAGTACCACTACATATGCGCTTGCTATGATCAATGTAGGGTCAACGTCCATAACCTTCCGGCCGATAACTTTGAACTTCTCTGATTTCGACTTCGGGGGTCTCACTCACAATGCTGGAGGCGGGCACGCTCAGACAGACTTCGGGCCGGGTACCGATGTTCGTACGGGGACTGCCATTGTGATAGCTCGACAGAGCTAGGAGGTATCATGATCACGTACGCAGAGGCTCTCTCTGATACGCTTTCTATGGATCTTGAGGTATCCGTGGAAGGGATGGAAATCTCGGTGGTCGGGGGGAAGGTCACACTGGGTGAGGTGGTAGGTACTGTCCCGTCGGCTGCCTGCACTATTGTTAGCGATGACGACTATCCGGTGTCCGTGTTCGGATATGTTGTGCAGGATCGGGAGTCGGGAAAGCTCGATCTCTTGGTGGATGAGGTGGCGGTCGAGCGCGGGGATCGGCGTTATCGATTCAGCGAATCGGGTCCTTACCGGCTTTTGAATCGTCTGTTCCACATGAACGTTCCGGCGGGAGCGACTGACCTGAGTGAAGTCTTGGTCACTGTCTGGAAGATCGTGGCGGAGAAGGTGGAGGACAACTGATGGCACGGCAGATGAAAAAAGTGAGCGACCTTCCAGGGCAGTCTGACTCTACGACGCGCCGCCGGGCACAGCGGTCCCGGAGGTCTGAACGAGCGGCGCGTTTTCGCGAGGTGACCTTTGAGACGCTGACGGCGAAGCAGAAGGACCGGCTTTTGAAGGAGTTGGCGGTTCAGGCTGGGCTGATCGACGACAGCGATGATGAGTAGGAGCAGCTATGAGCGTTAGAATCAGGTACTCGATCGAAGCGTCTGTCTCTTCCACATCCGCGGAGGAGAAGGATCTTGGAAATGTCTCGTACGAGGTCGTGAACGATGATGCAGGGGAAGGCGGGGTCCGGAAGACGCTCCTAGCTGCAGGTGCTACGGACGTGTCGGTTATGATGACCGAAATCTCGGCCGCGCGGTTTGTGCTCATCCGGACGAACGCTGCCGATCCGACTGAAACATTGGGGGCTATCACGGTGAAGAAGAACGCCATCGGTAATGAGCCGACGACCGTCGAGCCTCTTCCCGGAGCAACGGAGGGGCATTTGCTCATGTCGACTTCGGGCATCACTGACCTCTTCGCATCGAACGCCACGAGTGTGGATACGGAGATCACTGTCATGGCTGTCGGAGACTAGTAGCTTGACTCGACGATCGGAGTTACACTAGGCTTTGTCGAAGAACACCGGGGTTATCCCCCGGTAGGAGGCAAACGATATGCTAGTCACCGTGACCAACACTGCTGGCCGTGCCATCAACGTTCCCGCCGTGGGTGAGGACGGGGTTTCGCTTCCAGGTGGTAACCACCCGCAGGAGGCCACTCATCGGACTGATCCGCTTCCCTACCCCTTCAGCCACATCGGCACGCTGGCGATTGCGGGAACGAAGCAGCTCCCCATGCATCCGCGGGATTGGCGCTACAGCCGCTCGCAGATGGCGCGCGGGATGCCCGTCTCCGAGAAGTGGAATCAGCTGGTACAGGCGGGCATCTGCACGCTGACCGTGGCTGCCCAGGCGAACCGGCGCGACCAGGAAGAGCTGTTCGTCAACGCTGTCTGATCGACGTTGCCTGCAGCGAGTAAGCTCCTAGGAGGATCTATGGGTCACCTGTTGGAAGAAGTTCGAGCCCGTGTAATGGCTCCCGGGCCGTTTTCCCGATGGAAGCACGAGGCCTCGAACCAGGCACGGCCGGACGTCAGGAACCTCTCGGGAGCTGCCCGAACGGCCCTGGCGTACTGTCGCGACCTGCCGGCGTACACGGCCATGAACTCCCGAGCGGATGTTCGCCGTGTGGTCTTTGCCACGCTGCAGAACCTCTACCCACTCGTGGAGGCTATCGACACCGACGCGGGGTTGTACCTCGCGCAGGCAGTCGAGGCACTTCGGAAGGTCGGGGCAGACATCTGATGTCGGAGTTTGTTCTCCAGCCAGCCAGGATACGGGACGGGAAGTTTGTCCCGGAGAGGCACGGCGAGGCCGTGACACTGGACTGGCCCGCGCTGGTTGAGCGGTTCTCCCCCTCTCGGACGCGAACGTCTCTGATGCTTCTCAGGGCCATCCAGCCAGGTATGTTTGTCGGTACTCGGAGGCGAGGGACTGAAGTCAATACCTTCACCTTCAATGCGGCCGGCAGGTCCAGGAACGCGGCTCACGTGCTGAAGCAGGACCCCACGTTCGGGAGATCGATCGAGGAAGTCTTCCTGGTGAACTCGGTGAAGTGGGATATGAAGCTGCAGGAGCTGGGCGCGGCGTAGGGGCTGTGGTACAACTCGGTTCTAGACTTGGAGGGTTTGACGTGGAGCGTATGGAGCGAATCATGAGTCTCGTGGAGGAGGTGCGTGGCATCCTCGATCTTCACGAGGTCTCCGGCATGAAGAAGGCGCACAAGGCGAGCGTGATGTCTCGGATCGCCGCGACGCATGAGAAGGGCAACCCGAAGCACGGTGCGGATGCCCAGTCCCACGCCAAGAAGGTGATGTCCAAGATCAAGAAGGGTCACGCGGCCTCTACTCGGCACAACCCTTTCAAGAACTTGAAGAAGGGCAAGCACCTCGGCGGCACCTCGAAAGCTGTGGCTCGTATCAAGGGTCCGAGCACGACGACTCCTGGCCGGAAGAGGGGGCAGTGGCGCTGCCGTTGCAGCCACTACCACTGCATCTGCACCGGCAAGGGCGAGGAGAACAAGGGCAAGGTCAAGCACGTCGAGATCAAGAAGCAGTACAAGGCGGGCTACAACCAGCGCTACAAGAAGTGGCGCCAGAAGCACGCCAAGCGCTTCGCTGCCGGGAAGACCTTCAAAGCCCCGAAGAAGCCGCACCACAAGGGCTACGAGTCGGACTAGGCCGGGAGGGCTGAGTGCCGACCCTGGGGACGCTGGCGGCGGGGATTCAGAGCGTCTCCGCTACTCGTCGCAGTGAGGTCTACCTGACCGAGCTGAATGACGATGACCGCCCAGCTATGACGACTGGGGTTCCTCAGTGGAGAAAATTCCAGTACTTCCCCGAGTCCGTTTCCGACACAAAGCAAGTCAACTACCAGCCGAAAGAGGTCCCCGGGGGGACTCTCCCCCTCTACCAATTTACAGGGTCGGGAGAGCGGGCGATCTCGTTCACAGCTTACTTCACAACCGACGTTGATCACCTGGCGGACCAGCAGACGATTGATTACGACGGAGGGACAGGGTCGCTACTAGGTGACCAGACTCTTCCACCGGGTGTTGAGTTTCGGACGCAGACAGTGGACGGGGCGATTGAGGCTTTGTACAAGCGCCTTCAAGCTTCGGGGGTTCGGGACCGGAGTCCGTTCATTCCCGGTATGCTGATTTGGCTCCGTCGGTTCATGCTTCCGCGGTACGGGGAGAACGCTGAGATCGGTGTTCCTCTCACCAGGCCGCCACACAAGCTCCTGCTCCACTTTCCCGGCTCTGAGATCGAGCTGTTTGGCGGGGCGGGAGGGTTCAGCCCTCGCGGTGGGGGTGTCCTCTGTATTATGACCTCTTGCGACATCACGCTTGAGGCGTTCTTCCCCTCTGGGAACATCCGAATCGCCTCGGTGAGCCTCGCCTTCGCCGAGGTCCCGCAGAGAGCTGGGCGAGTTAGGTTCCCGTCGGCAGCAGGTATGGATCAGTATATGGTTTGGCACAAGATGGTCGCTGCGGCTCGGGCCGGTGCATCAGGAGTGTCACCATGAGCCGAAAAGCCCTCCTGAAGGTCTTGGGAGAGACGCTGGGGGCTCCGAGTCCGCAGCGTTCTTCAGCCGCGTGGAAGGGGTTCTACGCGCCGTTAGGGCAGCTATCCGTCCCGATGAACCGGGATGGTGTGCAGCAGGCGTGGCCCTACCGCACCGAGACAGCAGAGGTAGTGTGGAAGCACGCCTCCGATCTCATCCCCAAACATCCCGAGTTGGATGAGGTTGACCTCCTGAAGAAGGCGATCGAGAACTCTGGTGTTGATCCTCTCGATCTGTCCCCGGAAGATTGGCGGCTCCTCGAAATGGCCATTGAGTGGCGCAAGGCGGGTGCTGCTTGGCAGAAGCGGCCTAGGATCGGGGGTAGCACGCCCGGTGGTCCGTACAATTCGTGGGGCATGGGGCATTGGCTCCCGAAGCGTGGAGCACCCTAGCCCTTGTAGTACAACCCTCCGAGATGGTAGGTTTCAGGGGATGCCGATCAGACCGGTAGCTTCACATATCGACGAGATCGAGGCTGAGGCCGACGCTGCGCCGGAGCCTGGGGAGGATTGGATCATGCTTCCATTTCCCAGTCCGGTCTACAAGGCCCTGTCCGACGCGGCGGCGAAGAAAAACATGACGGTGGCCCAGCTGCTTGCTCGTGCCATCACGCTGGTGATCGAGGAGGAGTGACATGCCTTTCCCGACAGGATGGCCGCCAAGGTTCCCGAGCGGACAACGAAACATCCGATTTTACATCGCGGCGACGGCTACAGCAGCCTACGCCGATCGGGCCTACCTATTCGCCGATCAGGTTGGGGCAAACCCGTACACACCTCTCCCAGAAGTTCGTCCGGGGGAAGATGTGTCAGCCCCGGACTATAGCGGCCCCACCAACCTGGGGGCTCCCCCTCTAGGGACTGGGCAGCGCGGGGATGATCCCCACCCCATGATCTGGTCCGAGGAGATGATGATCATCAACAACGGGGTGTCGGCAATCTACTTCTCATTTGACGGTGTGAACGATCACGGACAAGTACCGGCGTCTGGCTCGATTCTGATGTCGCGGAAGGAAGCTGGGATCGCTGTACGCGGTAATGGCAACGATTTTGTAGTGTACGCGTGGTGAAGCGATGGCCGGGAAGAAACCGTACGAACCTCCCCCGCTTGGCTTGCTAGGGATGAAGCTCGGTCAAGTCGCTAAGGCAATGGGACCGCTCCCCAAGAAGGGAGGGTACCATTCCACGTCCACGCCCAAGACCTTGAGCCCCAAAACCCCGAAGCCCCGCCCGATCGAGGTGTTCAAGTACACCCCTTCGGGTGCTAAGGACGCCGATCCGAATCTGGTCATGCTGAAGGTTCCGAAGCACTCGGTGGGGGTGGAGGCATTCGCCAAACGGCTGAAGGAGCTGGGGCTCGGTCTGGCGGTCGGTCACCCGAAGATTGAGACTGGCGGCTACTACCACATGGCCGTTGTCTCTAGGGCCGAGGCGAAAGCCGCGTCAGCTGAGAACAAGGGGGCGTTGATCGTTGGCAAGGAGCCGGCGAAGCCTAAGCCAAAATGGACTTCGGCCGGATGCGTCGTTATCGATTCGATGGATGACTTGGATCATGTCTACGTGATCAAGCCCTCGAACAACTACGGACCTCCGAGCTTCCCGAAGGGGAGCGTGGACAAGGGAGAGTCCCTCCGACAGACGGCTCTTCGCGAGGTATGGGAGGAGACAGGTCTCCGCGTGAAGATCCTGCCAGGCAAGGTGTCCTACCTGGGGAAGTTCGAGGGGTCCTACTCCTGGACCCACTATTTCCTCGCCGTGAAGACGGGAGGGCACCCCCGCCCGACTCGGGAAACCGAGTGGGCGCGTTTGGTGACGTGGGACGAAGCCGACCACCTGTTCCAGCACAACAAGCGGGACCGACACGTGGCTCGGCTGGCGAGACAGGCGCTGAAGTACTACCAGCGCTAGGACGAGAGTTTGGGAGGCGGACGATGGCGTGGTACTTCCTGCGGGTACCTCGGTGCAATACCCGAGAATCCGTTGAGGCTTTCAAACGTGAGGTGGCCAAGTTGGGGCGTGTTTACGAGCACGGCTTGGGAACCGAGGTGGACTCAACCGCCGGCTGGTACACGATCCAGGCGAAGGAGCCCTCGGTTCCAGATTTGCGAGACCGCCTGCATCGTTTGGGCATAAGCGTGTATATCGATCTCGTTGAGCCATTGATCAAGCCCATTGATGGGCGAGCTATCGCGCGGCAGCTGGCGTTGTTCTGAGCCGACTATCACTCTACGTCGTTTAGATGTATGATCGCTACGTCATGTCGGCGTGGCTCAAAGCGCTATGGAAGCGGTCCAAGTGGGTGATTTTGAGCGTTTCGGGGGCTGTGCTCCTGATTGTCGTTTTCATCCTCCGGGGTCTTTTCACTGGTCGTCCCTCCAAGCCTCCACCGAAGCCGGGAGAGCCGCAGCCGTTGCCTCCTGTTGACGAGCGGATCACGGAGCGGGTGGCACAGGCTGAAGAAGAGGCGACCGTTGCTCGCATTGAAGCCAAGGTTCGCGCGGATGCCGACCGTGAGCAGCTGGAGCGCATCAACCAGGTAGAGGACGGGGCTGAGCGTCGCCGTCGCCTCGCCGCGATGTTGAGGAGATTGTGATGCAGCATCTTATCGAAGAGTACAACCGACTGACTGGTGTTGGTCCCTCGCTCACTGAAAAGGCGTCGGCCGACCCCATGCTGGGGGTCCTGGCCAAGGCATTCTCCGTCAAGGCCGTCAAGCCGGCGGACGTGAAGTTCCTGCGATACCGGAAGGTTGGAAAGGGCGTGGAGCTGGAAGACAAGGCTAGCCGCCTGGGCGGGATTCTGACTTCAGTCGAGCCTCGTGATGCTGACCCGGGCGATCTTCTCGCATTTTTGAAGAGTCACGGGGCGAAGCCGGCTCCGAAGGTTGAGGCGTTGGATGAGTCGGTCGCGAGGACCATCCTGAAGCAGATGGGGGGCTCCGGCCGCCTGAAGGCGATGATCGGCGCCAAACACTTCATCGACCACGGCCAGTCCCTCTCCTTCCAGTTCCCGAATCGCAAGCGGTCCAAGGGGAATTACGTGAAGATCACGCTCCGCGGCGATGACACCTACGACATGGAGTTTTCAGTCATCAGCGGCGGTGGGACCAAGGTGAAGAAGGTCAAGACCTACTCTGGCATCTACTTCGACCAGCTTCAGCCGCTGTTCACCGAGTGGACGGGGCTCCGGCTGAGGCTGTGATGGACTACTCGGACGCACAGGTTGCGGAGGTCATGTCGAAGTTGGGTGTTGACCACTCCGATCTCGTGCGTGCGCAGTCGTGTCAGCGGTCCCTGGAAGCCCTCCAGCGGCGTGTGAAGGGGACCTACAAGCTTGTAGCTCTTGAGTGCCACCCGGATCGAACCGGGGGAGACGATGAGAAGACTGCCCTGTTTCAGCTAGCGACCCATGTGGTACAAGAGATCGAGTCAATGAAAGCCCATTCTCATTCTCGGCGAGTGAGGTGGGCTGTGCGAATTCGCTCTATGAGCGTGACGTAGGGGACGACTATGGCATCCATTCTTGAAGAAGCTCGCAATCTTATGCCGGGTAGGGCTCGGAAGCATTGGTCCCTGACTGCGGATGGTGGACTCGAAGAGGGGGCTCTCGACGATTTGTTCTCAGATGATGACGAGGACGAAGAAGAGGACGAGAGACTTTACCAGCACTCGATGGCTGAGATGCAGAAGATGATTCCGCGCCTGAACAAGGCTCAGCCTCGCTTCCGTGCGGCGTTAGAGAAGATGAGTGGTTATGGGGGGTGGACCTCTTACGGGGCTGCTATGCGGCATGGACGGGTGTTCGTTCCCTTCGGCACCTTCGCCGCGCTGAGTCTTCAGCTCAACCACGTGGACAATGCGGGCGTGATTCGGATGTATCGTGTCGAGTACGAGGTCTCCCCCAGGCACTCAAAACCGAACGATGTTCGCGAGGTCTTCTTGCGTATCAACGGCACGGTGCGTCGGAAGGGTACACAGGCGGACGACCGGAAGTTCGAGAAGACGTTCTCTTTCGATCTCGGCAGAGGCTCCAAGTCGAATCGGTACGACAACCCCGGAGCGGTCTTCGCGAAGGCTCGACCCGTCTTCGCGAAGCTGAACAAAATGATGCCGAAGGGCATGAAGGAGTCCGTCGCCGGGGCTCCCGGAGCTTTCGCTGTCTCGGACGCTGAGCCTTCGACGCTGGAGAAGATGAAGGCCGACCTCATCGACCGCTGCCGCAACCCCCGCTGGGAGTACCCCTCGTGGGCGCTCCCGAAGGTGGAGCTGGACGAGGCAGAACTTTCTGCGCTGAAAATGTCTAAGTGGGACATAGCGGCTCTGGAGAAGAATGTGCGCGGTCCGAACGACGTGTTTTCCAAGGCTCTGAAGATCGCGAAGGCGGGCAATCCAGTTCCGTGGAAGCTCCTGTATGCGGTCTTGAACCACCTGAAGAAAAGGCGGTCTTGGGATGACAGCACCCCTTCGTCCGAGTATCGCGACGAAGAGGGGCTGATCGGCAAACTCGAAAAGAACATGAGGCGGTACTGAGGATGGGGGACCGCGAGGAACACCTGGAGGCGGTCAAGGCCCGTCTCCGTCTGAAGGTCCCCGGCCTGAAGAAGTCGATCGGTGCCGGGGACGTTGTGCGAAAGGCGACCGAAGCGCTCGGGATCGAGCACTGCGACGACTGCGACGAGCGCAAGGAACGCATGAACCGCTGGCTTCGGTTTGAGGCCTACCTGGAGGAGTAAGAGGCGTGCGAAGGTTCTTAGCCATCTTTGTTCTTGGTGTGGTTGGTTGTGGTGGAGCCCAGCGCCCCGATCTTCACCCGCTGGTGGCGGAGGATCGTCGCCCGGAGTCGCGAGCGCTACCTGTCGACGCAAGATCGGAGCCTCTGCCCGCGGACACTCCGCTGGACCTGCCCGAAGGGTACGTCATGCCAGTGGACCGTGGGGAGTGCATTCCCGAGGCCGGTTTTGAGCTTCCAGCATCGGACGAGCCTCAGGTCGTTCCCGGACCCTGTCCCGAGCATTCTGGTATTTTCGTGTCGGAGTCTCGGGCGAATCGTGATGCCATCTACCGCATCCGCTACACGGAGCTGCGTCGAACCTACGAGTCGGACCGCCGTGTGTGGGCAGCTCACCGCGACCTATACGAAGCACAGGTAGCGGCCGACCGTGAGGAGATTTCGAGGCTCCAGCCCAGCTGGTGGGAAAGACACGATGGTACGATCTTGACAGCGGTTGGGGTTGTAGTCGGGGCGGCTGTGACGGTTGCGATTACGTTCGCGGTGAATCAGGTATCGGAGTAATCCATGGAGGCTATCTTCACAGAGGCTCAGCGTGTTGGTCTGCAGGCTCTTGCAGAGGGCACGATAGACGACCAATGGATCAAGGGTGTGCGGGCTGGATGGAAGGCGCTGGCGAAGCAGACCAGAAAATTCAGGGGGCGCCGGTCAAAGGCCCCGAAGATTGACTTCCAGTACATCTACGATGCCTCGGAGGGCGGTGAGGCAGCACTCCAGAACGTCAAGCGCTACATCGGTCGGCTCCGTGACGACCTTCTCCTGAACAAGGGCTTCTGGGATCTTCCCTCTGAGGCGCAGGGGAAGAAAGAAGTCAGCATGATCCGGCGCTACAAGACCAAGGTCATCGACGAGCTGGACGCTGCCGAGGAGGCGATCGATGACGGGATCATGCGTGTCACGGGAGCCAAGACCGACGCGCAGGAGGTCGACCGCTTCGGTCACACCGGGTACTGGTACAAGCGGCTCCAGAACGACAAGGAGAAGTTCGACTGGTATCTCAACGGTATCGGCGTCAACGTAGACAATGCCGTCGAGGAGGCGGACAAGGCAATCTCTGGTCGTCTCCTTCGGCATCTGACGAAGATCCTCGCCACGTCATACTCCTACTCCATGGAGTACCCGACCACGGGGAGCGAGAAGTGGCGGAGCAAGAAGCGCTATGTGAAGAAGCAGGTTCCCATCGATTGGGGCGAGCACGAGCCTGAAGTGGTGCACCTTGGCAAGGCGACGGTTGTCTTCCAGGACATGCCGCGCATCGGGGATGAGCCACATAGCATCATCTCACCGCGAAAGGTAGGCTCGCATAGCTATACGAAGTCGGGAGGCTCTGAGACGAAGCTGACGTCGAGGACGAAGTACGGCGGCGGATACATGCACCCTCGGCGGCGAGCAGAATTCGTCGATGGGCTCAAACAGGCCCAGGGGATGCTGCGGGCAGTCCGCCTCGGCAAGCTCTTCCGCGGGCACTTCATTGTGGAGCCGAAAGAACGGGCAGGCACGAACCAGCACGGTGCCCATTTCGGTGTTGGTGGCAGGTATTACCGCAAGGGGGACAAGATCCACCTCTACGGCAGCCTGAAGGTGCACGATATTCCAGGTCTGGCGATCCACGAGATCGGCCATCGGTACTGGTACAAACACATGACCAGGCAGGACCGGGCCAACTTCTCGAAGTGGTTCGGTGACGTTCCGGCTGTGTCCGAGTACGGGGGTGTGAGCCCAGCTGAGGACTTTGCCGAGGTCTTCATGTTCTACGTGATGAAGCAGAAGCTCACCAAGGACCAGCACGATCGCTTCCGGCAGTTCATGACTGGGCACCGGCCGCGCACAGAGTCGCTGGAAGAGGGCACGGCCACGAAAGCTCAGAAGTGCAAATACTGTGACGAACCCGCCGCAGTCAGCCTCATCTGGGCAGACGGTCGGGCCTACATCCCCGTCTGCAAGGCACACGAGCGCAAGGCGCGCAACCAGATAGCCTCGCAGAACGACTCCGTGTGCGACGTGAAACAGGTCGAGCAAGGGCCGATTGCCCCTCGCGGGCGCATGGAGCAGGCTCTGCGCCCCGCTCTCGACTTCGTGGAGGAGGCACCTCCGGGCGCTTACTTCGGTCTGCAGGCGGACCCTCGTCGCGCAGAGAGCGCGCTGGCCGAGGCTCCGGCAGAGTCACCCCCACGTGCGTCCATTGGACGCAGGGACACTCCCCGCGGTGCGCTATTCCGGAAGCGCACGAGTAGCGATATGCAGGGGGTCAAGGCCGGAAAGCCCATCAAGCGCTCAACTGGCAAGGGCGTGAATCGTCGGGGTCAGGACTCTCGGGGAAGCGTGGAGCGTCCGGACCGAACTCGGCAGGAGATTCCCGATTCCTTGTTGCAGATGCTGGGGTCGGACTGGTCGACCATGCAGGCTCGGCGCGTGCACGACAATCGCATGACCATCAACATTGACGGAGTGAGATACTCGGTCTACACGAGGAAGGGCTGATGACTCCGGAGAAAGCATACAAGCGCGTCTACACGGCGTGGGCGATCTACAATGGCGACACGAGGCTCAAGCGCTCAGGGGTCGTCGAGTTTCATCAGCTGACCGACGAGGATGTGAAGCTCGCGGCCAAGCACGCGAAGGGGCATCCCGGCAAGGAGAGCATCGTGAAGCAAGTACGAGAAGCGCGGCGCCATCACGAGACGACTTCGCATGAGCACCTCCACCGGCTCGTGGAGGCGAGGGAGGAAGACATGGCTCGAGATCACATGACCCATTTTCAGAAGCTTGCTGGCATCCGGCCGACGCTGCCGAGCCTGGAAGAGAAGGAGGGCATCGAGACCGAGGATGAGAAGCAACAGGAAGCCGCGACTCAAGCTTACTCGATCAAGGGGCTCAAGCCTTCGGACATGAACAATTCGACGACTGTGATGGGTGCGCTCTACAAGTCGCTGCCCACCTGGTTGAAACGCCGGCAGGAGGCAGGACAGGTCACGCTCACTCACGGTGACGAGGTCAAGATCGGTGACTACAAGATCACCGGACAGTGGCACCGGAGCGGCAGCATCACTACGTACCTGTACAAGGGCCGGAAGGTGATTCAGTTCGCGAAGGAGACCTCTCCCGAGGCTGCGTACCGGGAGTTTCAGAACTACCTCAATTACGCGATCCATCACTACGAGCCTACCAAGGTGCCGTCGCTGCGGGTGGCCAAGAAGGCGTCGTTCCTTGCAAAGGGTCATGGTGTGATGCGAAAGACCGGGACTGGGTACGAGCGGATGCGTGTCGTGGAGGACGAGAACGCTCTGGACGAGAGCGACTACGACCTCTACCAGGGGCAGAAGCCCTTCAAGATCCAGGTCCAGCCTCCCGGGGGAAAGAGCTTTGTTGATATGTCCATGCCGGGCACGCAAGGCCGGATGGGCGCGGCGGATCGGACGTTGGCCGGGGCGAAGAAGATGATCGCCACCTTCCAGAAGATGGATCGCAAACACGGCGAGCCCCTGAAGTACCGCATTCTGAAGGGCGGAAAGCCAGTCTACACCTCCGAAGGTGTTGAGCCTGAAGGGGATGACCTCGACGAAGCTGCTCGGTTCGAGGTGACCCTCAAGAAGATGCTGCCGAACTACAAGCAGATGGCCAAGAAGATCCCGGGTATTCTCCAGAAGGGCGGGAAAACCTCTCAGACGGTCAATACCGCGCTGTTCGGCAACGAAGGTGCCGGGCAGATCTACAAGACCGAGGCTCTGCTAGCGTGGATGCGCCAGATGGGTGTGCTGGGCCACATGTCAGGGATATGGTATGTGAAGTCCAAGCAAGAAGGCATGGACGAGTCCGCGTATTACACGGCCAAGACCGAGCCAGACCGGGAGTTTGCAGCGGGTTGGGTAGCTGCCATGAAACGGATATCGGATCTCCCTGTCGAGGATGTCGAGCGCGGGGTGAAAAAGGCTGTGTCTGGCCGTAGCGCAGACTACAAGGTTGGCTACCAGACAGCCGTCGCCCACTGGAATGGGACAGCCACCAAGCATCTGAACCGAGCCCACGATCTGGGGCTCGTGAAGGCGTATTCCGGGTATCACGGACAAGGTCATTTCCGCCACCCCACAAATAGCGTCAAGTCGGTCTCGGAAAGCTGCGAGCGGTCAGATGGGCCTGTTTTGCTGGGGCGTACTGTCCTGGCCGAGAGCGTGGGGCAGTTCCGGACAATGTCGGGCATCGACCCGTTGCCCCGACGCCGCTTGGCGGAGGCGTCGAGCTTTGTTAGTGGTGTGCCGACTCGGAAGGAAGACCCCTTTGACAAGGTGAAAACCTACAAAATCAAGGGGAAGGCCGGTGTTGAGGGTACCCAGCGCGGCTACGTTGTCTACGCCGATACAGACAAGGGTAAGGTCGATATCGCGTACTTCCCGGACAAGGGGGGCAAGGAAGTCGATGCTGCCTACAATGCAGCTTCGGCGGCAGCCAACTCGATCAACAAGTACGGCAAGTACAGCCGCACGGGCGACCCGAGGAAGCGAGTTCAGAGTGTGCGGGTGAAGGGTAATACCCTGACCGTCCACTACAGATAATCAGACGACAGTGAGGGGTGACGGACGATGGACGTGGTTGAGCAGACGTGGAAAGAGTTGGGGTACAAGGTCCGAGCGACCGGGTACCGTGCGTGGGTGCGGACGTTGCCGCGCCCTCGGAAGATCGGGAGCATCTGGCTCCCCCCGAAGATGGCCAGTTTCCATGGCGAGCTGCCCCACCTGAGAACGGTCTATGCGATCATTCTCAGTGCCGGTCCCAAGGGTGTCGCTCGGGAGCTGAAGCCGGGCGACATCGTCGCGTTCAAGCGACTGGAGTTTGCGTGGTGGGCGAAGCTGGAGCCCACGCAGACCGATGAGTATGGTGGAGATGAGGAGTACGTCGGTTATATCGATGCAAACCACATCTGCTACCTGCTGGAGGATGCCAATGGCGACCAAATCCCGAAGAGCGTTCGAGACGCCGCGGCAGCGGCTATCTGAGTCCGCCGCCAGCGCCCCGTTCGGTTCAATGGTTGGCTGGCGCACGCCGACTGGCCGTATGTACGGGGTCGTGGTGGGCAAAGAGGAGGGGAAACGAGGGAAGGATCTTCTCTGCCTCACGGTCTACGACAAGGCCCTCCAGAAGGACCCGGGGTTGAGGCTCTACCGGGACGAGGATCGGTCCAACCGGCTGGAACCGGTGATGCCTGGCATCAGGATGGACCTTCAGCGGGTTCCAGCGAGTCGGGCTACCCGTCATGGGCGCCTGGCCGGTCCCGCTCTGAGGCCTTACATCCAGGCTGCTGCGCACCTGCAGTTGGAGGGGCACGCCGAGGAGTCCAAATTCTGGATTCAGGGAGCTGTCAAGCGTCCGGGTCGTCTGAGGAAGATCCTGGGTGTTTCGGATGCTGAGTGGGAGAAGCTGTCGAAGTCGCAGAAGCTCAAGATAATCGATCAGGCATTGAAGGATGAGCCCGACGCCAGCGCGCGCGGGGCACTCGCCCTGGGACGCCGGTTCATTGGTGGCGAATTCCGACGGGAGGATATCCAACGGATCGCCGACGCCCTTTCCCGGCTTCGTAAGGAACTCTCGGACGCTGACGGCAGTATCCACACCGAGGGTGATGACTTGGAGGAGAACTCCCGTGCCGTTCTTCACTGGGTCCGGCAGAAGTTTGGAGCTGCCAAGGCCAAGGCTCACCGCGCCTTTGTCAAGATGGTCCGTCGCAATCCGTCCGCACACCGCCGGAAGATGCGAACGGATCGGATGTACCACCAGCGCCACAAGTGGCACGACGCCCTCATGCGAAAGACCAAGCGTTCGGGCTGGGTCCGCCGACACATCCGGCCTCATCTGGAGAGCTACGATGCGTATTGTGACTTCGGGTGCCACGCCTTCACAAGGTACTGCGAGGCCCATCCTGACATCGACTCTGAGGACTTCGGTCGCTATGTGACCGCGCACAATCGGGCTGATCGAGATTCCGGAGAACTGGAAGATATCGCTCCCGATGAGATCGCTCGTCTCGGCCGAGAGTTCGCGAAGGCTAACGGGTTGGAGGAGCGGGACCCGGGCCAGGCGTTCATGGACCTCCCTTTCGAGCTTCGAGTCACCGAGGGCGGGAGCCGCAGCTCTATGAAGGTTCAGACGCTCATCTTCAGCAAGGACCGGTTCAGCCGGAAGGATGCAATGAAGTGGGCGAAAGCTCATGGGTTCAAGGCCGCGAAGGTGGATGAGAAAGAGAACACTTTTCGCCTCCGTCAGCGCGACCCTGACCAGTTCGGGACCTTCCGCACGATCACGTTCAAGCCCGGCATCAAGGCTGTGGTTGCTCGCAGCTAGTCTTTGCTCTTGACTAGCTCCCTCCTATCTGATAGCTCTGGGTGTCATGTCGTCCACGAAAAGAGGCGGTCAACGTACTCCCGCTGACGCCTATCCCACGCCTCCTTGGTGCGTTCACAGGCTGCTGGATCGGGTGACGTTGCCTTCCGGGCTGTGGTACGAGCCGTGTGCTGGGGACGGTGCGATTGTCCAGGTCGTGAACTCGCGACTCCCGAACGTGGCGTGGGCTCTGAACGAGCTGCGGTCGGAGATGGATGAGACGCTGAGGCGATTGGAGCCCATGGCACCGGTGTCGGTTGGTGACATTTTGGACCCGGAGACACCGTTGCCTCCTCGGGATAAGACGGTGTGTATCATCACGAACCCTCCATATCGAATTGCTTGGGAGCTGCTGCACAAGATGTTGCGGGAGTTTCCAAACTCGTACATTGTGTTGCTGCTCCGGGTGAACTTCATCGCGTCCAAAGGGCGCCACGGGTTCATGAGCCAGTACATGCCCGATGTGTACGTGCTTCCGAATCGGCCGGGATTCAAGGCCTGGGGGAAGACCGATTCTCCCGAGTACGGGTGGTTCGTCTGGAAGCCATGGCCTCGGGCGCGAGCACGCGGGTTGATTGAGCTGCTCGACCTCACTTCCGTGGAGGAGCGGAAGAGAGTTGCTGATGCTGCGACTGTGTATTCTGAATCGGGCCGGTGAGATGGGTTATGGAGCGACAGAAGCAGCGCGTGTGGAGCGACGCGGACACGCCGCCGATGAGCGACCCAGTGTGGGCCGAGTGGTCGGCCCCTCTCTTGGAGTTCCTGCTAAAACGTCCGCGTTCGTGGACAGAGTTGGAGACGTGGAGACGATCCCGGCGTGTCAACGGCTACCTGCTCCGGAATTGCCTGGCGTGGTTGGAGGAGGCGGGGGCTGCCCGGTCTGAAGGTACGGGCAAAGACTTGCTATGGATCGGCTGGGCGCCCGATATGACAGGAGATTACGATGGCGAAGCAACCGAAGAGTCAACCCGTTGACGATGGCGGAGATCCCCTCTACGACGAGCTGCCCGCGGTGCCGCGGGAGGCCTCGCCAGCGAAAGCAGCGAAGAACGTTGCAGCCAACCGCGATGTGGACGCAGTCGCGATGCGGCGCCGGTTCCAGGGGGCCGACATTGATCCGCTAGACGATGCGGGCGGTGGCGTCGACATTCCAGACTTCGGCGCCGAATACGAAGCTTCTTTCGATGGTTCTCGGGAGGTCGAGGACGACTTCGCTGGCGGGGAGACTCGCTCAGCTATCAAGATGGCTTTCATTGGCGCGGGTCAAGGAGGCGGTCGTATTGCTCAGGCCTTCTACGACATGGGCTACCGGCGCGTATGCGTGTGCAACACCACTCCACAGGACATGGCAGCTCTCACCATCCCGCATCAGCTCGTCATCGGCAACGATCGTGGTGGTGCTGGCAAGGACCCCGAGGAGGGGAAGCTTGCGGCCCAGGAGTCCTACGAAGACATCATGGATCTCATGATGCGGTCGTGGGGCGAGGGGGTGGAGCACGTCTACATTTGTGTCGGCGGAGGGGGCGGATCAGGTACGGGGTCGTGGCCGGTGCTGCTCGACGCCGCACGTGAGTACGCCAAGTCCACCAACATCGAGAAGCCCTTCTACAAGCACCTCGGTGTGATTATGAGCCTGCCGAAGCGCTCTGAGGGCTCACGAGTCCAGCGCAATGCGCACACAGCCATCACCGATGCGCTGAAGAAGTTGGAGAGCGGGAAGATCGCGTCCCTCATCATCGTCGACAACGCGAAGATCCATGAGCTGTACCCCGGGCTTCCGGTGAAGAAATTCTGGCAGACGGCGAACCGGAACTTCGCCGGGGTGTTGCACACCTTCAATCTCCTGGCCGCCAAGGACAGCGACTACAACACGTTCGACCGAGCGGACTTCCGTAGTGTCGTGCAGAACGGCTTGATGGTCTTCGGCATGACGCGTGTGGACAAGTGGCAGGGGAAGGAAGACATCTCGAAGGCGGTGCGCCAGAACCTCAAAGGCACCCTGCTCGCTGACGGCTTCGATCTGAGCAAGGCAGACATGGCCGGTGCCATCGTCCTCGCCCACGACGAGATCCTGAGCCAGATTCCGATGGAGAACATTGACTACTCGTTCAACAGCCTCGGTCGGGCGCTGGGGAACGAGGGCATCACGCTTCACAACGGGATTTACGAATCGAAGGGTCGGGTATCGATGCGGGTCTTTACGATCATTTCTGGTCTGGAGGCTCCCCAGTCTCGTCTGGACGAGCTGGAGCAGGCTGCTCGCTAACCCCTCGATCCTCGTAGAGTTTTCATCCTCTGCCCCCTGCGCTACCATGAATTTGTGGCTGGTCAACGGGAAGCTGTCCCTCCGCGTCCGCATCCGCTGTGGCGGGTGTACGTGAACGGACGTCTGCGGGCACTTTACGGTATCGAATGCCGTCCGAACGGCGCGCGGCGGGCTATGCTCTACGCGTGGATGGGCGAGCGTCCTCGGAGGCGTCGAGCCTCGTGATTCTAGCCTTGTACTTATGATCCATGATATAGAGGATGACATGGGTATTCCGACGATCGACACCAAGGGATGGCGGTTGCCGAAGCGGGGCAAGCATGATTCGCCCGAGGTGACCTACACAGACGAGATGTACCTCAAAAAGGGTCTTCCGGTGACGCCGACTCCGACTCCATCGACGGGCGGTTCGGGCCTGCCGGTCGTCGACACACGTGAGTGGACCCTTCCGAAGAAGGAGGCGCCGCTGGAAGAGACCAAGTATGGTCCCGGCGGTCCTACCTACACCGAGCGGGAGCTGGTGGGTTATCTTCGCAAGCACAAGCGAGTCAGTGTGGGTGAGCTGGCCTACTCGTTCGGTGGCCATCCGCAGGCCCACACGAAGTTCCTCCAGGCCCTCGTGAAGAAGGGAAAGCTCACCTTTGTCCACCGCAAAGGCGGCGGGTTCTACACGCTTCCGACGCAGGCGGTCGAACACAGTCCCCTCGACGAGGTGCAGGAGTCTCCGTCCGAGGTGGCGATGGCTCTCTTGGGTGCCAAGTGGAACGCTCTGAAACGCGATGGGTGGCGGGCCGTGCCCTTCAAACTTCCGTCCGGGAAAAGGCTCTCCGATCTTGACATGCTGGGACCGCTGCCCCTGGCCAAGGTACGTGCGTTTCAGGACCGCGGGGTGATGCTCGTCCGTGAAGGCTCAGAAGCGGCACGTTCGGAGGATGAGCTGGATGAGTTCAATCCGCTCGACAACCTGAAGCCGAAAGGCACCGCTTCCGAACGTTTCGTTCAGTCCCGGAGCCCGAACTACGGCGAAGGGTGTGATGGGTCTTTCAAGCGTCGCAAAGCCGGCAAGCCCGTGAAAGGCAGGAAGGGCAAAGGCCGGGGTATGAGCGTTGGCCAAGGTGAAGGTCCCGTCGGTCGTCGGGCAGTGGAGGACGTGCAGAGCGTGCAGCGACGCTTGGCCGGGCTCGTCGAGTCCCAGCACATCGAATTCGCTGTAGGAACGCCGTATCGGCGTATGCCGGATGAGACGATGTTGGTCGAGGTGGAATCGGAGCAGGTCGAAGCCGCTGGTGAGCTGATCGGGAAGCACCAGGCGAGCACGGGTATGAAGATCGGGAGCCTCCCGTGGGTGGTAGTCAAGGCCACACCGACTCGAGTGACTGTGGCTTCTGGTTCAGGCGTCAACCCAGGCTCGAAGTTTTCTGGCAAAAAGTACGTGTTTACGTGGGATGGGACCGGCTATAAGCGCCAGGGTCAATACCTGCATACAGATGGCGTCTACGCTCTGAAGGAGTCTTTTCTCTCTTCCGAGCAGAAGGCTTTGGCTGGCCTGACTGAGCGCGCTCCGCTGCCCCGTCCGCTGCACGACACGAGGCCCGTGGCTTCGACCCGGACTCACGGTATCCTCGACGATGGTGAGGACGCTGGCGACGCCTACGTGGATCGAGTCCTGCGTGAGTCACGATGGTTCTTCCGCGACTTCGGCGATCTGGCACTGGGTGATCGCCCTTTCGGCGAGGCCCCCGGCGGTAGGTCGGGACCGTGGCGGGGCTCCGATGACAAACCGGCAAAGACGCCCGTGGTCCGGCAGGGGAAGGTGAAGGGTGTTGTGGGGGGTGGAGCGCAGAAGAAGGCCAAGGCAAAGGCTCCTCCCGAGGATGTACCTGTTGAGGAGCGAGACTCTGGCGTCTCCCACGGTCTGAGATCTCTTGGACAGCACCTCAAGAGCACGGGACACCGGATGGGTCATGGCTCGCTGGCGCAGAAGGCGAAGGAGCGACTGCACGGCCACATTCGGAAGTTTGCCAAGAAGCACGGCATTGGAACGCACGCTGCGCCAGCCAAGAAGAAGGGGGAGCCCCCGAAGGTTCCGGGTAAGAAGGCGAAGCCTGGAGGTCCAAAGCAGGCCGCGCCGCTGGTAGGGCCGAAGATGAAGCGGCCCGGCGAGGATGCCTCGAAGCCGAAGGCCAAGCCGCGGTCCCGCCCGAAAGCGAAACCGAAGGCCAAGGCTGCCGAGTAACCCTCCGTACGTTTGCTCTTGACATCCTCCTGCCCTTGCGGTATGGTTGTTGTGGGATCGCGGAAATGCCGCGAAGGAGCAGATGATGATCAACACTCACGAGTACACCACCGACGTTTTGGAATCCATGCCGATCCTGGCGCAGGGGCAGGCCGAGGACCTCCGGACCGAGGTCGAGCTGCATGACGGCTCGATCGGTCGAATCTGGATGTCTCGGGTGGGAGTTGACGGGGGTGAGCCCTGGGAGCATACGGTCACGCTCGAAGTTCGGCGCAACGGTCGGTGGCACAACGTCATTCGTTGGGACGGGGACAATCCTGCCGATTTCGAGGTCCTTGAGTAGGCCTCAGGCTTGTCGGGAGAACAGGGATAAGGTAGGCTCGATTTCGAGCCCGGAGGAAGTCAAATGAACGCAGATGCCAGGGAATTGCAGGTGTTCATCGAGAACGAGGCCGATCTGTATCGCCAGCAGTTCCTGCCGATCTTGAAGAACCTTATGACCAAGCACGCTCAGGGGAAGTACGACCGGCAGAAGGCGGTCAAGCTCTTCATGTACTTGGTCGACAACGGGGCCAGGAAGTACACCCAGCAGCATGGAAGCCCTGGCCAGAAGTGGAACGACATGTTCCCGAAGCGCGTGCGTCTGGAGACGGCGGCGGCTCTCCGTGATGACTTCGAGGACGAGGCGAAGACAGGCAACTACGACGAGTACATTCCCAAGAAGTACCGCGGTAAGGTCTCGGGCAAGACGCTTGGCGAGGGGCAGGAGCAGGACGAGAGCGGCCCCTTGTTCGATGCTGCGACCCGCGACTCGCTGCACGAGGTGGCTAACACCTTGAGCACGGAGTCCGGGGACGGAGAGATTTCCGAGGGCGCTGACCCTCTCCGCCATGTCGAGTCGTACATGGACGAGGCCATGCGCGGACACTCGATCATGATGGACAACTTGAATGACGCTCTGAACCGGATGACAGACTATCTGCACCAGTATGGGCCTGACCAGAATTTGTCCGCTCAGGTGAAGTCTCTCGTCCGTATTTTTGGCGACGTGAAGAAGGTGGGGTATCGCGAGCTGGCCCACACGAAACAGCTCGTGCAAAGGCTCCGACGCGAAAGCGCGAAGTACGGTCCCGAAGCTCGCACGTAGTTCACCCGATCATGTTCGACAAGGACCCCGTTCCCGCGGTCTGTCAGGCCGAGGATTGCACTCGTTCCCCAGAGTACGCATGCGAGGCTTGGGTGATGACGCCGCCGTTCCGTGGCTACGTTGTGGGTGAGATCGCGCTCTGCGGGGCGCATGCTGCACAGTTCGAGACGCGAAAGCGGATCTCCGTGCTTACGGACCCTCACAACCTCGACCTTGTGTCAGCTGCTGTGTGGAGAGACGGGGAAATCTTTTCCGAGGGCTCTTGACAGAGGCTCAGGATGGTTTAGGCTAATCCCATGACTCGCCACTCCAGTCATTGACAGTCAGCCCCCCGAGGGCCTTCCCGCATTGCAGCCTGACATGGTGATCAATCCCCGCCGCGTATCCGTACGTTGCGGAGTTCTATTCGTGGGTAGCTCAATGGTAGAGCGCCTGGACTCTCGAGTCCGGGAGGCTGGTGGTTCAAGTCCATCCCCACGAGCCCGCCGCAGAGGTGTTCCTGGTGGCACACCCGGTCTAATGAGCCGGGAGGACATGGTTCGAGCCCATGCTGCGGCATATGCCAAACTATTCGTGGTGGGGAGGCACGATCTTCCCCCAGGACTGCGCGTCGCTCAGATGTTCCACGCCCTACGCCGTTTTGCCTCGGAGCATCCCTACATTGAAGACCGCTGGTACAGGGAGTCCAACACCATCGTGCTCCTCGAGATCGACGGCGAAGACATCACAGCCCTGGCTGAGCGCGCTCGTGCTCGGAACCTCACCATGTCCGAGTTTTCCGAGCCGGGGGTAGCGAATGGCGCAGTCACCGCCATTGCGTTTGGCCCCGACGCTGAGCGGCTGCTCTCGTCACTCCCGCTTGCTTTGAGAGAAGCTCACGAGCCGTCAGAATCGCAGACTGGATGAGGATGAACTGCTTCTTGTCGTAACCCGGCGTGCCGACTGCCTGGTCCCAGAGTCGGAGTAGTGCGTACTCTGCTTCTTTCAGTCTCTGCGGCGTCATGTGCCCTCCCACATAGTCACACACTATCCTACATCAACCTACAAAAATGCGCAAGGACTTTCGTTTGCTCTTGACACGAGTCGGACCCTCCGGCATGCTGGAGTCAACGGATCGCGGAACTACCGCGAAGGAGATGATCATGGAGAACTTTCAAGACGAAACCACTACCACTACCTCCACCGAGCTGGAGGCCCTCGCTGAGAGCATCATGGCCTTGGACCCGAGTGACTTCCAGGACGGGGTGATCCTGGAGAGCGTGCGTCACACAGACCTGCTCTCCGAGCTGGGTCTCAAGTAGAGGTGCCCTCATGAAGATTGCAATCACGGTCGATGTGACCGACAAGCGTATCGCCTATCTGCTCAGCGCGGCCTTTGAGGGCGGCGTGGGCTACTGGTGCCAGATCGTAGGCTACGTAAAGCCTGATGACCCTCGCAGCGTGCTGGGCGATGAGACGATCTACCGCCATATCGACTACCCCCTGACTGGCGGTGCCGTACGCTGCCGAGTCGTGGACGAGGCGGTCGAGGACCCCGGGACTTTGATCCTGGACCGCGAAGCTATCAAGCGCGGATTGCGTCTGATGGCTCAGGAATGGCCCCAGCACTGGGCTGATTTCATGGACGAGTCTGAGGATGCGAGTACTGCCGACGTGTTCCTCCAGTGCGCACTTCTCGGCGGAGTAGTGTACGGCTAGATGAGCCCTGACGCCCACCTACTCCTGGAACTACGAGACCGCGGTTTCATCGACGCTTCGGACGCTCTCGAGGTCTGTGGCCGATGCTGGCGACGCGCTGATCGAGCCCTTCGGGAGCTGGCGAGGGAAGGGCACGTGAAAAAGGCCGACGGGCGCCCTAGGAGGAAGTCGCGCTGGGTATTCGTTTGACAATCTTCTGGCTAGCTGGTAAGGCTGATCAGATTCTTGGACGGGAGCCCCCGCTCTGGGGCAGGGAAGGAGAGAGACGATGGGAGGACAGGCGTTTTCCGGACCACGGCTTCACGGGTTTCATTTGGAGCCTGAGAAGCTGGTCATCGTGGGCGGCGATGGGCCTAATGATGTGCCCGGTCGTGACAGTGACGGGAACGTTCACCACCTCTACGACGAGCGCGTGAAGCTGCCGCTGAGCGAGGAGTTCATTCTCAACGTGATGACGCTGGGGGTGAAGAAGAATGTTCTCATAACCAAGATCGATGGCAAGGGGTATGTAATCGACGGGCGGCAGCGGGTGCGCGCCGCTCGGGCCGCGAACAAGCGACTAATTCAGGTGGGCGAGCCACCGATTCGTGTTCCGGTTGTTCAGCAGGGTGGCGAAGAGCAGCTGCATATGCTGATCGGGATCAGCACGAACGAGTTCAACCACGCTGATACTCTGCTGGTGAAGGCCCGGAAAGCTCAGCGCTTGAAGGATCGGGGCCTCACCGCAGAAGAGATCGCCATGGCTTTTGGTGTCACACCTAAGTCGATCACGGTCTGGTCTCAGATGCTGTCGCTCAGTGAGTCCGTAAAGCAGGCGGTGGAGGCGGGCAAGGTGTCGGCCAGTGCTGCCGCACAGCTCCACACTCTCCCTCCGACTGAGCAGAAGACACAGCTCGACATTCTCATGGAAGCGAGCAAAGAGACGGGGAAGCCTCCTACAGCGAAGGACACGGCGAAGGCGGCGAAGCGGGCGAAAGGTCAAGATCCGAGCATCGCTCCCCCTAAGAAGGTGCTCCGGTACATCGTCGAGAAGCGGCAGGTGCACGAGGATGTTCTGTCCGAGGATTTTGTGGCTGGCGTAGCGTTCGCCATCGGGCTTCGCGATGCGAAGTCGATCAGTGGTCTGTCGGACGTTGTGAAGACTGCCAAGGCCGCCCCCGCGAAGAAGAAGGGGGCGTAGCCCTTTCTTCTCTCCACACCAATTCAACCCTAGGACTGCTCCGATGCCAATCACGAACAAGACCAAGATGTACGAGTTGCTTCAGCGGGGAAAACTCGGGAACGCTCTTCGCACCTGGAACTCGGAGGCGGACTATCTAGCTTCAGGGTTCAAAGGGCGGTCCAGCCTCCGCTGCAAGAAGCCAGGGGTGACGTTTCGTCACGGGATGACGCACGCCGAGACCATTCGTCAAGGGAGGTTATGCTTCGAGGGCTGTCAGCCGGGCGACTTTATCTACTGCGAGTCGGCTCCGGATTGGCTGTGCATTTTCCAAGGGGAAGTGCGGCGCGGGTTGCATGGGCTCGATCTGCGTTGGTCCACAGAGAGGACCGACCTCCGGACTGCCTTGCGGAACGCCAAGGAGGTGAACGGGGTTCGGGCGCTGGTGTTGCTACAGCACTTTCTCGATCCCCGAGACTACGACGAGCTGATGAGTTTGCTTGACGCCTACGAGGATCACGTAGTTGAGTTCAGCGTGTTTGGGTGCCCAGTAGGGGAGCTGGGGCGCACGATGTGCATCTGGGAGTGTCGGGCCTATTGAGCGGTGCACATGAACATGAGCGGTTCTCTCCACTCACCTCGTTCTATGTACCATCCCCTCCCATGACCTCCGAGTCTTCGGACCAGGCTAGTCATGGCCTGGCGAGGGTCGAGGTTCCCGCAGGTGAAGATGTCGGCAGCGTAGTACCCCCACTCTGGGTAGGTGTGAATCGAGGCGTGGGATTCTGCGAGCCCAACGACGGCTGTGACACCTTGCGGTTCAAACGCGTGGGACCAGGTGTGGAGGACGGCGGCTTCAGCTTCGAGGCAGGCTGCTCGGAGCGCTTCGGCTACGACTCCCTCCTCGTTGAGAGTTTTCGGGTTGGCGTCCCAGACGTCCACAAGCACGTGCCGCCCAACGACTAGCATCCGCCGACTGTACCAACCCTCGGACTCGACGTCCATTGTACGCTGCTGCGATTTCTTCACGTTTGCTCTTGACAAGTCCTTGGGGATCAGGTAGCCTGTCTGTAGATGGCCGAAACATCGGCCAAGGAGGATGAGCGATGTACCACC